AAGAATTGTATATTATCACATAAAAAGGAATCATTGTGCCTATCTGTCACACCGTAAAAAGAAACTATCTTGTTCGCTGTAGTACTAGGCGATATATACAATTCGGAACCAAAACATTAGCTTCCAACGGATGAGTTTTTTGTAGTTCGCATTTAAAATCTTCTGCCAGTTCTCTTGCCTCTCTTGTGGCCTGAAAACACAAACGCTTCCTCCATGTATCAATAAGATTTTGCATATTAGCGTACCCATCAAAGTTAACTAGAGCATCCTGAGTTTTCTTATCTCTTGATGTACCATCTTTTAAGCGGTCATCTCTCTGGCTGCTAATAAATTTTTCAAAGCGATGACGCGACCACTCCGTTGATACCCAATATTTTATACCCTTCCACGACCAATCAAATTCAAGCAGACGAATCGGTGAATGTTCTGAAATCAAAAGCTTTTTCTTAAATTCGTCATTTACATTATTTTCCGTAAAATCTTTATTGTCAGTAGTTCTACAATGATTCTTTACCCTTTTCCAATCATCAAGAATTGTATTGAATATAGTTTTCATTATGTACCTCATATCCTCTGATTTCTTCCATAAAATTTATAATCTCATTCTTGTGCGCTCCAAGCATCTCAACCTCAATTTCTTTACCCATCTGGATTCCAAATACCCCTATGACAGATTTTGCATCTATAACCATGCTACCGTCATATAGATTGATGTCGTTATTGTATTTTGAGCAAAGATTAATAAAGCCCGTTACTTGCTCAGGCGACTCTAATTTAATTTTTATTCTGTTCAATGGTTATTCCTCCTAATTATAACTTGGCTCATCCTTGTCGAATCTTACGCATTCGAAAACAGGGAATTGAATAGATATTCCTCCATCCTTATTCTTAGTTTCCTCTTTATACTTAACCGAAATAATATGCCCAACAACATTGTTTGGATTCAACCAAAGATGTTTCCTATCTGCATCGGAGAATCCTGATCCGACATTTACTCGATTTCCTTTATAATCGCAAATTAATGCTCCTAATGTTCCTTTATTGCGTCCGCTCCCTTCTTCAACTCCGATACACCGAATATCACAAGAATAGAACTTCTTAACTTTTAATAAAGTTTTAGTACGCTTGCACTCATATGGTGCATCTAATGACAGCATTAACCCTTCCATATCATGTGTCTCTGCATAGTCTAGCCATTTCCAGATTTGGGATTGATCAATTCCTTCATAGAACATAGTTACGATTTCAAGATTGCCAGTAATGAACGCTTTTAGCGCAAGAAGTTTTTGTTTCCGATTTCTATATGTATCTTTTGATTTTCCAATATCAAACTCATACCTTGGTAACACATCAAATAAAACCAATTTTAATTCTTCTTTTGATTCTGTTTTACTCTGGGCGATTCCTGTTCCCTTTTGGAATGCTTCAGAATCAGTTAACCCCTCCAGATTTTTATATGTAAGTTCCCCGTCAAAAACATAATCTCTTGCATTCACAATTTTTTCAATGTCATGCTTTATATGATCAAGTCCATAATACTCCTTACCTTGACGCGTATAAAATTTCCCATCATAATAAATACATCTGTTTCCATTTAATTTCTGGCTTAAGGAGAACCACGTATTCTCCGGCACCTTTGCTTTATCAATTGGAGTTCCAAGCATAACATCAAAGGTTGGAATCAGGCCCGGAATAACCTTATTAATCACTTTTGCATCACAGCCAAGTCTAAACTTTTTAGTGACCATCTGGACATAAAACATAAACTCATAATCATTTTCTATGTAATGGTCATAGATAAATCCTTTAACGTTGGCGACATCCTCATCTCGTCCAGAATTATGTTCCTTCAGATAATCCATAACATCCTCAAAGGTATTTAAATTCACAGTTTTACATTGCTGGCATGTATTAGCATCTGGTTTATTAATTTTCTTATCACTTATGCCTGTCACTATGTTGTTATCTAGTAAAAACACCAGGCACTTCTTAAATAGTTCATTGTCTTTATTAGAACCGATTATCTTCTTTTTATCATTCAGACTGCTTGTATCTTGAATTTGTTTAAAAATATCAATTACTTCCTTCAATCATGTCCTCCTACTCTTTCTCGCAATATCTCTTGGCTAATCCTATTACCTGGTAATTCTCTTTTGACCGCAGAAAATCATCAAATATAATATTGATTTTCTCCTCCACAGATAATTCCAATAACATCTTCTTTCTGGCAGCATTTGTTTCCTGTGTCTTATCATACTTCCCATAATACTTTTCCCATTCATCATCGTAATGCATTATATTCACCTCCCCTACTCGACATAACGAACATAGTCCTTTACAAAGTCTCATGCTAATATATCATCAGAGTGGCAGAAAGGAACCTTATGACCAATCAAGACCCTAAAGTAATAAATCTATTCAAAATGCAATCCAATGAAACCATTCCATCTATCAAACTCGAAGGAACTTATCTTTATGAAACAACCTTTTTCCCTGGAAGATTACTCGCAGCTGAAGTCTACGAAAATCAGATTATTATCAGACCTGTCTTTGAAAATGAACCTATGAAATTTAAGATATAAAATAATATAATGCCACTCTGTTTTGTGATAGACGAAGAAATACTCGTTTAGTCTCTTGTTGCTTCAAATGCCCTATCTTTGTCCTTTTTCAGTTCTTCGTTGGCTTCTAAAAAAGCTTCTTTGATTTTATCCTTTGTATCCCTATTTGCGTCAAACAACATCATTACAAATCCAGTAAAACAGCCAATAATCGCAATAATATCACATACCCATTCAGTCACCGTCATTGGATGTTGGTTAAACAACTTTCCATCTGGATGATATACTAGCAGACTCGTCACCAAATTAAAAACCAGCGCGGCTCCAATAACCATAATGCTTCTATATTTCTTCAATACTCTTTTCATATTCGTCTCCTTTTTAACCAGACGTAAAAAATAGAATATCATTTTCCCAATCAAAAGACAGTTTTGTTAAAACACTATATACATTTATCATGCTTAGAGCTTTATCTTCGCCCACAATATTATTAGCAATATCTAAAAGCGAATAACTCTCCAATTCCTTTTTAAGCCATTTAATTATTGATTCATATATATCTTTAGTTAACTCTATTGTGTCTTCGTATTCATACTGTAAATTATTATTTTTGAAAAAATCACATAAAACGCTTAAACTACTATATTTGACAAAGCATACTTCATCTAATATATTGTCATGTCCATAATAAAAAATAGAATCAAGTAATGCACCCGCTGTAATATTTTCAAATGTAAACATTTCCAGCAGCTTATTGCGATCTGTTTTATATATTGACACATAAGTTCCCACAGCCATCCTCACTTTTTAATGTATTATCATAAATGTCCATCAATCATCTCTATATTTGTAACAACAGGAACATATTTATCATTCTTTTTACTTTTTACTATTGCTTCAAGTACTTGTAGTATATTAGCAATACATACCTCCGTATACCAAACATCTGAATATTGTTTTATATTCCCAATTGAACCATCTGCACACCTAGAAAGTGTGTAATATTTTACTTTGTAAAGCATCTGCTTACCTCCCTCGAAACCACTGTTTCTTCCGCTTATTCAACAGTTAATTTATAATGATTCTCACCGCAATAGCGATTATATCCCTCTCGCTTAACTTCATTTATCATAGGGAATGTTAAATCTACACCGCGTATTAGTTCTGTCAATTTCTTATTCCCTTTTAAAACATCAATATTATGCGTTCCACGATATGTATTTACATACAATATATTCTCTTTTATTTCATCATCTGACCATTTTTCATTAACGTAGACAAAGCAATGCCCTTCTGCAATATCGTCATGAGATCTATAACAATCATCCAATATTACTTTTCGTTTTCCTAAATAGATATAGGTTTGCCCATTATTGCACTTATATACTCCACCTACCTGTAAGTTACTCAGGGGTATAGTAGATATGGATTCTTTTTCTTTACGCTTTGCTTCACTTTCGGATAATGATTTTTCTATCTCTTCTTTTATTTCTAGTTCTTCTTTAGATGGATTTACAACTAAAAAAACATCTCCCATAGAACGTTTTCCGCCACCTCTAAAAGCAATAGATTTACCGCTCCATACTCCAACATCCATACCTACAACATATCTTCCTGTGCCTTTACCAACACAAACATCTCCATCGTGCAGCTCTCTACCCAAAATATCTTTTCTCAAATTACACACTCCTTTATCCAGCCACGTAGCTACTTCATTTCCTGCCATGTGACCATATTCCAAGAACATCAGGCAGAACTAAAATGCCTATCATAGTTAATACAAGCAAAACACAAATCAGCCCCATAAAAAAGTCATATACTATATTTCTCATAGTTCCTCTACATCAATATCTGAGTAAACAGATTGATTACAGATATTTATATCTTTTGCCATCTGATTATCTTCTATGTATGGATATGGTTTCTTTCCATCTATCATCGGAATGCCGAATCCTTCAATGAACTCTCCATCTTCATACTTTGATTTCAGCCTAGCCACATGTTCCACCACACCCTTTAAATCATCTGCATCATAGAATGATTTACTCCATGCCCGTATAGCATCAGGAGTCCAAACAGAGTCATCTATTTCAATTTCCATGGTTGTCTCTCTGGTTACTGTACATTTGAATTTTTTCACTGCATTATTCCTCCCTGAGCAGATAAAGCTACTCTTTCATTGTGATTACCACAACTTATTATGTAGCCCCTTGCTTATAACATTTTCTTTTAGTCTGTAATATCGTGGGTTATCTTTTTCAAGATGCTCTAATACCGTATTCATACAATCTTTTAGTTTTTCTGGTTGGTGAACATATCCGATGTCTCGGCTGAGTAACTAATACCCTCAATGGAAAAACATCTATAAATTCTAAAATACCAGCGATATTTGCCGAACTCATCTTCGCAATCTTTTTCAAAACCATACAACTTTTTCTTATAAAATATCTTTGCCATTTATACCTCAATATGTTTTTTCTGGGATGAAAGAAAGGTTTACTCCTTTAATTACATTATTCTACTTTTAACAACCTCTTCAGTAAAACCGCACGACACTAGAAAATTTCTAAATTCACTAACCAAAATGTCATATTCTGAACTATCATCTACTGCACAAGAGCTAATAGTTTTATATAAGTTGGTTTCATTATTATACATATCTGTATAGCTAAACTTTAATATCAATTTATCTGTTTCTTCCATTATTAATCCTCTCTTGAAACTGCCCTTTACTCCGCTTTCTTCATCCTGTCATAATGTTCTCTTAATGAATCTGTCATAGTTGCGGCAACAATATTTGTTCTAAGATATGCTTTTAATGCATCCCCAATAATCCCACCCGCTTCGTCTAATAATACATTATCAGGAAGTATTCTCCCCATTGCCGAATTACTTTTAAGATCGGCAATGCATAACGGCTCCGGGATTAAACACCCCATATCTTTTGCCTTTTCTTTTATGTAGTTAATCGACATTCTGTTGAATGTAACAATAGGATATTGTGTTGCTTCACTCGTGTAGATTAATCCTGTTGTCTTTCCGCTTGCTCTGTCTTTAATTAGTAAATTCATTTCTTATTTTTCCTCCATAATTTCACCCACGCTTTTTGATACCAGGACAACTTTACACCAGTAATAAATTCTATATATTTATCTGGATTATACTGCCAATATTGGATTCGCTTTAACATTCTGGCAATTTGTTCCTCTACTCTTTGAGAACGCTTTACATCTGATTCGTCACCAATACTTTCTATTGAGGAGCCATTTTTGAATTTAATCTTCATCGCTTATCCTCTAAAAACAATGCATAATCTGCTCTTATATCTTGCCCCTCAATACACGTTACGAATCTCTCTATGACTCTCCATTTATACGGAGATATTTCTTTGTTGAGTTTCTCATCAGCTTTTTTCAAGTCTATCTCCGTGTTCTTAATTATTTCTCTTTGTTTATTTATCTCAGAATCGAAATGTAATGAATCCATAAATCTTTTTTCTCTTTCATACGTTTCTTTAGCATTTATCCATGTATTTAGATTAGAGTTGAGATTCTTCATATTTTCTTGAAGTATAGGATGATTACGGAATTCTTTTGGATAAAAAATTGCTATAGTGTTCAAATCCTTTATATTTTTTAAAATACTATACATAAAATTTTCTATAATTCATCACCTCACAATCTCGGAAGAAACATACGTTTCATCCTTAATAATTAGTAATCAACACTTCAATATCCTTACTTTTATCCTTCTTTTGATAATTACAATTGCTATAATCTCCATTTAAGTAATGTACATGATACTTATTCTTCCAATTGGATAACAATGGATTGTCATATTTAAGATTATTACTTAGTGCGAATTTAACACCACTATTATTTAGGGCATCTAGTATATCCAGTAAGGTAGTTTCATTTTTCCCTGTCCAACCGTTCTGTTCGTTATATGTTGCTACACTATTAAAATATGGTGGATCACAATAAACTAAATCTGAATCTGTAAAATCGGTAAAGTCTAAAGCAGAAAAATCGTTATTCATAAACACGCATTCAATACTATGTAGTCTGCCACAGAACTCAATAAATTTCTGTCTAAGTGAAGGATTAAAACTACTTCTATCTTTACCAAATGGCATATTATATTTACCTTGTTGATTAAAACGTATCTGGTAATTAAATGCATAACAAATCAATGTATAAAATTTTATAGGGGTAGGATTGTTGTTATATTCTGCTCTTAATCGCAAAAATCCATTCCTATTTTCTTTTGACAATTTATAATCACTTACCAAATCATCAATTTCTTTTAATAGTTTTTCTGTTGGTTTATCTTTTAGATAATTCATAAGTTCAACAACTTGGTTGCACAATTCATTGTAAATAATGCGTTCTGCATTTACATTAACTCCCACATTAAATCCACCACCAAATAAATCAACAAAAGTGTTAATTTTTTCTGGAAACAGTGGAATAATATCTTTCAACAACTTATATTTACCACCCACATAATTCAACGGACTCTTTATATATTTTTCTTTCAATTTATTTTAGGAGTAAAGTATACTTTTAGTTGGCCGACCAAACCTCTCTCCTCCTATTTTCTTATTCTCTAAATTTCAAGATTGAACTTTACAATCTCCCGTTAATCACATTCAGCAATTCTTCTCTCAAATCAATATTTGCGCATTCTACTTCGCTTTTGATATAATCATTGGGCTTTTCAAATTCAACAATTAAATCATCACATCCGACTTCTCTGTCATTATCGTCAATACTTTTAAAATTACATTCATAATATTCTCCCTGAGCGCCATTCAGAAAGCCAAAACTCAATTCTGTTTCATCGTTAAATCCAAGCTGTTCTAATTTCGTAATAAACTCTATTACCTTCATTATTTTCCCTCTCTCTTTTATACCATATATAGTATATCGGTGCAGTTTTACTCACTATATACGGAAATCATTTTCACATGAAAGTCCTATTTCATTGCCTCATTCAGTCTATATATAGTAGTTTTTTATTTTACAAGCCGCTATATATAGACAATTTTTATGCTTCTTTTTCTTCTAACATCATCCATGTGTTCCGTTTATTGTGACTTGTACGAATACACTGTAAAAATGCTTGTGGTTCTGCCAACAATAAACATCTCTTCTTTGCTCTTGTCAGTAATGTGTATAACATACAGTTGTCTAAAAGTTGATGGTGTGTGTTATCAATAATGCCAATAACAATCTTTCTACCGGCTCCCTGTAACTTGTGTACTGTCATTGCATAAGCAAGATCCAGAGCAGCAAGTTCCTTCTTCGTATACTCAATCAATTTATCTTTACCAAAAATATCTGTATAAGTTACTACACAATATTCTTCTTTCTTTTTACCCTCATAACGCTCACTAATTTCTGTTATATATCCTATTTCTCCATTGAACACGTTTTTATCATAATCATTTACAGTCTGCATTACTTTAGCACCAAGTTTGAATTCATTCTCAAAACCTGAAATACTCTGCAATACATCGCCCAACAGCTTTTCTTGAATAACCTTATTTAACTCGTTTGTACTATTCAGACAATCTTTTCTTCTTGGAACTGCAATAACTACATTGTCGATACCATCTGAATCAACAGACTTTAAGAATGTTTTTACTGCAATATCAAATAATGACTGTCTATTATTACGGAACATATAATACATATCTTGTAGTTCGCCATGAATAATTCTTGGTTGCAACTTTTCCGTAATAGGATTTATGTTCTCTCTAATCAAGTTTGCATCTACCAATATTCCCGATTTCTCAGCTTGTCTCATAGGTTTTACTAACTTGCTAACCACTGAATCATCAAACATTTCAATCAAATCTGAAAATACATTGCCAAATCCGATAGGCGGCAACTGTTTATGATCACCAGATATAATAATTCTTGTGTTGTCATCAATAGCTTCTAACCAATGTAAAAATAAACTTGCATTTACCATACTTCCTTCATCAAGAAAAGCTACGCTTGTAATCATATGGTTGTCTTTATTAAAGCTAAACTCATTCAACCCCATACATCCTAATGTTCTATGAATTGTCATTGCAGGAAATGATGTCGCTTCCGTTATTCTTTGTGCAGCCATTGCCGACAGAGCTGACGCAGTTAATGTAAATTGATTCTCCGTATAAGCCTTAACAATTGCCCTCATAATTGATGTCTTGCCTGTTCCAGCTTTCCCAGTTATCAAACTAATTGTTCTATGTAAACTCTTTTTTATCGTATCTAATTGCTCAATGACATACTCAAATCCTTGTTCTTCTTCTGCATGTTTGATTGCTTGCTCAATTTTTTCATCTGAAATATTGATATCTGTCTGTTTCTTAGACTTTTCAAGCAGCAAATTATATATCTGCATTTCAATGTCATAGTAATATTTCAAGCCTACTTTATCGTCTTCAATATGTAAAAACTCATTGTTCTCTAATAACCAATCTACTTTATCAACACATTCAGGAACATTATTACTAATTGCTGATTTCAATATTTTTACAGAACACCATGTATGACCTTTGCTATCTCCCAAATCTGTAAAATAATACTTTATAAATGCCACAAGTCTTTCAGTAGAATTAATAAACTCCGGCTTTAGCTTTAATGCAAGATTGTCTACTTTTTTAAAACCTAACCCATTAATTTTTGTAAGTAGATATGGGTTATCCTCTAGCTGTTGCTTTAACAGTACAGGATTTGGTTCATCGAACAGTAACTTTTTTATCATTGTATATGTGACACCTAACGGTTTAAGCATTGTAATAATGTCTGAAATAAGATAGTTATTAATGATTTTTTCTTTTATCTTATTCCATGTAAATTCTCTTACGCCCTTAACTAAGTCATAATCAATCTCTTTTAAAGTCCCATTTGCCACATCATTTACTACATTTGGGTATGCATTAATTAAGTTTTCTGCCAACCAAGGCGAGATAATTGACTGTAAGAACATCAACTGTGACTCTCTTGTTTGTGGAATCAATGCATACACAGAGATTGGATTGTATTGGTGTCCATAAGTCTTGTCACATTTATATGTTGCCTTAATCATATATTCTCCACCGACAACCAACTCTTGCATCTTTCCTGCTAATGAACTTAATTTTCTGTTAGGATTGCCTGCCTTTTTATCTTCAAAAGGCAAGTCTATCTTTGTTTCTGTTGTAAAATGCGGTATTTCATCTTCAGTGGCAAATCCGTAAACTCCCCACGTTGAGTCTTCATTGTAGTATCTACAGTAAGTTATGGTTGCTTTGAACTTTAAAATTTCTTCTTCATTATCAAACAAACTTATACTGCCACTCCTTTCTTTCTCATCTGTTCAAGCCAAGTGTTATATGGTTTAATCTTCTCTACAAAGAAATGTTCTTCTCGCTTTCTACCAAGAATAGCAAGACAATTACCCTTCTTTACATCATCACTAAACTGTTTTAACTGGCTTGACCATATTGTTGATTCAATAATTCCAAATGGTGTATACAAATCTAAATATGCAAACTGATTGCCGTTCTTATCTTTCTTTCTCTTAATATCAACAATTACACAGAACAATGTGGTCTTATCACCATCTTCAACCATATCCCAATCGGTCTTTGTAAACTTATACGCATCTTTTAATGGGTCATTAGTTAAGAACATTGACAACGTATCAAATTCCCACATATATTCATCTTTTGCATATTTCTCTTTGAACTCCATCATATGTTTCTTATACTTCTGACTTTGTTCTTCAATATATATCTTCTCTTTTGCTTTGTTGTAATCTGCCAACAATCTGTCTTTATCAACCTTTTTGCCATCTCTATAATCTTCTACATCTAATCCAAAAGGAATGAGTTTAGAATATGGTGATGGAACTGTTGTTACAGGCTTATAATCTTTCTTCTCAAACAAACTATTTGCATACTTCTTCAACAAAAGCATTTTATCCTTAGTAGGAATAGCACCTGCTTTAATCAAAGTAATGATTGCAGTCTTATCTGCCACTCTTTCAACAAAGTCATTCATACTCTGATATGGTCTGTTTTCAATAATCTTATAAACGATTGACTCTCCAAGACCTTTTACTGCCAACAAACCAAACAGAATTTCATTCTTTTCTGGTAATGCTGTGAATTTCATATCAGATTTATTAACGTTTGGTTGCGATACCTTAATACCTAATCGCTTGCAATCATTGATTACAATGCTGATTTTCTGAACCTTATCACTCTTTGAAGTAAGTAATGAAGCCATAAAATAGATTGTGTAGTGCGTTTTTAGGTATGCTGTTAAGTAAGATAACAGACCGTAGGCAACTGCATGACCTCGATTGAAACAGTACTCAGATTGCTTTAACATTAACTGCCAAATCTCAATTAACTGTTCATTGTTCCAACCCTTTTCAGTAAGTCCTTTTCTAAAGTCAGTCTCTAAACCTTCCATAACTGCTTTGATTTTCTTACCCATAGCACGTCTCGCATTATCTACTTGGTCTTCTGGGAAACCAGCATGTCTAAAAAGTTGTAATGCTTGTTCCTGATATAACAAGATAAAGTGCGTCTTACCAAATAATTCTCTTAAATCATCGTGTAAAACCTCTACACTTTCAGGATGTAACTTATTCTGACAATATGTAGGAAAACTCTCTTTAGTACCTGGTCGATTCGCAGCATTCACAACAATGATATCCTCTACGTTATCCGCTTTGGCTTCAATACACATTCGTCTTGCTTCTGCTGACTCCATCTGGAAAATACCTACTGTATTACCATTCTTATATACAGTGTCAAATACTGCTTTATCATTAAGGTCTAAGTGGTTAATATCTACATCTTCCCAAGTGATACCTGCCATTTTGAGAGTATCGTCAATAATATCAAGTGTTTCCAAGCCAAGGTAATCCATTTTGACAAGACCCAAATCATCCATTGCATTATGCATTTCTAACTCAATCATAATATTCTTCTCTGAGTCATAACATAATGGACAATAATCTGTAACTGGTGTGGGTGTAATAAGAGTACCGGCTGCATGTCTACCCATTGATTTAGGCAATCCCTCAACATCCATAACGTATTTGAACCATAATGGGAACTTATCATGTACTTCTTTCAGTTTTTCATTCTTATTAAGAATATCTTTTAGAAGCACATCTTTTTCTTCCTCTTCTCCTAAATCATTCAGAGTTTTAATTGTAGGAATCATTTTTGCAACTTCATCACGCAGCTTATAAGGGATCTGCTTATAGTAAGGAGAATCTTCTTTCTCATCCAGAACTTTACCAATATCACGGATAGCAACCTTTGTACTTAATGTATTGAATGTTGCAATTGGTGCGACATTCTCTTTTCCAAACAACTCTTCGGAAATCTCAACCATTTCTTTTCTTCTACGTTTTGAAATATCCCAATCAAAGTCTGCCATAGACTTTCTTCCAAGATTAGCAAAACGAGAAAAGTCTAAATCCCATCTTACGCTATCAATCTGTGTTACATTTAGCATAAATAAACACAAGCAGTTTGCACCTGAACCTCTGGAATAACCTAATGGAATATGTCTTTTTCGTGCTTCTTTTGCAAGCATATATAGCATAATGAAGTAGTCTGTATAATCAACTACATATAATACTGGCAATTCTGTTTCAAGTCTTTGTCTTCTTATCTCTTGGTCTTCTTTTGACATATGACCAAACTTTTCATCAAAGGTCTTAAACACTAAATATCTTAGATAATCTTCGTGACTATCGTAGCCATTTTCAATGTTAATCTTTGGCATGATATTTCCTTTGTTTAAGCCAATATCAACATTCTCTACAATGTCAGCAATATTTATAGATTCTTCAATACCTTTTTTAATTACTTCTTCCGAGAACTGATCAGATAATTTTTCATAAATCTCATCTTCCGTTTGCAAATAGCAGTCTGTATAACTCTCTCCTACTTCTCTACCTTCTCCAATTTCAACAAACATTGCATGTGAATCTTTTAAAGAATCACTTAACATATGCGCGTCTGTCGTAATGGTATATGGTAAATTATGCTTCTGAGAAAATTCATAAATCAATTTGTTAGCATTTGCCTGGTCTTCTGTATTATGAGACTGAAGCTCACATACCACATAATCAAAAGTATTTTGTAAACGACTAACAAATTGTTCTGCTTCGTCATACTTCCCATTAGTAAGGTATCTGCTTAACCTACCTGCTTGACAAGCAGTTAAACAAATAATTCCCCTGCCAAGCCCATTTTCTTTAATGTATTTAATATCAATTCTTGGTTTCTTATATAATCCTTCTGTTCTTGATACGGATGTAATCTTAATGAGATTTTTATATCCCTCTTGTGTTCTTGCTAATAAAATCAGATGGTAGCGTGGTTGAGTGTACTCTTTTGTGTCTGCCTTTTCCCACATATCATCTACTTCATAAATCTCATTGCCGATTATGGACTTGATATTATATTTATTACATTCTTTAACAAAATCCACAAATGAAGCCATACTTCCATGATCAGTTAAAGCCATAGCTTTCATACCGTTTTCACTTGCAAATTTAACAGCTTCTTCAACAGTCAATATGGAATCCAGCAGAGAACCTTTAGTTGTATGTATATGTAAAAGTGTAAACAATCAATCACCTACCATTCTTCCTCATTATCTGAATTATTTGTACTTACCACAACAACATATTCTATAATTATTTGTGGTGTTCTAACTCCGTTATATTCGTTAATTGATGGTTTTCCTACAATATTAAAGACCACGCTATCATTTTCGTCCCAGGCATTTTGTAGCCAGTCATACAGTTGGTTTCCTTCTTTACATTTGAATTGGATATATTTAATCTCATCAATCATAAAACTAATAGTATCTTCATTCTTTCCAAATATCTCAAATTGTTCTTTTGTAAGACTGATATTTTCAATTGCAAGCATCGGTTCCTCGATGCCTTGTCCGATAATATCTTCAAGCCTTGCTAAATCAGTAACAATCTTAACGGTCACATCATCAATGTCCACAATGAAATCAACTCTGTATGTAGAATCATACTCAACATCCTGTAAAATATCATTGAGCCTGTTTAATGCGTCATCTTTTTTATCTATCTCTAAACCAACAATACCGAAGGCGTTGGCATGACCTCTACCATCTAATATATTTGTGCTGTTTACTATATCCTTGAAACTATCAATAGGACTGTTATCAATATTTCTTGCACTGCCACCATATGTAATCTTCCCTGTTTTCTTATCTAAAAATTTATTTAGTAGAATACATGGCTTATTGAACATTTCAGCAATCTTAATAGCAACAACGCCAGTCAAACCATTATCAAGAATATCAGAAGTATCAATCATAACCACTTTATTTTCCTGTGGAATATGTTGTGCAATCTCTGCAATTTGAGATACACATTTTTCTTTTTGTTTGTCTTGCCTACTTTTTGCATTTTTACATAACCTAGCTGCTCTGTCATATATGCTTTCTTGAATTGTTTCAGCAGGCTTACGTTTCTTATATTCAAAGAATTCATCCTGTTCAATAAATGCCCTAAATAATAATTCCTTTTCTTCTGACGAGCCAATCCTGATCATTCCGTTTAAAATGGGAGTAATATACCATTGAACATTATGAATATTTATCTTGCCACCCATACTATAATCCTGTGCATCCACAAGAGCTTTAAAACATTTATTTTGTATATTTAATAATCCCATATCTGTAAAATACCGTGTCTCAAAAGAACGCATATCCATTACGTCACTAATGTTCGCCAATGCACATAAATCCAAATAATCATCTGCAAACTCATTCCAATTTTCTTCATCCAATGCCTGTAAAAAACGATATACCACACCAGCGCCACACAGATTTTTATTGGAATAATTGTTACTCATTTGATTATTGACAATTACCGTTTCGTATATCGTTCCATTTAAAGCGTCATCAAATATTAAATCCTCTTGCTTATTTTTTCCTTCTAATTCATGATGGTCTAATATCAAAATGTCTATTCCATCTTCATTAATATGTTTAATTTCATTTTTATCATTTGTTCCAGCATCAGGAATAATTAACAAATCAATATCACTTAAAATCTTTACATCATCTGATAGCCCATGTGCTTTTGCTCTTCCATGTAAAATGTAATCAACTGGATAATCACTATCCATTTGTTTTATGTACGAATACATCATTGCAGCGGAGCAAAACCCATCTGGATCTTCATCAACTAATATTCCAATTTTATTTTTTTGATTGAAATGTTTCATGAATAAACTAACTGCTTCTTCAATATTGTCTAAGTTTCGATATGGTTCAACAACACTCTCGTCTAAGTTTAAATATCTGTTGTAATCATCTATTCCTCTATTTTTAAGAACTTCTGCTAACACATTAGAAGTATCATTATTTCCATTTTCATATAATTTGTATTGCAAATTCACACCTCACTATCTCAGTTTGTAAATATTGTGTTCTACCATATACTGCCACTTTGTAGGGGTATCTGAAGGAGACTCATGTTCCTCTAAGATGTTGTCTTCATCAAACATATAAAAAAGCGGAACACCATCTGGAAATCTCTCAGCTATTTCTTCGTATTCTTCTTTAGTTACGTCTTTGTCGAAGCACAACACGATATCGACACCCAATCTTACTAACATATCAATTTGATACTGCGATAATTCTTTACCACCTGTACTACCGCTATTTCTATAGCCATAACTCCACAATTGGAGTGGAAATTTTTCAGCTTCTCCTACATAAATTCTGCCTTTCGCCTTGATATATTCTAATGTTTTATAAAGCCCATATATTATTTTTGACTTCGCACAAGGCTCAAGGTATATATATTTATTCTCTCCTTCTGGAACTTTTCTATCAAAATACCTACCTTTGACACCGACTAAATCACCAATTTCTGAACGAATAGGTATTGTGTATCTGTTGCTTTCTTCATCAAAGCCAATCTCAAACTCTTTTTGGGTAGAATAATCAATATTATCTTCATAGAATAAGTCATTGACGTACTCTTTATAATAGGAAAGAATTCGTTCGCTAATTGGCTTTAATGGCTTTTCTTTTTCTTCTAAGGAATTGGAGTTCATATCATCAATAATTTTTAGAATTTTAAAACTATCAGGAATATCCTCATCAAAATCGTGATAATATGACATTCCAATTTCTTCACATATAAATTTCAATCCTTCTGGAAAAGTTAAATCTTTTGTATAACAAACTAAATCAACAATATCAGTCTTTCGATCACCTTTTATCATCTGTCTTGTATAATTCAGGCACATTAAATATTCATTGTTATACAAGACAATTGCTCCATTATTGTCTCCATTAGCATTTGCACAAGTCCAATAGGCATTTGAAGCATGATACTTAATATGGTGGCAACCGATGGACTCTAATATCTGCTCAACATATCTATTCTCATATATGTAATTCTTTAGTTCTTTGGCATCCAATTGCCACCCTCCGTTTACTCTGAATTTTTAGGTCTTTTAATGATATAACCTATATTTCTCCAAACATTTAAGTTAAGGTCTATCTCGAATAACATGATTTTATCTTTGCTACCAGCTCTATTCTTATCTGGTTTAATGCAAAAGTATTGTTTCTTTAAATCTAAATCTTCTGTTACTGGCTCTCCCCAACTATCATTCTCTGCCACCATTTGATACTTGTGATATTCATCTTTATTGAGTTTCTTACCAATGTTCAATATGTCAGCAACATGTTTAATCTGTTTTGCATTGGCAATATTATTACTGCTTAGACTAAAAATATCAGTAAATACTGTATCATCACTTAACTGAAATACTGCATATCCACTCATTCGCAACTCTTTTGTGAGTTCTTTTAATCTTGTTGCAAACTGTTTAATCTGTGACCAATCATCAGTGTTGTAGCCTTTTAGAGTGTCATACCCAAAGTATTTGATATTCTGAACCATCTTTGCTTTACGCAATTCAAATTCAATTTGTTCAGGACTATAATCATTGCCGACATCCTTAAACATTACCTTGCCTTTTCTATCTAGACTATCAATCCATTCTGTTACTTTTCTTACTTGCCAATATTCATCTGATTCAGACTGAACTCGTTTGATATAATCTTCATTAGATTCAATATAGATACCAAAATCATCTATCTTTCTTCTAATAATTTCTCCTTTTCGGTCATGATAAACGCCTAAGACAATCTCTTTTTCCGGCTTTTCAAGGACAACTCCATGCAATTCTTGAAAGTCTTTGTTGTTGATAACCGTTGTAATTAAACAACTACGCAGGTCTTCTTCGTCCATCTCATTACTCATTAAGAAGAAATTCTCATTTTGAACTAATGCAACATAAGCAGCTAACAATACCAATTTTCTCGTTTTACCCTCATTAGATAAGAAACCTTCAAATAATAACTTCGTTTCTCTCATGCCAAGAAAATATTCATTATACATATACCAAGGAAAAGGCAAACCGAAATTTGGTTTTTCAAGATATTTGTCAATTTGAGATGTATTATTGTCAGTAAGTTCTACTGCTTCTTCACCAGCATTGATAACGGTATGTATTTTGTCTGCCTTTGTACGAATGATTCTGTAAATATCATTAGGAGACATTTTATCAAAGTTATTATGGGCTATTATTTTATCAACAGGAAATCCATTTCTACCATACTCCCTAACAAGAGAATATTTCTTCACTGTATCAAAATAATTTTTACAATCATTTTCATCAGCAAGATTCATATATTGTTGAATAGTTTTCCAGCCTTTATATTGTTTATATGTGCTTAATCTCTCTGGATTTTGACTCATAAACACATTCACCTTTGTCTCATCTACTGTCTGTGAGAAAGTCAAATAATAGGTTTCAAAGCTGTCATAAAAGAACTTTACTGCCGGATCAGAGAAGTCGTACTTACTTCTCATAAAATTTCCATAATTAACAAATGAATCAGGGTCTTTGAGTAGTGCGCCTACGAAGCATATCTCAGCTTGGATGTTTGAAGCACTATGTTCTTCCGTCAATCAATTACCACCACCAATCATCCGAAAATATCATCAACCAAGGCAGATATATCATCTGAATCATTTTTTTCAGCTTTATTTGATGAAGTATATCCAATGCTTTTACAAACAATATTTTCACTTTTTTCTATTTCTTTTTCTGATGCTATAATTTTCTGTTTTTCAAGCCATTTTAAATAGCTGTCATATTTATTAACCAAAATTGACAAGTCGTAATTTAATCTTTGGTCTGCCGACATTTTGATTCCCTTAATTTCATTTCTCTCTGCAACACCATTTAACATATCAATTTTTCTTTTCCACATATCAAGTAAATGTTCTGGAGGTATCCCAATAGACATCCCCTTATATGTACCATTATAAATCTCAGTAATCTTTTCCCAAATATTAGTAGGAATAATATTCAAATCATAAACTTCTAAAATGAAGTCATACACACATTGCTTTTCTATCGAGCGCAAAAAATGATTATATGAATTTCTCTTTAATTGAATAAATTCTTCGCTGTTCAATATATTATTGGTTATATCATTTACTCGATTGTGAAAATCAATTAGTTGCTCTTCATATCGTTTCTTTTTTGCTTCATTAAAATCATGTATTATTTTATCTTTTCCATTAGGAATATACCTTCGACCATTTTTATATTTTTGAACATCTATACAATATTCTAATAGTTGATCGTTTTTAGGCATTGTCTTTGAATTTTTAAATTCTTTTGGTGCAAAAGAGCTAACTTGCTTATCAATAAAGCAATTACTATGATAAGTTTTTTTATCATAGTAAATTGCATCACTGATATTATCTTTACCTATATAAAAGGACTGATTGCAGCAAGCACATACTCGACATATACATCCTTCTTTTCTTGTCGCTCTCATATTTTATCCTTCTATGCGAAAATTTATATTACTTGAACATATCAAGAACTTTCTGCAAAACAGCCGCATCTGTCACGTTCTTAAATACTGTGGGAAGCCCTGCTCTCTCTAACTTTTCTTTCATTTCTTTCTTCTTAACAGGTGGTAAAGCGTTAACCTTGGCACGAATATCAGTCTTCATTTCTTCAATATTGCTTGTTTTTTCATTATTAGATGTATCAGGAGTTATTGTATTACCCTTTAATGAATTGTGTAATTCCATTGCTTCTTTCTCATACATCTTCTGCTCTGTTTCAACAGCCTTATCTAAGTCATTTTTCAATACAAATTCTTTTCTATCAGAGTTTCTATCAATGATTGTCTGCCAATCAAGTAATGTAGGGTCTTCAATAATGTCACCAGCCTTATGCACCTTAGTTCTATCCTTTACAACTTCTGCACAAATCTGACCAGTTTCGCTATCTTGATACATATGTAAAATAGTCTTTACGTTGTAGTCGATTCCCTTAAAGCTATCGTGCACCTTTTTACCAGTAGATACTGAAACCTGCTGACCGTTCTTGTCCATCTTCTGAACTGTTTCATCTTTCTCTCTTGCAGTAAGTACAACATTAATACCAATTGCCATAAGGTCAAGAACTAAATTCTGTCCAGAGTAATTCAGCTTTTTGTAATCCTTAAATTCAAGGTCTGCACCCTGAATTTTAACGAATCTTTCTGCACCAACAAGACCATCTTTATCTGCCTTAATAGTATTTCTCTTCTTAGACAATTCAAGTAATCCCTGTTCACTTGTCAGTCTGAAAATTGATGTACCATCAATAAGAAGTGCGTCAGGGAAGAATTCTTCACCATCTGCGTCTAAAATAGGCTCATCGGTTTCATTACCTTCTTCATCATACTCGTAGAATGTGTCATGGTTTTTAATTTTATCAAGAATAGTTATTAATTCCTGAAGGCTCTGTGTATAGAAAATATGAATATTTCTTGTATCTACACCTCTTGCTTCTAAATCTTCAACTGCGTCATCTACACCGCCACCTTCTGCATCAACAACTGCTACTCTAAAAGGCTTGCCATCATTTCGCTTAAAATCTGCAAGCTGTAATCCAAGTGTTGTCTTTCCACTAAAGGTTGCACCATATAATAATGTAACTAACTTTGTCTGAATTTTATTTGCTGCTCTTGTCTTCAATATATTTACCTCCGTTAATCTGTAATTTCTATTTTGTAATTCTCAACTGCTTTATAAATATCACTTGGCAAAATACCAATGTAATTTTCTAAAACCTTTTTAATATGCTTTTCTTTAAACTCTTTATAATGATTAAATGCAATTTGAGGATTTGAATATGAGCCAATATATTTTGTTTTTCCATCTACAGAACACATTGCTACATAATTATCTCTTTCCTTATGGAAATGCACTCCCATAGGCAAGTCGCCTCGTCTTGCCTTTTCTTTAATGAATAGTAGGTTTATTTTTTCTGGTAATAACATACAATACTCTTTTGAATACATTCTGTTCCCATGCAATTTAATGTCCTTATCTATCACTAAACGTTCATCACACACATACATATTTTCTTCATACCATTTTGCAAAATTCTGAAAGTTGTGCCATTCCTTATCGACAATGCAATCATCATAGGACTCATCATCATAACTCTTTTGTTTTTTGTAACAACGTTTAATCATATTGAACCAAGCTGGATATGATATATGTTTTGAATCATAATCTCCAATTCCGATAAAACCAATTCTGTAGATACTTTTGTCGTATGGATTTGTTAATCTTCCATTTTTAAAATTGATATATGTTGTGTGATACTGAAATCTATAATCATCATTAAATTCAACAAGCACATCTTTATTATTGATATACTGGACGGTAGTGGCTTTAGTGCCATACTTGGTGTATGACACCTCGCCTGTTCTATCTTTTAATTGGTTATCTTTACCCATTAATTAGTCCCATGCTTCATCTTCATCAGAATCTAAATCAGCTTCTCCCCAATCATCACCATCATCACTACCAAAGTCATTTTCTGCCTTATTAGCCTTGTTAATCTTTGCGATTGCTTCAGCAATATTTGCTTCCGTATAAAGTTCCTTGTCGATAGTAGAACCCTTTGCGCCAGTAATGATGAACTCTCTCTTGACAGGAGCAGATACCTTTTCCATAGCGTCTTCTTCGCCCCAATTGTCGTCATCATCAACTACAGTCTCAGTCTGTACAGAAGAAACCATATGACCATTAACCTTGATTGCGTTGTAAGGCTTGAGAGATTTCTTAAATTTAGAAGCTAAATCCTTATTCTCCACAATAAACTCAACATCTTCAATTGTGCTATATGTAACAATCTTTGCAGCAACTACGAATCTACCAGTAGGCTTATCATCTACCTTTTCCTGCTCAATTCCCATAAAGATAATTACCTGATTGAAGTCGTTCTGCTGAGTGAAGTTATCATCATCAAAAACAACATCTGCACAGAGGGAAATCTGATTAGGGACTAACTTTGTGGAAGACTTCTTGTTGCCGTTGTTATCTAAGAAACTGCTATAATCAAGTGTTCCTCTGATAAATACGCTTGCACCATCCTTAAGGTTTTCATTTACTTCCTTACAAGCATCGAAGTCTGTCATAACCTTCTTATCATTTACAGTCTTACCAGTCTCATCAACTTTCTTCTTTACGCCAATGTTCTTACCGATAAGTCTGAATCCCTCACGGTTATAAGTGAATCTGTCTGCCCAAGGAACTTTAACAGTTTCGCCTTTTTCGCCTTTCTTTTCTGCTTTCTTAGAGTAGTAAACATTGTCCTGTTCCATACCCTGTAAATTAACATAGAGTGTGCTGCCTTCAGCGTATCCGACTCCAAAGTTAATCATTCTCATATCTTTATTGCTCTTGGTCTTAATTTCCTTATAGAAGTTTTCCTTCTCTACACCACTAACAATACCTTTCAACTGGAATGATCCTTTTGTCTCAGGTAAATCGAATAGTCTTCCTTTTTTCTTTGTTTCTGTCATTAATTGAATGTCCTCCTGTAAATAAAATTATTCATATATTTTTACATCTTATATAACATCAACAGCCTTCGCAGACTGGAACATAGAAAGTCACTCTATATGAAAATCTATGATGAAACAGCTCTTTCATGGCGATTTAACAACTATATATAGTATGCACCAGGCACCGTCTCATCTATATATAGTTGCATAAATACACCATAGGCAGGCTGTATCTTGCCTAAACAAATATTCTCTGTTCAATTGTTTTTATTTGTGGAAACTCGGTCAGAAATGACCATTGAATAAGAAATTAATTAAACTATTCTGGTAGCGGCATCCATGCAATAGGTTTCAACCCAATTCGTGTACTTCCCCTAACCGTTAAATAATGATACTCAATCCGTTTTTCTCCATCATGGTAAATATGTGTATGCTTATGTCCCACATACTTCCTCCCATCAAGTTTTGCTTTAAACAAAACCTCTACACCATCGTCTGGCAGGTTGTCTTTGCACAAAATCCAACCTCCACCAGTACCATCAAGCAGCTTCCTAAATCCTTCAATGGTATCTTCTCTGTTTTCATAACTCACTAAACTTTTAAAAGCTACATTATGCGGATTGTCTATCTCATATTGTATAAAATCTCTTGATAAATCCATTTAGCACCTTACTTCCCGGAAGTCTCCCTGTCCAAAATCTTCACTCCGCCATTACTCTTAACAGTGTCAGTAGCAAGTTCTCTCATCTGAGCATAAGCTGAATCCAGCTTATTCTGTAATGTAACAATAGTATTCTTAGCATCTGATAAATCCGTCTCAAGACGTTCTACCTTATCATGCAGCGCTTTCTGCTCATATTCATTCTTCTGCTCGATAGCCCTCTTTTCAAAACCCCAAGACTTCCCGGCATCGGACTTCCCCTTCTCATAGCCTTCAGTTGTTGCAGATTCAATCAACGAAGGGATTTCAGCTACCTTCTGCTCAAGGTCACCAATGTGGTTCTCCTGTGCAATAACAGATAATTCTCTTTCTTCAATAGAATTATTCCACGCTTCCAACTCTTTACGCTTCACAGCCTCTTCATCTGCCCATTTGTCTTCGGCAATCTTTCTTGCTCTATCACGATTATATGTATATTCCTCTTCTTCACGCTGCCGTTCCTGTTTTAACTGTGCTTTTAAATCTGCGGCTTCTTTTCTAATTATGGCCAGTGCTTCAGCCTTTTCTTTGTTGAGAGCATCAATCTCATCTTTAATAGCGGCCTTTGTGTCCTGAAGATTTTTCTCTGCTTCAGCTTTAACCAGCTTATACTGTTCATCCAACTCATGAGCCTTGTCTTTATGCGCGTTTACCAGGGCAACAAGTGTGTTCAACTCTGTTTCAATATCATATAATTCGCATAATTCTGCCTTTTTAATATCAACTGCCTCACAGATGTCATTGTACTGCTTAACAATTGAATCATTCAGAATACCCGCACCCGCAATCTCCGCTTCCGAATCAAGAGTCAGCTTCTGCTTTTTTAATTTCTCCTGGGCAACCGGATCGTCCTTTGCTGCCATCAACTTATCAAGTTGCTTCTTCTGGGCCATATAAGCCTCCATGATTTCTGCCTTTGTGCTCTTTGCGTTAATGTCTGTCATAATAATGATCTCCTTTTTAATTTATATTTTGTACAGCTATTGCTGTATTTCTATTTTGATAGAATTAGACTGCACCCAATTCTTTTGTTCTCTTGCGTTCATTCTTTACCTTATTCTCTATCTTCTCCGCTGCTAACTTATTCTCCATTCTTCTCATTACGCTTGCGAAATTGCCAATCGGCTTACAAATTAATCCCAAATTTTTACCTCACTCTTTCCTCAAATATTTCCCCGATTTACTAACACTCTCCATCCGACCATTATGTAAATCATCATAAAACGCCTGATTAGGATTTAGAATTGTATATGCCAGTCTTTCTCCAAAAAACACTCCACACCAGCCAGTACAGTTATCAACTATGACCGTTGTATAGGCAGATGTCATAGCCTGACCACCAATGCCGCCGAAGCCTAATGATGTATCTCCCCATACTTGAGGAAACATATAGAATTCAAACTCTGGCCAACAACAATTACCTCTCCCATATTCTTCTTTATTTTTTACCTCATTCCAAAATCTCTCTTGGATAAGTGGTAAACATGGTAGTTCTGTTCTTATTTTTCTCACCCTTTCTCAATTAATATTCCCAACACCCATATACAAAGTGCCCTAAATACTTATCACACTTTGCGCAGTGTAAATCATACTCCACTTCTCCAATCTCATCGTAATAAGGATTTTTATGTATTGTACTTTCGGAGCCACAGTCACACGTTAGCGGTAAATCTTCCATTGTTTTCACCTCACATAATCACATAAAATAGGAATTTTATATCAGTTAAAAAGTCTGTGATTTCTTAGTTGATTTGCTGTTATTAGAAGATATTTGTTTAAGATTCTTCAGAAGCTGAATATTATCATTAATCATGAGTGCTAATGCCTGGTCGCCAGTAAATCCAACTTTCACATATGCATCGTAGAGATTCTTCTTTGTCTTTGCAATCACAGAAGGGTACTCTGTGTTATTTGCATAATCCTTATAGATTTCCACCACTTCATGAGCCAGTTCATAAGCCATAGGCTTATACTTGGCAATGTACTCTCTTACCACTGGCATAACTAACTCCGGGTTACTTGCTAACAATTCTAAAATTTTCTCCATAGTGTTATATTCTCCTTTTTATGTATAATATTTTTTTAATTATCGATTTGAAATAAGATTTTCAATCGCTATTCTCTATCATCTTCTGTATCTACCTGTCCAGATTCTTCCAACCAGTCCTCAATACAATCTGTACAGGTATAACAGGATATTGCATGGTCATCCATAAATCCCGACTCATTAAGTGCATAATCACCTATAGGAATATCTTTATCACAAGCATTACATTTGTGTGGCTTTCTACACTTTACTAACTTCTCTTTATAACAAGAAATTTCTTCGCTATCCATATCACCATCATATAATCCACAGTCTGTATACATATCTTTTGGATATTTTAGTTCTTTACTAATGATGTATTCACCTCTATTCTACTATTCTCCTTCCACAATTTCATAAGTCTTTTCAAAAATGTTAGGTTTGCATGGATATAGTTCTCCATTTACTCCGCGAATAATGTAATCTCCAACATTTGCATGGTGAGTTCCTTCTAAGGTATCAATAAACATCTCGCACGGAGGTTCATCTAATCTTAGCGATCCAAAATGAATCATTCCATCCTCAAACGCTTTTACAGCCCAATCAGGAACATAATACTTGCCATCGGCTCCCAGTAAATCGCCATCATATTGAAATGCTTCAATTACTACCGGTTTCTTTCTGTACTTTGCCATTACTTACTCCTTATATTCTGAACTTTATAAGCCTCGTTCAATTCCTGTTGTAACTTCTTTTTCTCCATAGGATTTCTACAATATCTTATTCTCCTTTTAAGTCCTGGGATAGTTGGTTTATTCTCCATGATTTGAGACAGACTGTTTGGAAGAATATCTACATCTCGTCCCCTTATGAACACTTCCTGCATTGCTGCCATTAATTTTAAAGTAGCATCCCCCATTGATATGTTTGGGATTTTTTTAGAATATTCTTCAATAAGTATATATAGTTTACTAGCTTGTTCCTCAGAACACCCAATTAATTGCCATCGCCTGATGCCTTCTACATCGGATAATTTATTCGGAATACTATAACCTCCTCGCTCGAAACTTGGTTTTCATGGTCTATAAAACAACCACGTCTCCCCATTTTGTATGTTTAATTTCAATGTCAGATTCACATAAATCTTCTGTTCCTTCGTAGCATCCTCCACCGTCTCTATATTGAATCTCTACATCAAAATCTTTAGCGTTATTTTTTATTGCCCACTCATATAATTCCTGAATTGTCACATTTATCACCTCCAATGAAACGTGGGTTTATTCCGGTTTAAATCCCAAATTAATCAATGTATTTTTCAATGTATCAATAAATTGTTTTCTACATTCTTCGCACAATTGCTGATTATATCTAAACCATACACTATCCACACGAATAGGCAAATTATATTCTCCTGGACTATGGTAATATCCATCATCACATTCTTCAACAGCGCCCAGATATTCACCGCAATTATCACAGTAGAAATAATGTATTCTCCGTTTAATTATCTCTGATCTTATTTCTGTTTTATCTATTACACTCACCTCCCTAGGAAAGCAAACATTTATCTTTTATTCTTCTGCATTATTGATTCTCTTCTCTCATATCCATTCCATCCATGTTTTTCACCACAGCGAGTGATACAAATAGTATCATTATTAACGTTGTCACATCTTATACATTTTGGATCTTCATCGTCGGCTGTATAAACATTATAAACTCCTTATATAAACATAATACCTCCCTCATTTTATTCTCTTTTGAACTGGAATCTTTGACAGTTTTACATCCACCTTACCATGCGGATGAGTCTTGTCCTACCCAGGTTACTCCCAGACACGTCACTTCTGAAAGACAAATCAGATGGAGTCGAACCATCACCCCGTCGCACCATGCCCTCTGCTATTGAGCCGGAGTCGAACCGGCCTTATGGATCATATCTGACTCGAACAGATGACCGTCCGGTTATGAGCCGGATGCTCTGACCAACTGAGCTAATGATCCTGGTATCACCATAGCCACCGCCGTCCCTGGCGGTTTAGCTGTGTTAGCTAATGGGACTAACTATGGTGAGAACTGGGCATGTTGGATTCGAACCAACGTAATGCAGGAGTCAAAGTCCTGTGCCTTAACCGCTTGGCGAATGCCCATTATTTTTATAGATTACTCACTATTTACCAGCCTTGCAGATGCTTATAGCCAAGTACAACTATGCTAAACTGTATATCAAGGATTTGATAAAACTTTATATCTTTACTATTTACTATTTCAACTTTGACTCATGATTTAAACTTTGAATTTTCAGCTTTACTTTTTGAGCCTTATAACTTTAAGCTTTACAGTACACGCTTCTCGCATCTGGAAGCAATAATTTATAGTATAGTAGTATAATTTCATAATACTTACATGTACTTAGCTAATGGTCGCACCATTTTATGCCAAGTTATATGTACTGTTTTACTTGTGAAATTATACAAATATTTATCATAGATTTTAATTTCATTTGATAATATTTGCATTATATTTACAGATTTCTTTTTCGCTTTACATGAGACTATATCTGCAAAAGTCTAATGAGTTGTAGTTTTAAGTTTTCAGTAAACAGTGAATAATCTTAATTAACTATTCGCTAATAGCTAATCTCTATTTCAGTAATTGCATTACTGACCGACAATGCTGCGTCAACCTCAGCCTTGAAAGAGGCAATTTTATCTTCGAGGGCATTAATTTTGTCCAGAATTTTAATCGGATCTACCAGTTCAAAGGCATTAGCCGTCATAAAATCCTTTTTGGTTTTCTCAAAATCATCTGTGTTGGTTTTTCCTTCTTTAGAACCATAAATTCCAATAACGTACTGCTCTGCCCGCTTTTCAAGGTCATCGCCGTTTTGTTTGAGAATTTCTGCCTGTGCCTTGTTATACTGTTTATTAAGCATTTCAAGCATTCTCTCATCAAACTCTACACCGTGATTCTTCATTTCAATAGCTTCGGCTCTTGTGTATTCTTCTCCATTTATAGAAACTTTTGTTGTAGAATTTGATAAAACAACCGCTCTCTTAATTGCGTTTCTACGCCTAATTAAATCTGTTGCTTTGTCGTAGTAGCCTTGTATTACACCTTTGTATTCGTCAACTGAAACACCTTTAATTTTTTCGTTAGAGTGCTTATTTGCTACACAGTATGTTCCTCCGTTAATTGCAGAAATAATTCTGTCATCAATAATTTTCAGTTCTGCCAGGGCTTTATGTACCGTCATTTTTTCTGTCGTCATAGTTATTTTCTCCTTTTAATCTTTGATTTTGAATTTTATATTTTAGGTATTACTACCTTGTTACATTATTTTATTCTCCAATTTTTCACAGGAAATCGAAGTTTTATCGGATTTCTATTTCACCAAATTCCAGCTCATCGTTCTGAAATACTTTTCTTTCCTTATATTTAGCAAGAATACAATCATCTGTATTAATTTCCATAAATGGAATTCTCGTTGCTATTAAATCAGTCAACGCTTTCATTGTGTTCTGACTCATAAATAAGTACGCTGTCTGATTGCTAATACACTCATATTTCTCAATTTCATCAGATAGTTTTTGATTATCTAAAGTAATAATTTTCTTTGAAATATCAACTTTCATATTTTCTCCTAATCCGTAATAGTAGCAATTCCATATTGAGTAGCACACTCATATTCAATCTTGCAGCCACGCTTCTCATCCCAACCTTTTGCAAAATATGCTACATCCGCTTTTGCTAAATCAGCAATACTTCTAGCCAGATATTCAAGGGGTTTTGCGTCTGAAGAAAAATTCGTATAAAATGTATCAATTATTTCTACTTCTTCACCAACAAATTCCTTTGCTTTTGTAATAGCAATTTCTCTTTCTGATAAAATTTATTCGTCTGTTTTGCCGTTCATTGGCTGACTGATAAATAACTTCTTCGTATATGTATTCCCTTCTTACTCCTTTGTCTCTACAATGGTAACTGTACCCTCAAACACCCCAAAATCAGTAGATTGTTGAAATGTATGAGTCTCTGCAATATCATTCTCCGTCATCGGCCTGGTCAAATACCAAAGAGAATCATCTTTCCATGTAATCTCCTCTAACTTTTGATTTGATTCCAATTTCAGTGTCATGGAACCGCCCATAGACTTTGCTACACTTTGACAACCTGTAAGTAAGGTCATCAGCATCATTCCCATTAATAAAAGATTTAATATTTTCTTCTTCATAGTTTCTTATTCTCCTTTACGCTTTCACAATTTCATATAAATATTCATCCAAGTATTCTCTCATCAACTTGTCCGCATTAAAGCCTGTCCCATGATAAAATTCTTCAGCAATACCTCCACCAATAGCACACAATGTATCGGTATCACATGGCAGACTCAACACATTTCTGATGAAGCTCTCATAATCCTCACTATCCAGAAAACATCTGATTGCTACTGGCACACTTCCTTGGCAAGTTTCGTTCCATCTATATTTTTCTCTTAATTCTTTTAAAGACATCGACACCGGAAACATATACTCATCAGACGGATATTTTCTACAGGCATATTCTTCAATTTCTTTCTTCGATGCGCCTCTCTTTGCCATCCAGGCACACGTTGCCGTAACCTTGGCTCCTTTAATTCCCTCTGGATGATTATGAGTACATAATGCACTTTCTTTAGAAACGTAACTTACCTCTAATCGTGACTCACATAAGTCTACAACAGGTGATACTCTCATAGCAGCACCATTACCAAAACTATTGTACGGCTTGCTCCACTTAGACCCCAACCAGGACTCGAAGCCACAGCCGTAACTGCAATTTGGATATTTATTTCCAAACTTGTGGTACGCTTCTTTGAATGAAACATTATTCTGCAAAGCATATTTTGTTGCTACGGTCAAAACCGTATCGTCCGTGAGGAAACAATCATCTGTAAATAAATCAATGTGTTCCCAGTCTAAACCTTTCGGTCTACGAAACTCCCATCTGGAACCAGCTATGTCACCTAAAATTGCTCCTATAATTGCCATTTATATATTCTCCTTAAGCATGAAAGGTTTATAGTACTTTTGTATTTCTTTAAACACCATATAATAAAGCTGATTACATAAAGCAAAGAATTTAATATGATTACAATTCAAATCACTGTTAAATAGCTCAGTCACAACATGTCTCAATATAAACGAGATAATTGTATTTCTATTTAGTAAAATATTGTGATTGACATGCGATTCAATTAAATATATTAATTCGTTTTCTGTCTCCTCTAATTCGCAATTATACACATGTTTAAATAATTCTCCATTTTCGTCCCTTGAGTTGCCAACAAGCATTTCAAACATAAAATTTTGAAATTCATATGAACGAAATTGTTCTCTAATCTTATCCTCTGTTATTTTATCTAACTGCAACTGATTCTCTCCTTTCCACACGAAACCGATTTTTCATGTCATTTTATTGTATAACATAAGTTGCTCTTTGCTATCGTATGTAGACATATAATTTTCCATTTCATTTATGTTAAGTCTCACATAATTATCTGTACCAATTTCTAGGGCTGTGAACTTACCGTTGCGACTTGGAGATGACTTAATTTCATATATTTTATTGTTCTGTAAAATATATTTACCAACCTTAAGCTCTTTCCGCTTTTTATTAAAATAGTAGTAGTTCCAATCAAATTTTCCGTCTTTGCCTATTCGTCCTATACCATAATTATTAGATGCCTTGTGCAAATAGTAATTCTTATCTGTTCCTCCCATGTGAACTTTTGTAAAACCATAGCAACCACAATCAACACAATGTTCACATTCAGGAGCTAACTTACACCCACCACAGCAACGATTGTCTTTATAAACGGGACACTGAGGTTGATCTTCTGGAATCTTATATCTTTCATTTTTATATCTGTTTCGAGTATTAATATTTTCACAAATATAGACTGGTGATTCATTTTCTGGGTGTTTTAATTCATATTTAGATATTAATATTTTCATCAGTTTTATTATTTGTTTTATTTTTTCATCCCCCCCCCCTGTAATAATATGAAAGACGTGCTTCATCGTATTTCGACTTTTCCAAAAGCAATATCTTTATCGATAAATATCTTTCTATGGTCAAATTCTGCGACAATTCCTGTTTTGGAATATTCTACTGAATGCCATATAGTAAATGGATATATACTCTCCAAGCAACTCATTGTATTGCCGCTCATAATAAGATAGGCTTCTTTATTTGTGCACTGTTCAAATTTATTTATACGATACCTAAGTTCGTCAATATCAACTTTCACTAAATCCAATCTAAACACTCCCCTCTATGCAATTCACATGAAAACTAGAATTCATTCTGTTGCTTTTACTTCATAAAATTTCTCTAATTTATTGTTATTATATTGTTCAAAATTATGTATAATTATCTTGCTCCTTCTAGGGCAAATCTAATGAGCTGGAGGGCACTAGTTTGAAGGCAGTTTTGAATTTGCCCTGCACCATTACTTCACGAACTTCGTAGCTGGGACATCTATTGTTAAGGTTCCTGATACCATAAATTGCGAAGTTTTGTCTAAAAACTCTATATTACCCTGGATATAGCGAATAAGAGACGAAGTCCAGTTCCCAAGTGACCGTTGAATCACGGAAGAAAAATTGACAAGGTAATGGAAGAAACTCAGGTGAAAGGTATTTAGCAGGGAATTACTAGATACCTTTTTCAAAGGTATTTCTATATAAATCTTCTTCTCATAAGTTTTCTTCCACATATCCCAGGACTCCACCCAGGCCACGCCCCTTCACAATCAGCTTTGCCACTGATACTGGTATGTAGTTTTCAAAGCTCTCACCTTCGCAGCGAAGTACTCCCTTAAACTTTCCATAGTCTTCAAGCTGCTCCAGAACCATATCCATATCAAATGCAGTTTCTGTATTGTCAATCGCTTCTTCAATCTGATTAGTACGACATCCAGTCAAATATATCTTTGTAGACACTTTATCTGAATCAATTAATCTTCCCATAACATCTCCTCTCGAAATCAACACTTCATAGCCTCTAGCAGTTGTGGATGCCACTTGTTAACAAATTCTACAAATGCTTTATCACAATCTGCATCTGAAATATTTTTGTCATATTCAATCTCAACGTCTTCACCATAATAGCCTCTAGCTGTTCCACGTTTAATATTGCACTCATTATATAAAGTGGTTATTGTACACATCTGATACGGGTCGTGCTTATACGCTGGTTCTCTTCCGAATAAAATCTTAAATGAATTATTGTTGCAAGTAACCTTATAATCAAAGCCGCCGATTTCTGCAAATAGTGTTTCTACCGCATCATCTAACATTTTATCTGCCACAGTATCTAATTCCTTATGTCCACTCCACGTATTGTCTAATTCATATGGAATATTATCTGCACCTAATCCCATATATACATTCTCTAATCCACCAATTCTGTGTCTCATTCTTTTCTCTCCTTTTCACGTCATGAAACCTACATTTACTGCTTATTCTCCAAAAGCTTCAAAACAGGTAAATTTCCCATCTTCATCAAATCTAATACTTACTGAATTACTATATGACATATAAATATATTTCTCATTTATATCAAGTTCGATCACTTTGGGAAAATTTTTAGGTTGGAAAATCCTCTTATTATACTCAATACCAACTGTTACCAAAGCATCTTCAAACCGTTCTAAATCTGTCATATTACTCATTCTCAATTACTTCCGCATCATCTTCATATTCAGCAAGTTTCCTACCAATATCTGCAATCAAACCAGTCTCATTGCCTTGAATTGTATACCTACATCTTCCCCAATCATCCAGAATATCTATGGAACCATTGGTGTTTCTATCTGTTATTCTTGTCATATAAATTTTCCTCCTTTATCCTTGCTCGAAAGTCGCATTTTATCGTATTCCATTTAATATTTCTTGTGCTGCAACATACATCTTCTTCCTTATGATTCTCATTGCTTTTTCTAACACTTCTTCATAAGCATGATACTTTAAATCAAGAATCACTTCTGAACATTCTCTTGCTGGAAAATACATAGTAAGGAACATTTTTGAATGCCCCACAAGTTGTCCTGTTAATGAGGCAATTCTAACTTCTGTATTATTTATGGTTTCATAAAACTCATATTCTCCATATGTACATGGGATTTTCTTTATAGTCATATACTTTCATACCTACCTTATTTAACAGAGGAAATTCATGATTCATCATGTTTAAACACATCCTTGGAATACGGACTTAAAACAACATTATTCGCTACGATATTTGCCATGCGACCGACCATCTTTAGTGACTCACGAATTATTGTTCCATTAGGAATCCGCTCCGTCCAACAATGCTCTGTGTCTATCTTATACTTCTCTGCCCACCTCTGAGCATATGATATCTCTTCTTTTGCTATCTGCAATGACTGAATCATATAATCAATTTTCTCTACATTTGTCATACCATCACCTCATCTCACATGAATGATTTGTCTCGACCTTTAGCACTTGCAATTCAAACTCAAAACCTCTTCTAAATGGACCTCCAACATCCCCGTTACCAAAACCGTTAGAATGCTATTCAGCATTCAGATTGACTTTTTATTTTGATTGTAGTATTTTTAATGTAAAATAGAAAGGAGACTGGAATGAGGAGATATCTGTATATCATCGGCTTCGGAATTATACTACTGATTGCAATAAACACAACCTCATTTTCATGCCAGAATAAAGAGTTTGAATATGGCAATCATCCTGCTGAGTTTACAGGCACATATGTTATTGTAAATGGTCAGCAATCAAGAGATAAATATTACATTTTAGTTGATAGCGAAAATGAAATACGAATAATTAAAATGCATCTCAATGATGTCATAATACAAAACGCCGATTCAGAGACAATTGCTTTGAGCGACATAAAAACTGGCGATACAATTAGGGTGAACTTTATGGGTGACATCGTTGCAAGTTACCCCGAAATAATAACCAAAATACAATCAGTGACACTCCTCAATAAAAGTAGTAATGCCGATGTGGAGACTCTAATTAAACTTATTCCAGGTTCCTCATAAATTCAAAAATACTTTACGCCTATATACCTAAGCACCTTAGCCATTCCCAGACCACCATACATTACAGGTTTCATACAATAAAGCCAAAGCCTCGGATGAGTCTTTAATAATCTCTGGAATCGATTAATATCCTTTTCCAGATGACACCCAAAAGCGCAAAATACACATCCCGTTCTACTATATCCTGTACAATAATATTTGCCATCCTCATCAATACATATTTCTCCATAAACTGATGGATATGGTACATCAAAACGGTATAGATATTCCAGAACATCATTTTCTGTCCAAAAGCTAATCGGTTGGCTGCTAGGTTCCCCTTTATCGAAAGCATTACAGCCATTATGTAGCCGCTCTGTTTTTCGCTGCTTACTCTCACAGGCCATGGTCCCAATAATAGGTATTCTTCCACTACTCTTATTGAACCTCTTAGCTGGATTCTTCTTCATGATTTGGCAGCACTTATTGGATACCTTGAATGGAGCATCAATAAGATACTTCCATTGCAGCATATTATAGATACCTTTCTCTCTGCCATTGAAACATCCGTAAGCCCAGCAATTTTTACCAAGCTTCTTTACATCGCGAACCTGGCGGCTGACAGTTTTAGAGATAACCGGATATCCTTCAGTCAACACCACATCTCTAAATGATATACGCTTACCAGATTTATCTCTCGGATAATCTACTATCAGTTCAACTTCAATACCATATCTGTTTCTTAAATAGGTTGGAAACTCTTTGACATGTTTTTTTACTTCTGGAAATTCAAGACCTGTATCTGAGAACCATAGAACTAATTTACAGTTTAGTACTTTACATACTCTGGCTGTTAAATCAGCCAATACGCTACTATCCTTGCCTCCGCTAAAGGAGACGTAACACATGTTATTATATCTGTTATATGTTTCTAATATCCTGGTTTGACTCACCTGAATTTTTCTTTCCAGGAGCCAGGACTGCATAATCTTTAAGTCTGTTGCTGTATATTTGCTTTCTACCAATATGTACTTTCCTCACGCAATTTATTACGCTTGCATGAGGCAAAGCCATACTTAGCGGGTGTCTTTTTATGTCACTACCGCATATCTTTTTCGATTATTTATCTCAGCGTTCCAGCTTCATAATCTCGTGACAACCTTTATCTACTAAAGGCGTTTAATACATCTGGTAAAAACCTACCCAATTGGTAGCACAGCGTCACAAACGAATTCAATCTTATTTATCATAAAATCTAGCATCGGATTCTTTGGATGAGCCGAGTTATAGGAATCACATTCCATTTGCACATTTGATTCAACATATAAATTAAATGAGTCTGATGATTCTAGATGTGAGTTGTCTAAAACAATATACTTTTCCGTATGGCGAAGATTACCTTTTATTGTACTATATGAAATTGTAATCTTGAAAACCGGAAGTGTAACCCTGGTTTTTATGAAATTCAAAGGATGCACATTTTTAAGCTGCTCCTTGATATAGGGATCATATTGTTCAAACACATCCATGTGAGTCCGACAACCTACCTCTTCAAAGAATTTGCTCGGATGCACTACTTTTCACCACCTTTCTTCTAACCGATTTTTACTACTTTTTCACGCTCCTTTATTTCTCATGAAACGATGGTTTATTCTGATGTATAATTCAAAAACTCTTCCAAAGTTTTACATGCATCTGCAATATAAATATCACATAATTTACCAGACTCTTTAAATTGATGAACAGTTATTATACTATCGCTATAAGATGCATATGTAGCGATATACAAATTATCATATAAACTCTCTGGGAAGTCTCCCTTTGTAGTAACATGTTTAATATTTGCATTTTGTAATAACGATAGATATATTTCATAATCTGATTTATTTTGATCCATACTATTATCCTCCCCGTACACAGGAAACCAAGATTTCAAACCTTATTTTGAAGCTATACTACCAATATTGCTTTCGATTTTCTTATATGTATCATTCGCCATAAGTACATTCAGAACCGCTTCTGATAACATTTGCTTTGTGCTGCTATCAAACATACTTTTTACTTTGCTATTTACATCATCACGAATTGTCTTGATTTCTCTATCGATCACTTTCTGTATATCAGTATCTACACATTTATCTCTAAACCATTCATTAAATGACGTTGAAGAATAACTCTTTTTTGAACCACAATCATTGTTTACAATCCTGTCCTTAATCTGTTCAATTACATATTCTCTCAATGTATATTCTTTATCATCTTCGTTCCATCCACCACCGACTCTGATGATTTCTGTATCATAAATTTCTTTCATAATATCTTTGAGCCAAACCGATGTATCCTCTGGAATCTGTTCTTTTACCTTATTCATAATCTCTGACTTAATTTCTGACTTGATTTCCTCTCGGATTTCCTCAGCAATTTCAGGCTTCAATTCTTCTTTAACCGCTTCTTTAATACCAAGAACCATGTCTTCCATATCGTATTCTATCTTTAAAATCTGCCCCATATTAATCCCTTTCTATCGTCACTTTTGTTTTATTTTTAATCTTTACAACCCTATCGGAAATACCCAATTCATTCAAATAGCACTCATATGCTTCTTTACAATATGCGCCTTCACAAGAATACGGAGTACCGCCACCAGGCATATGCCAACCAGGTTCCGCATCACAATATTCACACAATGACTCATCTTCTGCCATTTCATCTATATTTCTTATGATATTAAATCACCCACTTTCACACGAATCCAAAGTTTCAAGCCTTTGACTTTTTCAAAAGCACATATACCACTTTTTCCATATCATCACCTACAAAATCTGCATAATGTAAGAGATTGATAAGTTTCGCAATCTGCTTTTGGCAAACTGGACAAATATCCTTTTGTGATGGTCTAATAATATTTTTCGAGCAACGGCTTGTATATTGTACTTTTCTTATTTCTGGCATAAAATATTCCGGTGTTTGTTCACACTCTTTACCGCAATAATCACAATAATATGTATCAATCTGTTTTGTTTTCTTCATTTATATATTCTCCCATCTAGTAGTTCACCGCATGTACTTTCAGTCCATATCTCTTCGCCAAATCAATCATATGTTTAGTTCCTCGACTCTTACCGTCCCAGAATGCAATCAGTACGCCAATGTTACCATCTTCAGAAGCAAACTTTGCCATTTCAGCATTTCTTCTGTAACCAGCACTCTTTCCGTATAAATCCCACGCTGCTGGACATATATAAATGTGCAATCCCATTCTCTTCGCATATAATTCGCCAAGTTTATCAGCTCCTCTTGCGTTTCCACTTACAATGCAAACTCTTGATAATTCATCAAAATATCTATCAACATAATCAAGCTGAATTTTCTCAACACTTTTGTAAAGTAATTCAAAATCGTCAAAATCTCTCCCACCAGCTATGATAATTCTAAGTTCTTTCATTCAACCTCCTAACATGGATAACCCTCAAATAAATTTTCATTATTGTCTGTGTAGAAGTTCTCATTAAATGTTTCACTCTCACAGACGATATCCATCCAGTCTTCCAGTTCATTATCATTAATATATTTCTCTAAATCTGCTTCTGATTGAGCGTTAATATAATCCATAGCTTCGCTTTTGTTGTTGAACCCAAAAGAGTTACTGCATTTATAAATGTCACCAAGTTTGTTATATGTTGATGGATAATATATGCCGTTAGCAGCCGTTCCATAATAACATTCCGGCCTTCCAGTCCCATGATGGTCTACACAGTTTAATTCTTTACCACAATATGGACACTCCATTTTCTGTCACCCCATTTCTATTAGCACAAGAAACTCGACTTTCATCTTATATCATTTAATCCCAATTTTTCTTGAAGTTCTCTTTTTCTAATCGGAATATAATATCTGTGATAAACCCTTTTACACATATCACAGTTCCCGTATCCGTGTCCCCAACACCAACTACAATAATTCTCAAATTGCGCTTTCAGAACTTCTGATCCCTTAACCGTTACAAGCTGGTCTTCAATCATCAAAATTGACATTTTCGCCACCCACCTCCTCACACGAAACCGAAATTTCAGCCTATTTGTAATACCGATATAGACTATCCACATCATCATGTTTCTTTAAGCAACCATCGTAGAAAACGTAATTCTTCACAATGGTTCCTCCACACTTATGTATGTAATCATGAACTGCCATAGCCGTCTTACCACTATAATAGCTGTCATCGAAAAAGATGGCTTTGAACGATTGGTAACGCGGGATAGTTCCCACCGGCTCCTCCCCCTTACGCAGCCCTCCATTCAGACATATTAAATTAACATCCATGGGAATAATCTTTTTGCTGATTAGCTTAGATAATATAAGACCAATTTCTCCAGATACAACCACATTCTCAATCTTCTCTTTTTCTACTGCATATTTAAGATATGTAACCATTAACTCAATGTCATTCTTAATCAGACCGTCTAATTCATCAAAATAGCTTTCTCCACCGCCATGTATCTTCAGACATTGATTCACAATAGGAATCATCTTTTGTTTAAGGTAATTCAGCTGCTCCATTACATGGTACACTCCTTATATGGCACACAATATTTTGGCTTATTAACAGCCTTGTCATCAATAAAGACATCTGCGTGAATTTTCCTACTTTCAGTTCCGCCAAGCCACTCTAGTGTCTCCGGTAGATTCTCGTTAATAGCATCAAATTCCAAACCATGCTGTTGGCACCACTCCACAGCCTCATGCAGTTTCATCACATTGTTATATAGTTCCTCACCCCATAGCTTCTTATATTTCAACCTTGTCTTCTCCCCGTACTCTTTGTCTTTCTCCCAAAAATAAGGCATCATGTGCAAATTAATTAGAATAGAGCCGTCTAATCTATCAACGCCTTCTGAATAGTCATAAAACAAACTATCATAAGCTCCTACACAATGATGTTGATAATAATGCGCCACATTTGTTTCTTCTCCCTTTGAGTTATTAAAAGATTTTGTAAACGGCTTTCCACAGTCATGAAGGTATCCAGCATCTCGCAATAAACTATTTTCTGGAAAGTAATCCCCTACTTCAATAGAGTGTTTCCCAAGTGTTAAAGTATGATTTGGATTTTGTTGATTAAAATCCATATAATCCGTCAACCAACAAAAAATTAGGTTTGGTAATTTATATTCCGAAGCAACTTTAATCTCATCCCATCCTTCAAACCAATACGGGGTATTCCAGTTCTTATACATTCTCTCAATAACTTCATATGGAACTGTCCTGCTCCTAGAATTATTCTGTCTACAACACTTCTTCAATGAAGTTGCCATTATCACGCAAATCTTTTTACATGGAATACTTCTCAATTCAGATAAAAATGCTCTACGTCTTTTGGAATTGATATTCGTCGCATCATAAATAACACTTTCGCCTGCTTTAAGAAGTTCTTTAATTCTTTTATGTAATAATTTAAAAACCTCATCATTGTTGCTTTGCGAGTTTTCGTCTCCATACAAATCTTCTCTAACTTTATCAGAACTACAAATTATTGCGCTGCGTTCTTTTGATAGTTTTTCTGCGTAGGTAGATTTACCACTACCAGGTAAACCTACCATCATTGTAAAAATTGGTATTGACATCTCGTTTACTCCTTACCATTATGTTTTAACAAATACTCTCTTGAAACATTTTTAAAACTCTGTTGTCCATCAACACTCCTATATACAAATCCTTCTCTCTTTACCTTTGGATTTAACTCACTATATCCATCAGCCTCAAGCTTCATTTCTTCCATAGTCTTCGGCAATACACATTCAGTATCAATAATTGGAACACTTGTTAAATTATGTGCCTTGCAAAAGTTAGACATTTCCACAGTTCCAGCCCTCACTCCATCAATAATGAGATTAAATACATATAGTACATTCTCCTTCAATTTATATGGATTTCCTTGAACAGAACCAACTCCCTCTCCCTGTAATACCACTCTGCTATAATTATTCTCTGTTGCAAAATCAGTAAGAATCTTTTCAATCCCATATTTATCTGCCAGTTCCCAATAAATATTTGAGTCGTGATAAGTTTCTTGGTTTCTATCTGCTTGCCGTACATTTCTACTACACACAATAAAATCAAATTTATTTTTCCCTTTTTTTAATCTGTCAACAGCATACGTACAGCTAGTCCCATCACACTTCTCTGTTTTAACCCATTTATCTGTACTATTTAAATAAAACGGAGCATTCTCAATTCTTGTTTCATCAGTCTTCACAATCCAATCAGGAAATTTCTTCGGATTATCTTTCTTTCTGCCAAAAAGCAAAAACATTAACTTACGTCCAAATTTGTACCTCATTATCTTCCGTACTAATGGCTTCTTAAACAAATTAGGCTTCCTGTTAGCCATTGCTTTATACTTGGCTTCCGGATCAACTCCATTTGATTTTCTCTTAATATCTTCCTGAGAAGAGTATGTAATTTTCAGTTCATTGGTTACATCATCGCCAATTTTCTTACCAGCAAACTCCGGGAATAAAGTAATTGGTAATGCAAGCCCCTGACTGATTACTTTGAATTTTCCTAACTTCATAGTTTTCACTTTATAGTGTTTAGCTGCCAAAAAAGCAAATCGCTCATCATTTTCCGGACATTTACTATCAATCTCAATGTAAACAGCAATATCTCCCGGCCTAAACTCCTCCTTTTTTGCAACACAAACCCAACCTAATATACCAATAAGTTCGATATTATCAGCTCCTTCGATTGGATTTACCCATTCCACCTTTTCAATATGTGCTAATGCTCTTTCTGCCATATTACCTCCTGTTTTTTTATACTATATCTTGTTAATTTCCTCTATTTTCATCTATATCTCGTGTTGAAAAGGCATGAAATGAAAATTTCCTGTCCAGTTAATTATTCTCTATCAAAGGTCTATCATACGTAATCAACTTCTCCACAATCAAATCCCTTGGTAGTACATCTCTACAAAAGTATGCCGTTGCGAATGGACTCCCCTTAACCGGCTTATCCATATGTTCTCTGTCATGATAAGAAACTCTTGCATCAAAACTGAGGAGCTGAATGCCCTGGCTAAAATATTTGTATCTTGTTTTACCTTGAAGGGAGTTTAGCGGAAGAAGTACCGCAAAAGGTTTGTTGAATGAATATAGACGTTCTAACACTTTATCTTTGATGCTGAACGGTGGATTACTTACAATGAAGTCCCAGGTATCCGGCTCATATTCAAAAAAGTCCTTTCCTTCAGATAATGAACTTCTAATTACTTTAAAACCCTCCTCAGTCAATCTCTGGTAAAACATCGACCACTCATCATCAAATGGTAGCCACATTATTTTATCTTTTGGAAGATATTTTATAATCGGATCTACAGCGAATGCTGGTGTATAAAGCTCATTATCTTCTGTGTCTGATGTTAAATAACCTATATTTAGTCCTATGATTATCACCTCCAATAACATATTCTCCGTGTTAACGGATAAAAATTGTATTTCAATCTCTTTTGATTGAATTATGCATCTATTAGTTCTTGGCAATTAGCTTCGATTAATGCCTGAGCCATAACCGGCACTACACTATTTCCGATACGTGCCACACGCTCTTTAATTGGATACTTCATCTGCCCTAATTCGATCTAAGATAATCTCAGTGATACCATCCTCTATTTTCTTTACATTGTCTTCACCCAATAATTCAATTAATTTCTCTAACATTCTTTTCTCCCTTCACAGAGTACCAGACTAAATGTGAGTTTCATCCGTCTATATCTCTTCTACTGGAATAAAATGTTTTGCACTTTTCCAAATCCACCGATTATCACTTCTAATCAAAAATGTAGGATATCCATGTTTATCATCTTTTACTCCGTATATTTCTATTTCTAAAGCATGTCTTATATAATCCTCAGGTATTCCCATCTCGGATGCCTTTATTAATAGACTTCGATAATGCTCTTTACTTTTTTTATAAATAACTTTAAACATATTTCAAACTCCAATCTCCCTTGAAATCACGGGTTGATTCGTTTCCGAAATTTCAGTTTAACTATTCTTCTCTATGGCAAGTATTCGTCAATTTTTTGTATACATCTTCGTATAATTCCTGTTTGTCCCCATTATACGTATACTCAGCATAAATACCGTCTCCACTAACCGAAGTTGAAGCTAAACACTTGTAGTTCTGTAAAGTCTTGCAAGCCCATACAATATAAACATCATCCAAATCAATGCGTGTGCCTTTTGTCTCCACATCACAGTTATACCAATCTACAAGTTTTCTTTTGCATACACTTTCAAAATGTTTCATTCCTGTTATAATCATATTTCCTGCTTTCTCCGACACTTGGCAGTCGGCAGCCAAATGCTAATTCGAGACTATGGGAAGAAACTGAAACATCCACGCCTCATCCATGATAGATACAATGTTCCCATCCTCATTAATAGCCAAAATTTCAAGTGTTTTAGGTAATAATAGTCTCTCTATCTTCCCACGTTCCTTCTGGCATCCTTATCTCCATAAGCGCCACTGCATTTAATACCTTGTCTCCGTGGATTACCTTAAATCTACTCAAATCAATTCCCATACGCTTTTCCTTCCTCCGGTTCTCCCGGAAATCTCGTAATTTTAAAGAGTTACCTCTACACCAAATTTTGATATATCCCTATCAAAATTTAAGAATATTTTTCCACGCTCCGCTAATTCCATAATAAGTTCGTCTGCATTAAGTTCCTTGCCATCGAGAATATATGCACTGCTTTTATCACCGCACATTCCGGTACACTGGCATAGAGTAGATGGCTCTATCTCAAACCATTCTGAATATCGCTCATCGAATCCGTGATCAAGATCATATACTGGAAGAATGTAATGATGCCCTCTGCATAATACATAAAACCCTTCAACCCACTCCTCTTTATATATCTTCTTTGCCTTGTATAAATATCTATTATTCATACATACACCTCCTAAATTGTCGTACTATATAAGAGTAGGGAAAGAACCCCTATTCTTATTTTTTTTGTTATGATGAGTCTGATTGGTTAACGGCCTAAATGTGGGACATAGCTCCCGAAATTAAAAGTGTTAACCATCACTCATTATCACTAATTCGATTAAGCAAGTTGGGATTCGCTTCCGGGTAACTAACGAAAATGAATTGATAACTGAGTGCTGGACCCAATCATACTAATTCACAAAGGAGGAACCCCGTATGTTAGCTGTAGGTATTGATGTATCTAAATCCAAAAGCACTGTCGCAATTATTCGCTCTGATGGGACTGTTCTGTCAAAGCCACATGACTTTTCACATACTATCAGCGATATTACTCAACTCACAGCCTTAATTCATTCATACCAAGAAGAGACTAAAGTCGCTTTGGAATCAACTGGACATTACCACTATCCCATTCTTAAAGCTCTGCTTGAAGCAGGATTCACCGTATTCGTGATTAATCCATTCCTGGTTAAAAAGTTTATGGACAACAGTATCAGAAAAGGAAAGACTGATAAAAAGGATGCTGTCCGCATTGCACATTTTGTGTTAGAAAAGTCATATCAGTTAAGGCCTTACAGCCCTACCGACCAAAAGTATGAGGACCTAAAATTTCTGTCCAGACAATACAGTCAAAGCGTTTCTATGAAAGTCAAAGCCAGAGTCCAACTCTCCAATCTGTTAGATGATATCATGCCTGGTATTCAAAATATCATTCCTATCTCATCCAGATACCTGGAAAACACGCTTTTCTTCGACTTCGTAGAAAAATACCAGAGCTATGAAAAAATCTCTCAGATGGGTGAAAAACGGTTTGTAAATAGTTACATCGCTTTTGCCCAAAAACACCGATGTAGGGGTTCTCAAAAGAAAGCTCTTGCGATTTATCAAGCCGCCTCTGATGGCATTATCACCCGCAGCCCCGATGTTACCACTTCTCTTGCGTTATCTCAGTGCCTGTTAATGTTAAAGCAAGCCAGCTCCTCAGCCGATTTGATACTGCGACAAATGCAGTCTATCGCTTATACAATGCCAGAGTATTCCATTGTCCGTTCCATGTATGGCGTTGGAGACCGCCTGGCCCCTATCCTGATTGCCGAGATTGGAGATGTACGGAGGTTTACCAGTGCTAAAGCACTTAATGCTTACGCCGGTAATGATGCACCTCCTTATCAGTCTGGGCAATTCGAAGGGACCAATCGGCATATATCAAAACGTGGCTCAGCCTACTTGCGTAAAGCCTGCTATGAGGTCATGCACTCACTCAAGGTACATAAGCCCGAGAATGACCCTGTTTACCAGTTCATCATCAAGAAAGAATCTGAAGGTAAGCACAAGACTGTAGCCAAAATGGCTGGTGTTAATAAGTTTTTGAGAATTTACTATGCAAGAGTGATGGAGCTTTATAAATAACCTACACTTCTTTTTTATCACCTACTGTGGTGTTTATTAAAGTTACCCTTTTTTACGATCCAATTTTTTTCAAAAATTGCTTGACATTTATTAGCAAGTTTTAATTATGTTCAAGATGTAACGTCACATAATGCCCATCACCGGTTATATCCTCGATAATATACTCACTCAGATTTCCATTGTCATTAATTTTAATAACATCTCCCAGTTGATAATATTGTTTATATTTCTCCAGCTTTACAAAATGCTCGTTAAATATATCATCTGGGATGAAAAGCAGTATGCCCTCATACTTGATGGATGTATACCCATGTGGTACAGAGTAATATGGGGCAATCTCAAATTCTGTACCGACCTCATTAATCATTAATCCATTTATAGATAACTCGGTTATCATTACCCATTTTTCGCCTTCATTTCCGTACATAATTCACCTGCTTTCTACGGAATATCCTAATCTACTGAATAACACAAATACTCAATAGATAAACTCACGCCCATTTCCCTGCCACACTTTGGACACTCCACGACACCAGCGTCCATATTTGAGTTGCAAGCCTGCTTACCATCAAAAACGTGATGGCAATAGATGCACTCACAATCATCAATCCTCTGTGTATTGTCTGGCATATCTTCACCTCTTTTTTTCTTAAAACCTTAATTTTCTTCATGAATAAAAGCTATCGGATGTAGTATACTAGCCTCTATTCTTTTTGCTTCCTCTATGGCTTCGTTAATTGTTGAGCACTCGTCTCTTGTTCCCATCTCTGTAGTTACTATAAACATTTTAGTCTCCTCCTTCCTAAATGCTACTAATCTTCTTCTCGTTCTAAATCCAAAACAGCCACACCATCACTGTATCCTACGTCAGCAAGACCATTAACACTATATTTTTCCATGGTCAATCCCCAACCTATGCTCGGATATAAATGGATTGCCTTAACCTCAAATTCTGGATTCTCCAACAACTTTTCTGCCAATTCTTTCGCTTTCATGTATTCCTCCAAATCCTAATCTAACAGATTCACTTGTAGGTTGCCGCAATGGGGACAATAATATATTTTCCCTACATATCTTCGTTTTCCAACATCAGTTCCTTCGGAAACATCATAGATTTCTGATGTGGAATAAATAGTGTTGTCAGTATATGCTGCGCGCCTCATCTCGACTTTGCAATAATTACACTTCATTTTTTATCCTCCAAAGTTTTAATAATAGCAATGACACTTTTTACAATCACTCTTCTGGCACCGGTCCATACGACCAGGCCATTTCTGTTTCATCATTTCTGATTTCGACACTTTCTAATAATTTTAATAAATCGCGTTACAGTAGAGTGATCCCATCCTGATATCCATTCAATTAACTGTCTTTCCTCTTCAGTTAAGTCGATACCCTCCAGTGCTTTTTCTAACTCTTCCATATGCAGTGCCTCCATTTTTGAATTATACTAAAGTTCAGTTATTAGTTACTCTTCCACCCACTCCAGCGGCTCACCGCAGTCCTGGCAATAATACTGTCCAAGTTCAACATTATTCCCACAGGCCGGGCACTCATAGATTATACCTTGCTCTATATTGATCTTTACTTTCGCCATCTTATTCTCCTTGATTGCTAGTTGTTTAACCATCCATGCCATTATTGATGCTATATATGACAGTTTGTGTATCTTGCTATTTTAAGGTGTTATAATTTGTCTATCAAATAAAAAGGAGGTTATTATATGCCAATTATAACAACTACTACGGCAGGTTACTCAGTAAAAGAAATACAGTATGGTGGAGGTAAAAAACATCATGGCCCCGGAAATCGTGGATTTTATATCACCCCACCAGCCGGCAGTCCGATTGTAGCATCGTATGAATATCCCTTATATCCTAGTCCTCATCATGATACAAATTATTCCGATGGAGATAGTGATGAGAAGAAAAATTTTTATGAGACTGCTGGTAATGCAGCTGTTACCGCAGCTCTCGCTGCTGTTCCTCCTGCTTGGCAACCAAATATCGCATTTACTTGGCAGGGTACACCATATTCAGCGAATGGATTTCCGTATCGCCCATCATAACTAATTTTTTCCCCTTTAGGTATTTCAGCCTTAAGGGGAGATTTGTTTTATTACCACATTGCCCATTCTAATCAAATATTTCCAACCAAAACAAATCGTACACCAATATCATTGTGATAATTAACTCTTTTACGTTCTCCTCTTGATTTTTGATGGCTGACCTGTGCCCATATGTTATTAGGAGTAGTACCAAATAGTTCAGCCAAATTTTTAGCGGTATCAGGAGGAGCCAAAGGCAACTCATATCTATCTGGTGTTACTGCCATATACAATTTCATTACAATGCCTCCTGTTCTAACTGTCCACATGCAATCATCTCATCTTCTGTGCCAATGCACGGCCAATTTGTCTCCCTCTGTTCCTGTTCTTCAGCATCACCATAACATTCACAGTAGCCACTGCGACACCATTCGCAGCGAATATCATCATGAATCATGCAGCTACCACCTTCTTATTTAGAAACTTCTCCAGTTCCTGTCTCATATGTAAATAATTCTTTTTCTGATCCATAAAATATGTATCATTATTCTTTGCATACTCTAACATCCAATCATCTAAATCAATATCATTTTCAATTGTATAAGCCACAAGCGTCAGCAATGATAATCTGTTATCCGGATTCAAAAGTTTTGAGCCATCTTTAATTGTTCTATCCTCCAGGTCGTCAAGCATCTGGTTATAAAAGTCCATATCATTTCTAACTGATTCGATGTTCAGTCCAACATTTTCAGCTATAAACTGTTCTGATGCTACTTCTTCAATATGTAAGAAATCCCTCATCAACTTTTCAAGTAATACCAGTTTTCTTTTGATTACCGCCTTATCCTTAGTGGCTCTGTTGGTATTAATTTCATCAAATGATACACCATCTACTACTTTACTGTGTAACTCATTTACGAAGGCATCGAGAAATGTTGTGAATTTATCGCTACTAGGTTCAATATTGTTGAATTTTTGAAATAATGCAAACCAGATAAACGCATCTTTTGCAGTAAAAATCTGATCATATGACGCAAGCCCCATATCAAATGCTTTATCCAAAGTCCTATTCACTATATCAAACTCATTGTCAGTGGCATGTTCATTTAAATACATTCCCATCTTTTTACTTTGCTTCTGCCAATCATCTAAATGAAACATAGTCATAGTTGTTTCGCATACAACACGTTCATATACACCACTTCTCTTTTCCTTTTCAGAAAATCCATCACACTCTGTAAAAAATTTATGCTCTGTAATATTTCTAATCCGTCTCGCAAATTTGTCAACATATGTAAATGCTGTTTGCGCAGCATTCATTGCCTTATGGTTATTATAGCGACGCACTAATTCTGATATCTTCTCCATTGTGCAATGCTGATGAATGACTGTCTTTATCTGAAATCTATCAAATTCCTTCTGAAGCTCCTTTGGAAGTGTATCAAAAGTTTTTCCTACTAAATTACATGTTCTAGTTTCATATACAAAATTCCCATCTTCATCCTTAATAAATTCCCCATCTTCATCTATAGCTCTTACCTGATAGTCTACAGTCTTGTGAGCTTCCGATATTGAAGAGGTGATTTTGTGATTTCCAAAGCGGAATAAAATGAAACTAGATGTCCTCTGTACACCATCTACCAGCCATAACTGAGTCATCCCACCTTCCAAATCCTCTTCTCCGATAATAATTGGAAGAATGTAGTCCCTGGTAAGAACCGTATAGACCAACTCATTAATCATACTTGTATCCCACTGTCCCGATAGCCGTTGGACATCCTGGTCTTCCCGAATATCTTCCTCCTTGGTAGCGTCTAAATACGCAGAAAGTGAATAAGTGTGCTCCCTAATAGGTTCTACCATGTATAAATCCTCCCAATAATCTATAACAATATTTTTATGTTTTTATAAGCTCGGATTGCCATCATGCAATCCGAATATTCTTTCTCTGAAATATGTAGCAATTCTTTTATCTCTGATGGTTTATATCCTTCAGATAAATAACCAACAACTTGCCTCTGCTTTTTGGACAGCTTTTCAAGGTATTTTTCCATCTTACTTCCAGACGAAATACCAATTTCTTCAGCCAGCTCTGCTTCTAAATCAAAACCTGATGGAAGCATATCAGCAAGCGTTGACTCACTATCATCTCCAATCGGAGCATCAATAGAAATGTCTGCAATAACTACATATTTTTGCTTTCCATTCTTGTCTTTTGCAAGGTTTCCGTTTTCATCTCTTTCCTCTGTTAAATTACAGCGCTTAAATCTACGATTATCTCTTGTCCAATCATAGAAGGCACGGTTGATATTGCCTTTCAAATATGTACTAAACTGACTCCCCTTTGATTCATCATAGGTTCCGAGACTTTCCAGCAATGTATCAGACGCGACATCATACAGTTCATCGTAGTCCATGAGTGATACACCTTTGCGATAAATTATAGGGTCACAAATCTTTCTAAGCATCGCCATATTGTTATCATGATAAAAATTAATTGTATCTTGTTGTTGTGGCGTCAAACCAGCAAATAACTGTTGTTGCTTCGTTAAGTCCATAAGAAATAAGCTCCCTCAATTTATGTATTAATAACCTCGTAAAAGCTGCTCCATCATGTCATAATATTTAGTTCTCCCTTTGTAGGAGGAATATTTTGATTTTGAGAGTTCCATTTTGGTCTTGCCTATTGACCATTGCTCTTTCAATGCCCGTGTCAGAACCTCTATGTATACCATCGACTGTTTAATGTCTCGCCGCTTTTCCTTGAGTTCATTTCTGATCCTATCCACCTTGGTCATCACATGAGCTGGTGGCCTCCGGTTCATCCTGGCATGATCAATATCGGATAGTGCACTATCGTAAAATGATAGTCCTTGTTTTAACGCTGCGTTGTATGCATTGAGCTGAGTTATATCCCATGCAGCCAATCCAGTAATTGCACCAACCTCTAAACCTACTTCATCCAATATAGAGTTATCAAACTCAATACTCTTTTGGTCTGTAAAGATACTCTCATTGCTGTATTCAGGGACACGGCTTTCCTTTTCCCCACTATCCATATCAACCATGTAAAAATGCCCCGATTGAATCCATGACAACCCTTTTTTGTTTATCCGAAGTAAATTTCTGGCCTGCTTAAAAGTAAACTGCTTTGCATGGTTGGGAGATGTCGATGACCTATAATCGCCACACCTCATTGGATTTTCCATAATATAGTCCTTACCATTAGTTAAAATATACGTGTCTCATCATTCCTTTCTTTAAAAATGGGTACAAAAAGTTAATGGGGCTAGTGCGATTTGAACGCACGAGTCTCGCAGTCAAAGTGCGATGCCTTAACCTCTTGGCTATAGCCCTATCAAGATATATTCTCTATTTAATTTTGGGTCGCGGAACAATAGCAGAATCGCTTAGATATAAAACAAAATACTTGACAATACAAATACTACTATGTAATAATAAAGCGTGGCTTCTGCCATTTTAGAAAAAATTATATAAGAGACTCGTCCGAGGTGTTGCAGCACCGTTTGAGGACGGGTCTTTTTATTTGTATCTTCGCTAACTCGAAGTTATTTTTGCTATATGGCTATTATAATCCAAACATATGTTCGTGTCAACCTCAAAAAGAACGTTTGTTCTGTTCTCTTTATGCTTCACTCCCGTAACATTATAGTTTTCATCACCCCCATAGGCTTAATATCATATATATTTGGCTGAAAGACACTATGGATGTCAACATGCGATAAGTATTGATTTCCCGAAAAAATAATGCTCTTTGACTCATTTGCAATTAAGCAAATCCTCTTTTTACTCACTTTATCTATATCAGATATTTTTTGCCCGGCATCAAAATTAATTGTGTGAACATCAAATTTTGTATCTTCTCCATATTCTTCTTCAATCATATTTATAAGTTCTCTTTTTGTCATTCTTCTATGCTGTTCCATTTGCAAATCTCCTTTTTGGCAAATTTCTCAAATATACTCCAATAACTTTATTACATTCATCTTCACTAAGAGAACCTAATTTATATAATACCATGGATTTATCTATGACTCTCACCTGTTCTCCTAAAATCAGCGAATCGTTTTTTAAGCCATTATTTTCAGATTTATGTAAAATGTCATGTACTGGCATATTTACTTTTTTCAATTCTGACGTGAAAGGTATAACTATTGTAGTAGGGCCATATTTGTTTCCAACATCATTCTGAATAACTGCACACGGTCGTACGCTGCCTTGAACAGACCCAGTAGTCTTGCCAAAATCTACTTGAACAACATCACCGAATCTAATATCCATGTATTTACCTCCCTTCCTCTTATGTAGCCCTACGCTTACTTAATACTATGCCTCTTATTATATACTTATCTATATATAAAGTCAAGCATATATAGTAAATATTTTTTATATACTATTTATTTGCTATTCGTGGTATACTTTATATATAGTGAGGTATATATAATGAAGCTAAATATAAAAGACAAACTAGAATCTAAAAACATGAGTCGTTATGAATTAGCAAAACGTATTGGTGTGACGTACCCTACAATCACATCAATATATAACGGCAATTCAACAAGTATAAAATTGGAAATACTAGAATCAATATGTCGAGAACTAGACTGTACACCAAATGAAATCATCGTGTCTGATGATAAGAATATTAGGTACAGTATAGAAATCGAAAAACTGTCATCTGAATTACTTCCAATTATATTAGAATCAAGAAATTGTGATAAGCTTTCTGATTTACGTCAACAGGAACGTTTTGCTAGATATATTGACTTATTGCAAAAAGCTTCAAAGTCGCGTCATGAAAAAGACGATACGGATTAGGTATCGTCTTTTATTAAACGATTCTTTTGTCCGGAGATTTCTAACTTGCATTATGTAAATTTTCTTTTGGCGTTGTTTGTTGGAACATCTCTGTGGGAGATTGCTTATATGCTTCACACATTGCGCAAAATACTTTTAGTACATTCTTCCACTCATCTTCATCAATCCATTGTATATAAGGTGTTCCGCCACGCTGCTTTAGATAAATTCTATATTTGTACTGAAGATTCTTATATAACTCATTCCAAATCTTACTAAAATGAATTCCGGTCACAGAAGCAAGTTTTCTTACTCCAGCATTAAGTCTGTTCCTATCGGACCATTCTAATATCTCACCAGCAAGTCTTTTATTGTCATTTTCCAGCTTTTCAATATGACGATTCTTAAAAGCAATAAGATTGGTTGAAGCAATGGCAACAGCATTAGCATCTCCACTTGCTACAGCCCGGCCAACCTCCATCATAAGATTCTGCTCTTCTTCAATATCTTTGATTTTAACTTCTGGCGAAGCTTTTTCTTCAATGTCTAGCAATGCGTCTCTTACTCTTCTCGCCACATCAGACTGTTGTAACAACATTCCAATTCTCAAAACAGCTCGCCTACTAAACGCTTTTAATCCTCTATTATTGATAGTTACAATCTGTCCATTATCAAATATGTATGTAACGGAAGTTTGCTTCTTTTCAACGGAAGTAGTTTTTAAAAGACTTCCATCATAATGATTTCTTTTAATCATTTTTGTACCATCGGAGTCAATCTCATTCTTATTTTGTGTATACAGGTCCTTAATCCACTGAGGGCTTACTTCATAATATTCTGCCACCTGATTGATTGACATTAAATCTGTATCTGGTAAAAGGAATAATTCTTTTACTCTTTCCAATACCTCATAGTGACTTACACATTTATCCCTTATATTTCTATCAGAGATAATATTATCAATCTTTTCCTGTTCCTTTGTTCTCCTCATACTATAATCTTCCTTTCCATAGACTATGTTAATAGTGTTCTATAGATTTATTCTCCATTTTTGATCGCACACTATTAAGAATTTTACAAGTCGATTACATCAACCATCTTAGGTGGTCAATCTATTCAAATTGTCAAAGTACGGGAATTTGGAAAAATGACTTGAAATAGTCCAGAAAGTAAGATAAAATGTACTTGACTGGATTTAATCCAAGTATGTTGAATAGTGGCTTCTATTCTTTGGTCGGAGCAGAGCCGCTATTCTTAAGCCAAACTCGCTTGCTATTAGAATACAAAACCATTGTATGCCATTTGCAAGCGAAAGTCAAGAGGTGTTTTATGTTTTTTTTCTTTTATCCACCATCATTTGCAAAAAGACTTAACGAGTTACGTGTAAGTAAGAATCTCACAATGGAACAATTAAGTAAAGATCTCAGTACAACACGTGGTACTATTAGCAATTTTGAAAATGAACAGCGAAAGCCTAGTCTTGATATGGTAATTAAAATTGCTGACTATTTTCAAGTTTCAATTGACTATTTAGTAGGTCGTACTAATGATCCAACCTTCCATCGTACAAAAAAGGACTGACGAATTTCAGTCCTTTTATTACCAATTTTAATTATCACATCAAATAGTTATTTCTTATGCTCGCATAATTATTTTATCTCAACAAAATCTCCTGATTCCATAAACATATTTACAATATTTTCATATTCATTCTGCTTCGCGCCAGAACGACACATCAATTGTCCATAATACGGATCACGAAAATCCACAAAAATTGTTGACCTATCTGGTGAAATACAACCGCCCTCAGATATATTATATTGCCATCCTTGTGCCTTCAGCTTTTCTACATAAGCATATAATTCCTTATTATCATGTGTTAATCTATATGATTTTAAAATAGGCCTCATAAACTCTCCCTAAAAAAGATAATATAATTATATTTGCCATGTATTCCGGAATTATGCATCAATCGGCCCCATATAACAATGACTTTATTCTTGATTCTTCCCTCATATCTTTAATCGTAGGCAAGCCATACTTCCTGCCATATTTACACAGACCACAGCCGCAATGAATCTTGCCCTTTGCATACTTTCCATCATGATTATACCAATCAAACCCGTATATTAAATGACTGATACACTTTTTTCTTAATATTGTCTTATTCCTTACATACCTCCGATATTCTCTTCCTCTCTGCGCGTTTCCCATAATGGAGTCCTCCTTGATATTATTCACACCCTGTAGGCATCTATCAAGGTAGAAAACACCTACAGGACATGTATGTGGACTCCCATTTTCATAATTTCAAACACCCTCATTCCTCCTCAACTAGTTATTTTTTCTGTTCTGAATTGTATCTAATATTTACCATATCATTTATAGCTTTCTTTTCCATTACATTATCACTATTACAAACAGGACATTGATCAGATTGACTATAAGCAACAAAATTCAACCCGCAATTTCTACATTTAAAAATATATTCTTCATGATTTTCTTTTATTTCACCATTTCTTAGCCATGGTGGTATTGGGATAAAAAATTCTGACATTTATTTCTCCAGTTTAATCTTCTATATGCAAATTACTATGATTTTGCATTCTTCCTTTGCATACAAACCCTCTACTCTGTCGGACCTCATACTATCATCTGAGAAGTCTGCACCTGTTTCAGGACAATTTTCTCTTCCCTCTTCTGTTATGGGATGAGATTTTACAATCTGTACAGTTCAATTGTTCTATTAATTCTGATTTTTTAATTGATTACACCTTCCTATATATAAATGAAAACAGCATTTCATCATTTTATGCATTCCAGTATAGCAACCACTCCAAAGCGCTCAAAGGCATCGTATATCCGTTCTAACTCATCGGGGGTACCTTTATTAAGTCTATCCTTCATTCTTTGTAATTCATCTCCTGACGGCTTTAATTCTGTTTTTATCTGCTCCAAAATCAAGTCACGGTAATAAATTCCTGTATTTCTATCCCCTGTAATCATGTTTTTATATTACCTTTCTTCCGCAAGTAACACCATCCAATTTATATAACCATACCGCGCCGATCCGCCTCTGCAACTATCAAATGCTCAAGCTCTCTTGTATCCATATCATATTCACCAGCAAGAGCAAGAAGTAAAGAGTCTATAGGCAACATCCTGGTTCGCTGCCATTCAGCTATTTCATCACAATGTGTTCTAAGAACATCATCAGGCCACCAATGTATTTTACTTTTAATATTATCCATCTACACCACTCTATTATCAATCAATATCTTCCAACATTTCCTCATTCCAACTCCAGAACGAATCATCAATCGGAGTACAATCTTCTTCATGCTCATGATGTGTAATAGTTGCTTCTTTCCCTATATACTGAAGCATATCCTCCTCAAAAGACGTGGGCATATCCACGTTCCTTAATCTGTTCTTTAACTGCTAAATCGCCCAACTCCGCCAAGCAGTCCAGACACAGACCTATACTAATGCTTTGGGTTCCTAAATCCTCAAACTCTATTTTATATATTTCAGTCTCATCAGTGCCTTTTCCACAACTTACGCAATTACCGAATTTAGCAGCACCCTGTAATTCGCTTTTTTTCATAATTTTAATCATATTAATACCTCTCTATCGGAACGAAAACCGGATTTCAACCGTTCTTAGTCCATCGTTCTGCAATGGTCTTTAATAGATCCATCATACAAACAGTATGACATATTTTTTACCTCAAATTATAATACACGGCCTTATCTTCAGCACATGTTATTAAATCTCGAAAATCATATAATTCATACGCTTTAACATCCGCTTCATTTTTAATCAATGTTATACAATCAATTCCGTGCGCTTGCAGATAATATATACCCTTTGGCCTCCAGATATTTAATTTACTATTATATAAATCGTCATCCTGTTCAACAATGATACCAAACAGGAAACCGCCACTTCCCCAATCATGGAATTTTATCACATCACCGATTTCTAAATCACTTTTATTCAAATAAGTTCCTCCCATGAAAATCGAATTTCAATCCTTATTTTTTATATAAAATCTCTTTCAACTCAGTAACAATAGCGAGTAATTCATTGTGCTCTCCTTGCTCGTACTCGTCAAGTTCCTTGCCTTCATCAGATTTAAGATAACCATCATATTTATCAACCAATTCTTCCAACTGATTGCAAACCCATCCCTCATTATTTACTCTCTTATATTCTTTAAGCTCATTAATTTTTAGCATAAAAAGCACATCAACCTTTCTCATGAAATCAGACATTCATTCGTTCTCTATTTTCTACCATTTTTCTAGCATTAACTGCAAAATTGTATTGCCCTTCTTCGATGTTAATAACATGACTAGATTTATGTATCAAATCACATATATAAATAAAGCGAGGAACAACTATATAGACCTTATTAAATTGGTGATTCTCATTTTCTTGCATCTCACACATTGTTATAATAGCATTGTCTATCATTTCACTTGTAGCATAAATACTCGAATGAATTAATAAATAATTCTTTTTAAATATACTAAATCCATCCTTATTCATATTTTCTAACTTGTGTTTAAAGCTTTTCAATATTCTATCAAAACTGTCTGAATCAGGAATACCTATTAATATACCATCTTCATATTTAGCACCCAACTTTTTTATTTTTTTTATAGCATACTGAGTATTCCTTGCAAGTCCATACTCAACTTTACTGTATAAGCTTTCTGCCTCTTTTTGTTTAGTATTCTCAGAAATTGTGACTTCCACACCAACTGACATATCTTCACTCTGCAAATCTGGTCGTTCACAATCAATCTCTAAATTTTTAAATTCATCCCCAAACAAAGTTTCTAAAATTATTTTAGCCAAACACTCCTCGTATTTTACCTTCAAATTGTCTGGTAATGGTAAATCAGGGTTTATGTCAATCATATATTTCTCCATAGTTCATGTTAAAATCAAGTTTTCTACTGATTATCTTTAATAATCAAGATGATATCGCCACTCTTTGTAGTCCACATTGATCTTTCCAGTCTAATATCAACAATATCTTTATTTAATATATCTTCTGTGAGTGAATTACCATCAGGGCCTCCTGTTCCATAGACTGCACCATTCTCATTTTCTACTATATAATCCCCTGTCCATTTTTCTATAAAATCCCTTACCTTAACTTCCATATATATATCCATTCAAACACAACCAAGTTTTCATTAATTACAACTCACAAGGTAGATATTGTCCCTCAATTTTATAATCACCATTTTCTACTTTTAAACTTGTATTTTCGTTTACCCACTTTATCAATTCATCTGTTGATGAAAATGATATTGCAACTGCAACATCGTTACATACGAGTAATCCTTCTCCCTCCTCAGCACTTTCTACAAAATCACCATAACAGTCATCAGTGCAAAGAACAATAAAATATTTCCATTTCCACTTCATAATTATATCCTCACTTGAAATCAATCTTTCTTCTGATTTAGTTTACTCAGTAAATGTATCGCTCACCCATCCACACTTACGACACTCGTAACTCCAGCAACCGCCTCCACCAGACATATCAGCATTATCGAAGTGAATTGCTTTATCTCGATTGGACATATATTTCATCTTTCCATTGTGAATTATATAAGGTTTTTTTGTAACCACATTGATATTCACTTCCAAATTCCTTTGCTCGTGCCTTGTGATTTTTACACTTCCACATTCCGGACAACAATTCCCATATCCACAATCGTCAATTTTAACTTTCTCCATAACTTTCCAGCTCTTGTTACCTTTCATCACTGTAAATCACACATCCCTCTTGATTTCAGAATCTCATTAACCTGTTTTGTCGTTATGCAGTATATTTTCGCTACCTTCTTCTTATCTTCAAGTGCCTTATATTCTGAAATTATATCTTCTTCGGTCCAGTTATACTCAACTGGCTTATTCATATATTTCTCCATAATTTAATTTTTCCTCTCGAATCTTATAGTCACTTATGACCTTCCTCCATTTTATCATACAATCCTTCTGTTAAACAGACCATTCTTTGCTTTGTCTGTCTAATTTTCTCTCGCTGGATACAGGCATACTTACGTGTTATCCGGACATCAGAATGTCCAAACTGTTCCGACACATCAAGAAGCGCCTCAGACTTATCCTCTGAGAGTTTGATATACTGATTAGCCATTGTTTTTCTAAGTCCATGAGTTCCAATTTTCTGTTTAATCCCAGCTTCTTTTCTTGCTGCTTCAACAATTTTATACCAAGCTTTAGGGTCAATATGCATCCTCATCTCACCAGTCCTCCTATCCTTGTGCGGTTTTTGAGCTGTAAAAATATAGTCATCCATATTCTGTTGTCTGATGTAGGTATTCTTCCAAGCCAGCCACGCACTCATCGCCTGTTCAAACCCCAATCCCCAAGTTAGGTCAATATGCTTTCCAAATTTGCTTGTTTTCTGTGGAACGAATTCTGCTCCCAAATTAAATGTCCAGTCAGAATTAACAATGTCACTCCACTTTAGAGAACAAAAATCTCCACCACGTAAACCGATCTCAATTGCACAAGCAAACATGGTCAAGTTGCGTCTAGCAGCCCTTTCCTTGGCAAATGTATCCGCTTCTTCAATTCGACGCATAAAAACACTATAAACAGCTCTTATTTCGTTCTCGTTGTAAAGACACTCCATGGTAGTCCTTCTTTTTGTTTTATGGGTCTCTGGAGCCGTCTGTGCAACGTCCTCTTGATATTCAACAGGGAGTTTAATAATTTCTGCTTTGTGATTATCTTCTAATGCCGCCTGTGCCATAATCCTACCTCCATCTATTAAGAAATCAGCCGGCAGCGTTTGACCACTACCGACCAAGCAATATGTACTTATGCAATAAATCTATCTTGATTTTCGAAAATACCATTTTTAGATGTTATTCTATTTACCACATCTAGCAAAAATAATTTTATTTTTTTACTCTCATCTTGAAATTGTGGATATTGTATTGTTGCATTTACAAGCAAATCATCTGGGTTCGTTTTTCTAAGATATGTTATTAGTTTTCTTTGTATAAATTTATTATCGTCATCATCTGATTTTTTAATTTCATACAAAGCATTAATTATTCTATGGCAATGTGCTTTGGTAAATTCATTCCAGTTCGCCTCATGTAACAATTCTAATACCCAATCAAGGTGTTCTCCGTGTCCCCGCCTAAAAATTTCTCTTGTAAGCGTAAGACATGATAAATTTCCAGCCCTTTTGTTATTTCTATTTACAATTAATCCCCATTTGTCACACAAATCTTTAATCGCAGTATCAATCGCCTCACCTGCGCAGACATGAGCTTTAAAAATATCATATGGATCAGGTTTCTTTAAACTATCACCTTGGCACCCAAATAATGCAGCTTCATCCGATTGTGAAAGACCTACTGTTATAACACATAACACGTAATCAATACACATCATTTTCAAAGCAACAAGTCTGTGCTGTCCATCCCATACATATAAATTCCCATCGCTTCTATAATTAATTTTAAGCGGGTCACACTTCATATCATCCCACTCCTGTGCAAGAGTTTTAACATGACTCTGTACTGGGCGCTGATATGCTTTATCAATATGTAAATCTTCCACCGGAACAATGACAAACACTTTGTCGCCTATAGGAATACCTCCCATAAGAATTTTCAATGCGTTTTTACGGCTGTCGGTATTATCATTACGAGAGGAATTAATTTTCCTCATTTTTTCAATCATTTTATCTTTAGACATACCTACCACCATCTTTTTAGCTTGTAAATTACTTTGTTCCATTGATTTCATAATAATATTCTCCTTTTTTATTTTTTTGCACTAAAAAACGTAGGTATCCAAAAAGGATTCCTACGTATGTTTTTATAACAACAGAAGATTTGATAATCCAGTCCTCTATCAATTACTTATCATAATGGTTCCAGCCTCCGAAAAATCCATTCAGGCTCTCACCTTTCTTTTTACCGTACTCATCGTAATGGTTTACTCCACCAAACACTCCAGGAGTACTATGTCCTGTCTTATGACCATCTGAATCATAATGATTTGTGCCACCCAGGAAACCACTATGACTATATCCTGTCTTATTTCCATTTTCGTCATAATGATTCATCCCACCGAATAGTCCAGGGGTGCTATGTCCAACCTTATGTCCATTTTCATCATAGTGATTAATTCCCCCAAAGAATCCTGGTCTGCTATACCCTTTCTTTCCCATGCCAATTACCTCCTAACGAATATCTAATTTCATTCGTTTTAATTCCACTCAAATGTACCTTCATCTATCTGTTTTGTAATATATTTTATCTCTCCTATAATATTTGATAGTTTCAAATCAAGAGAAATCTTTAAAAACTCATTAATTAATCTTCCTATCTCTGCATAGGGATCTGTAGAATTATATATTTTTTCAGCATATGTTTCTCCCGTATCTTTATACTGATTATTTAATTCATTCAATAACAAACCTATACAATCAGCTTTCGGAATAATTACTCCTTCGGCAGTTTCTAAACTCTCAGTGTCATCCTGCCAAGATATAAATTGGTCTAGTGTTACATAATAATCCATAATTTCTCCATCTATCACAAGTTTATCCGTCTTTGCTAAAATATACTCATCATCTAATTTAACTGCCATACCATTTTCCAACACTTTATTTATTAATGGCTGTTCATCTCCATCTTCATCAAAAACAGAATATACATAAATCATATTATCCCTATCCTTTCTTATTAAATATTCCATGTAGCTAGTCAGACTCAATCCCTTTTCTTTTGCATTATTTTCTGCAAGCTGTTTCAATTCAGAAGAACATCGAAACCGGATATAATCATCTTTAATCATATTTGTTATCACGCCCCCATCAAATATATGTTATCACGTTTATTATCGGTTGTAAATAAAAAAGAACCATCATTACTGATAGTTCTCTCAACAGCCTGAAACTTAGATTTTATGCCATTGCATACCACTTATCAACTTCACTCATAATTCCTTCAACAGGATTTACATCAATATATTTACTGGCAACTGCCCATTTATAGTAGGCCAATAGTATATAAAATCTATGCTTTACAGTTGTCAGAGTCAGACCAGCACTTTTCATTCTGTGGATGTATTCTTTTAAAGTATCCTGCGAAATGTTATTTAGATCCTGATTACAGTCACTTTCAATTTTATTCAATGCTAACTGATAATCTTTTATAGTATCATCTGATGCTTCTTTTGAACTAATGTAATTCACAAACTCCTTAATCATCTAAAATTTCCTCCCTGTAAACTCAAATTTCATGCTACTTCTCTTTTAAAACATCTATCATCTCATAAAAGTTCAAAGCGCTAGGATGTTTGGGATCTCTTTCATATCCGTCTTCTGTCTTATTCAATAATGCAACAAAATATCTTACTACCGATTCATCATCCATTGCTTTTTGCTTTCCATCATTGGCAAACCTCATTGCTTCTTCTTTCGATTCGCATTCTGTAATTGTATTCTTTGTAGAATAATAAAATTTACATACACACCATTTCATATTGTTATTCATTTTATTTTATCTCCCTTGAATCTATTATTTCAACGTATTTCTTCTGGTATATCACTTTCATTAATCACTTCAGATATAAGTGATAATCTAATGTCTTTTTCTCTTTTTTCTTCTTCCAAGGATGGAATGTAGCGCTCACAAGACCCCATATTTTTGCCATAGTTCTTACATCCTGCCCATCTACACGTTTTGCAATTCTTTATCAATATATACTCACTCTTTTCCTATTAATCTAATAATTCAATCTTTTTTGGTCTTATATGTATGTCCTTGCACTGGTGTATCACATCTCGCACATCAATCATTTCCTGCTATTTTAATATCTGAACAAACTTCTTTTTCTTTGTGTCATACACTTTAACAAAAACGCATTGTTCTTGATTGTCTCCGCGCATATCTGCATCTACAGTACTTATAATTTCTGCTACATGTTCCGGTTCCACATTTTCTGTGAGTGGTTCTTCATTGTAGTCTAACGATTCTCCAGGTTGTGCCATATAGATATTAACATTTTGGGGGTTCTCTTTGTTAATGTGAATATAATAATATAAAACCTTATTGTTTAAGTGTCCCATCGCAATTTTTTCCATATGCTTCTATATTCCTCCCATGAAATAATCCTTTCTTTACCTATTGCCTATCTTTAAATAATGCCTCGAATATCTCAAACGTTTCTGAACTCAAACGTCTAGTAGAGCACAAGCAAGACGACGGTATATTACCATTTTTATCAAAACGCAGTCCTTTTTCTTTGCTTTTAGGATATCCGAATCGCAACTCAGATAAAAGCTCATCTGGTAACTGGCGAGGTTCAATACTAGAGCCTTGTTCTCCCCAAACAGCCCATTCAGAGCAACAGTTGAATGGCCTCTGATGCTCCAAATACGGTTTAAATGGAGTTTGATAATATAGATCCCAATCCACCCCATCAGGAACTAATGCACTACACTGATTTCCCAACTCGCGCACAAGGTAATCATAAGCTCCTTCACGATGCTCTACAGGTAGACGAGCCATTATGTATAAATGTTTATCTATTAGTGTTACTGGAAAGACAACATCCCCTTCTTTGATTGAAACAATCGTTGGCATTCGTAAATGTATACTACCCAAAACCACTTTAATAGGTCCTACATCTCCAGCCCTTTTTATCTCTTCTACTCGATCCTTTGGCCAGTAAACCATATATCCAGGCATATATGCCCTCCTATCAACTATCATTATGCTATTTTCTCTTCACTAAAATATTTCCTCTCAGTAATAATAATACGATTATATTCTTCTTCAGGCATTATGCATGTAGCCCCACTCATTCAGATAATTAACATCTTCCTGCCATTACTCTCAAAAGCTGCTATAATATTATAAACATTCCTGTTCATGACATATTTCACTCCCATTATACAATTTTTCCATCATAAAAGCCACCAGATTTTCATCCAGTGGCCTCTATTGTAACCTACCTCTTTTTCGCCGGAGTCGTATGAATATTATTAGGGACATCGTACCCTCCGTTATTTGTCTTAATATCAATATCTCTCTGTGACATACCATTCGACCGATCAACGCCCATCTGAGTGTAATCCAACCTCTTCCCTGGTGGACACAGCCGATTGTGTGCTTCATGACTTGGAGCCTTTATAACAGCCCATGTTATAGCTATAAGAATAATTGATGCAATCAGTTCCATATTTTGTACCATCCTTTCCTTAAACACTGTTTCAATAACATGTATTATACCAAAATTCAAAGTAAATCACAAACTATTTCCTACTCACAGCCTCTATTACAAGCCTAATCCCATCACTGAATCCAGCGATATATCCTTCCTTCATTCCAGCTACCAACACTTCCATATGCGCTTCCAGAATCTTTGAAAGCACATCCATATCATCTGGTTCAAGCTTATCCATAAATTGTTTGCCCAACTCATAAGCAGCCTGACGCTTCTCCTGATATTCCTCCGACATTCCCATATTGTCCACAGGTCGAAAATCGCCCTCATATATTTCTCGGATCATCTCTTTCTCCTCCTTCATAAGTTGTAATATCACAAACATAAACAGCCTACATTATTGTAAGCTGCCTAGAAACCTATGTTTCATCAGTTTTCATTATCACCCAAATCTTTCATCCCCTTATCAATACAATCCGAATATAATACGTTCAAACTTACACCGTTCATGTTATGACTAAAAAAGCCGTATTTATTTTCCAATGCTATAACACAAAGGAAATTATTTGCCCTTATATCAACATGAACAAAATCGTTCTTTTCATATAATATCGCAACTTTTCTACGGCTTCCATCTGAAAAAATTTTATAAATTTCTAATTCATTATCATATCTATTAAAATATACTCCAAACATACTTTTACCTCTCCCTTATAAACTTGTGTTTTATCCTTTAAATTGCGCATGCATCTCTCCATAGTTTTGGCTAAAATGCAATCTCTTGCATACGCGGCACCTTTATTAAACTCACTCTGCATTAATCGTCCTCCTCCCGGCCTCTGTACCTCTTCTAATTCATCTTCTGATTTCCTCTCCATTTTCGTCATATCTCACCACACCAGGGTGAAGCCTATGTAATTCATTCTCTAACAATTCCTGTGCAAAATCGTTAGCAGTCAAATCTGTCTTACCCTGTGCTGCCTTAACAGAAAACAATCTGTCCGTATCTTCGGTTCCTAACCAAAATTCAAATATCGGCATATCATTTATCTCCTTCCTCTGTAGCTCCTTACCCTCACTTCTGGTTCAACAAAATCAACATCAATATACCGTTTAATAACCTCTAGCATCCATTCCCTGCAATCCGCCGTGTTACAAATCCACTCCCAGTCTTCTTCTTTTTCGTAGTCAAACCCATCCTTGTTCTTTACAATCTCAATGAACTCAGAAAAGAATTCTTGTTCTACCTGACTTCCTCCGTCACCGGAGCTATTCGGAAAGTGCGCCTTACAACCATATAGAAGTGTTGTAAATTCCGGCCTATATACTTTCCCGGCTTTAGATTTACATCTGAGTCTTTCTCCAAGTAACAGGTTATATGCAAAGACGTATTCCTGAATCTGTTTCTGTTTAATCTGAAGCTGCCGATCCGCAATTCGAGGAATCAAGGCAAGCAGCTCTCCGATTCTGTTTGTATCCGTCGCATAGCTCATGATTAGGTTTTCAACAAATTCATGAGCGTTCTCCTGTCGTAACTGTTCTTTGATAATATTTGACTGCTTCAAAGATAACATATACTCAACTCTCCTTTTGTTTACTATTCCATCCGTTTTCAAATTTTGTGCCACTCCAGTCAAACCCATCAATCATATAACAGGAAATCTCAAACAACATGTCCTCTGGCGTCTGTTTGATAAACCAGTCCATATTTACAGTAGTTCTATCATGCTTATATTCGTCAATAAACTTCATTATTTCTTCAACTGTTATATCTTTTCTCTGAATTTTGTAAAAGTCTGGATACCACCTATCAGAAAATCTCCCATTAAAATAGTCAGTTGCATACTGTCCCGTCATCATAGGAACTTTCTGACCGTGACTGTAATAGATTTCTTCAATCCCTTTTAAATCTTCTGTCTTATCAAAATCTAATACATTAATGCTCACATCCTTATAGCTTGAAAAATCACTGGCATACATCATATAGCAATCCTTGTCTGGTTCATCCCAATCCGGCTGTATATCTGCCCCTATTAATGTAGCAGCTCCACATCCGGCACAGATAAGAAGAAGATTTTTATTATCTTCCAATGCTTTTTCAATTTTCTCAGTCGGAATCATATGTATTCTTCCGCATTTACAAATTCTCATGTCATATTTTCTATTCATAATTTTATCCTCACCTTCCCAGCAAACATGTATTTCATGCTCTCTTCAAAACACTTACGGTTTCTTTTGCATATTCTAATGCTCCGAGAATTTCAGAACAAGGGAATTTTGGTTCTTGTCGTTTTCCCATCAAATAGTCCTGTAAATCCTGAATCCGTTCTATTACCTCTTCTGGCTTAAGATTTTTATAGCTCATTTTGTTTCCTCCATCTTTTCTTGATACTATGTAATTCTCCGTTTACATGCCCATTAAATCCTCTGCAACACTCACATTAAATGCTTCCTCAAACCAGTGCCAGATTTCTTCTCTATAGATTAACTTTCAATATTTTTTTCTATTTTTGAATTATTTCCCAACAAGCATACTCACTTCCATCTTTATCCCATATTTCTGTTTTATTCCCCGATTCTCCATAGTCGTAGTTTCTCCCTTTAAAATATTCCTTCACTTCATCTAACTCGTAATCAATCGCTTCTATAGCTTCTTTCTTAGTTAAATAATCTTGAATACTATCGTTGTTTCCCGTACTGTCTGTATATTTTACTTTGTACATATTTCTCTCCTTCTTCGCTCGAAAAGTATATTTTAAACGTGTTTCCAATCGTCAAACACGTCACCGTTACTATCTAAATATGTGTCTGGAGCATCTGAAAATGAATAAACACGTTCTTCCCAGTATTCAATATCAGAATTCAAATAAGTTGCCCAGCATCCCTTCCCTAATCGCGCATATTTCTCGCACATTTCCTCATCTATGTAATGATAATCTCTCCAGTTATCGCATTCTTTTACCGCATTTTCATCACACATTGCAATATAGTCCCCAACGGCCATATCATTGAAAGCCTTCTTTTTGGCATCTTCCCAGGTGTCTGCATTTATTTCATAAACCTGGTTTACGCATTCACCAACTGATTCATGATAAAATTTCATTATAGGTTCCACCTCTCTTTTCTCTATATACTCTTGTTTTCCAATTCAATTATTGCACAGTAAATATATGTCATCATACTAACTCCCTTTCTGAGCAAAAATAAAAGCAACCAGATATATATTCTCTGATTGCCACCACCATCATTGCTAAATTTCTATAATACCTATATTGCTGTGCAATAAGATTACATCTATACCCATTGGGTAGTATCCCTCAGTTACACAAAACTCACTTGCCTTCAAGAGAGCCTCCGCGTGGTTATGGGATTTTAAATGTAAAGGGAGTTTATAGTCTTTTCCCATATTCAAAATAATCAAATAATCTTTCATATTCCGTCGCTTCCTTTCTAAAACCCTTACTCTCAATTAGCACATTGTGTTCCATAATCACAATATGAAAATCTCACAATGCCATTTTCCTTTATGGTAATTAACATGACTGAATATCCTTCATTTTTACTATCTGTCCACTCAGCATAAATAGATAACCCTTTCTCATCATTAACACGTCCCTCACCTTTGAAGTAACAATCATCAATGGCTTGTTCTATTAAACATACCAAGTTGCTGCTCATTGGACTTCTCATTTATGCACCTCCACTCTGTAAACGTGCATTTCCTATTACGACAACTTCTCATTCACAAAGTTTTCTACCGAATCAACAATAAATTGTTTGTTCAAATTTTCTGTGTAATAAGACTTTTGTTTCTCTCTATATTTCTTACCTTTCTTTAATCCAACTTGTGATATTGATAGGAAACCAACATTATCTGTGTCGGTATTAAATTCCAATTCTAAATGAAATTCATTCATATTGCATCTCTCCGTTCTTTAACCGTCTCCTTATTTAATAAAATGATGAAAGACATCATTCGTAGTATTTTCCTGTACAATCTATTAAATCACTTTCATCATCAGCACATGCCAAGTGATATAACTTTTCCGCATTTGTTAAATGTTGTTTTTCATACCACGTTCTATATACTGAAAATGCTGTATATCCAATATCATCAGTGAAACTTAATTCAATTTTTTCTTCCTTACTCATAATTCTTCCCTCGCTTCCTATACCCTGAATGGTACATTTCATTTGTTATAAAATGCTTCACAATATTCAATCAAAGGAACTACATATCTGTTATTTATTAAATCTTGATTAATATGTGCTTTTGTATATTTCCAAGGAGCAACAATTTTAAAATCTCCGTTATTTACATGTCTCAATATCCAATTGAGGTGAAACTTGAACATGGATTCATCTCTAATATCAAGGTTGCCACTATAAATATCTCCAACTACGAAATGTCCCAGCAAATCTTCAAATGCCTTTTTGCAATACAGTTCTATAAACATAATCCATCCTCCAAAAATTTTATAACCTTATATTCTCCCATCAAATCATTGATTCATCTGCTTATTTCCTTTTGACATTTCATAAGATATTCGTCAAATTCCACTCCCACAAATTCATAAAATATTTTCTTTACAGATGGCTTATCTTGACTTTCTTTGTAAATATTGAATATATCTTGAGCGATACCTGAAAGCTCAAAATCATTTGTTTGTAATGCATCTACTAAAATAGTGTCTGCATCAATAATCTGTCCGTATGGTGTATTAACATTAAGTTTTTCTACTTCCTCAATCATTTCTAATGTCCAATCTGTCATGTTATTTCCTCCATTCAATGTGCTACATTATAAACGCTCTCCGGCACACGATAAATCCATGAACCACTTCTTACTAAAAGTGCGTCCATACCGCAATACAGTTTCTTCATTCCATAAATACTTCCAGTCACAGAAAAATTAGGATACTGTGAAAGATTGTATTGCTTCTTCTGTTCTTTGTTCATATATTTTACCCGTGCCACTATGTAACCCCTTTCACTATTTAATTGATAAGTTATTGGAACAATATTCTATGTAGTTTTAAATGATCTTTTATATTCCTTTTAATTAATCTCCAAAATCCTTTATCTGTAAAAGGCATTTGGGAAACATCACAAACCTTCCCACCGTCAAGGTATTCGAGAACCTTTCCATGTTCATCGTTTTTGTATACATCATAATCAATGCACATAGTTCCGTCATAATCCCTTATCGTAATGTCTGTGCTATATCCAAGTGGATAATTTATTAACTGTCCCACAGAATCCATAGATATATCATAGTGACCAGAGGATATTTCTTTTTTTAATTCTCCATATTTTCTATAACATCTAACTGTTTTCATAATCTTCTAACTCCCTTTGTTCTTTATTTAAGCATAATTACAAACCCATACGCTTTTCCATTAAGCTTCCCACCTGCTTCTATTTGATAATAATTATTGGCTTTATATTCTAAAATATCTTTTTTACAAAAAGCCACATCACTTCCGTCAATATCAAAATATTCTTTAAGAGTCTGATATTCAAATTCTTGTGTACTACCCCAAAGACCATAACTATAACACTTCCAATTCTTGTAATAACTCATATTTTGCTCCTGTTTTTCACTAAACTTTGATGCATCCAACGCTTATTAGTCCCATCATAGCCACATAAGTCTTCCCACTATGAAACTTCCCTACTTTATATTTATATTTCTATAAAATAATTATCACCTGTAAGCCCGTCAGGATCTTTGCTCATATCTTTAAACCAAAGATATAATTTGCCGTTCCATTCATACAACCTTTGCTGAAATTCCATTTTGCAGTTTTCATAAGAAATAAGTTCTTCCAGTTTGTCAAAAGCAACTAGAGTTCCCCAACAACTTCCACATGTCTTATCATTAACGCAGAATTTATTTATATCCATTATGTATCTCCTCCATGAAATAGGCTTGAAATGTGAATTTCTTACGCTATGTTTTTAAATTCCCACCCCATTTTATCTTCGATATCATTAACTTCTGACTCCATCCACTTTCTATAAAAATCAATATGTTTCAGAAAAACATGAGTGTCCATATAGTTGCAGTAACATTCAATATCCTCTTCTGGATTTAACTCATCACTATGTAACAATTCCAAGTCAGTAACAAGTTTTATATAATCTTGATCTTCTTCAATTTGTTCCTCTGTCATCAATCCGTACTCAATGCATTCTTTCCTTACTTCTTCTAGCTCCTCTTTTATCCTCTCTTCTATATAATCTTTCTGCAATTCAAATTCTTCTTTTAATTCCATTGCCCCAGTTCTGAACACTTCCCTAAACAGACTATTTATGCTCAAATCTCCATTTTTCATAAGACCGTCCAGAATTTCATCTAAATCATAATTTATGTCTTCAAGAAGTGATAAATCAGCACTACCACAATCTAAAAGTTTTGTCAAAATACATTCTTGCATCGTCATAATATTTGCCTCCATCCTTCAAATGAAATTGCTTTTTGTTAGTTCACCTCAAATGACTCAATCTCTATCGCATATTTTCCACGCAAATCATCCACATAGTAAATATGTTCGTTATCTTCCATACTGCTTATATCAGCATTCCCCAAATCAAAAAAGTACCCTGTATCATCCGATTCAATACAGTCTTTAGAAAACCTCTTAATTGCTTCTTGGAACGTATATCCGCATAGCATTACTTCATCAATACCCCATCTTGCTCTAACTCTGGCTCTATAATACTTATCCATGGTGTTATCTCTCCATTTGATTATAATAATTACTGTATGCATTTCTTATCCTTCAGATATTCCTCAAACTCCGGTGATAATAATTTCCGTAATCATAGTCTCGTTACCTCCTAAACATCATTACAATCTGGCGAGTGATAACAAGCCCAATACCTATCGCAATGCAGACAATAGCAGCCATTCCCGCCGTGTTGTCAATAACTGCAACCACACAACCAAAAACAATCATTAGAGCACCACATGCTCTTTGTTTGAAAAAGCAAATACTTACTCGTTTTTGATTCTTACTTCTCCTGGACCTCTGCAAATCAATAATCTTTTCCGCTTCTGTGAGCGTATATAACGGCTCATAGCAGCTTGTTTTAATCTCCTTTAACATATTCCTTACCCTCCTATGATTTTGCCGATTATGGACACTATAAAAGGCACTACGGTATGTATTCTCCGTAATGCCTTCTAACTGTTCACAAAAAATCACAATTTCTTCGGGTTTAATTTGCCTTTGGTAGCATTTCTCTTAAATCGTATTCTTCTAGTTCAATACCGTTGATGGATACGAATACGGTATAATCGCATATGTAACACTTTTCTTCCCGCTCTTGTTCCTCCGTTGTATCCAAAATATTACAATCGGCGTCTTCTATTTGGCTCCAAGAAACTCTATTATCTATAATAGATAAATCGGATTCTTTGAAGTCTGAATAATTGCATTTATTGATATATGCAAGTAACAGCTCACCAATTCTATTAATAGCATGAATATCTACATCAAAGTTCCCATTATAATATTCCATACCGGAGTACTGACAAAATTTCCCCTCTCCTTCTTTAGTCCACTCGTTAACCATTTTGATTCCGCCTTGAATAGTCACTTTGAAATTGTTCTGAAACTTTGCTATATTTAACATAATTTTATCCTCCAATTTTCCGTATTATAAAAGGAAGGCTGCTAAACCTTCCTTCAGTTATTCGATATTCTGTTATGTATTATGATAACCCTTCGGTTTTTCCCCTCTGCTTACAAGTTCCTGCCTTAATGCCTCTACAGATATACATCCCGGCACAGGCTGACCAACACTGACAGCCGACCATATATAATTTTTGATTGTTTCCGTGCTCCATTCTTTAATTTTATCTAATTCCCATTGATAGACCATTTTTTTACTCCTCTGGAAATCTACCTTTCATTCTCTTTCAATGACCATCTGATTATATACTCTGATCTTTGAATTATCAGGATATTGTAAAATATCCTCAATCTGTTCTTCCGTTCCTAATGGTGGCATAATATAAAATCTATTTAATCCAATATTATCTCTAAAATAAAACCTTTTCCTTGATAGTTCCTTATCTCCATCAAACTCAGCAATGATAACCATTTGATAAGGAATTTTTCCATCATAAGACAAGCCTTCATAATCAACATTGTATTTCCCTATCTCTTTCATTCCATACATAATACTATCCTCCCTATTTGCTCCCATATAGTCCAGACAGTGACTTATAGTTTTTATCACTTGTCCATGGTAACTGTGCAGCGTTTCCACCTCTGACAATCTCCGTTGTGCCGTCCTCATAGAAAATTTTGCCAACCTTGTTCCCGTTCTGGTCCATAGCGCTATTCCACTTCTTAACGGGTTTCCCGTTCCATTCTTTCATATATGTACCGCCTTTCTTTTCGTATTTATACGGTTGTATGCCATTGTAAACCACGCTTATTGTATAAAGGAATCCAGTGTGCTTCATAAAAATCATATCCGGCACCATCTATTCCGAAGAAGTAGCCAAATTCATCTGATTCATAAATCCTAAAGCCACAATCGGCCATTTCATTAAGATGATTTTCAAGCCACCAATTATCACAAGAATCGGAAAACTGCCACATTGTCCCCCACATAGGAAAGTAATCATCTTCTTCTCTGCTTAAATCTTCTTTTAATTCCTCAACTTTTTCTCCATTGTCAAGTTCAATAACTGCAATTTCTTCCCTATCTTCATTTTCTTTTATCTCTTTTATATAACCCATCTCCTGATTTTTATTACTCCATACTCTACAACCTTTTGAAATAGGGGTAATTTCTCTCCAACCATCAACGTCTATATTAAATAGTTTTGTTATCATTTCCAAAGGAAAAGCATTAAAAGTTCCAACCCATTCTCTACTTGCTTCTAAAATTGTTGTAATTTCTCTTGTCATAATCTCCACCGTTTTAACCTTTCTTATTCTTCAATTTTTTCTCTGTGCTTTTCCATCTTAATAGGGTAATTGCAGTTTTCCCTATATTCTTTCAAGCTTCGCTTTGCGTCTTCTCTTGTGTATTCGGAATTTTCAACTTCCCATCCATAGCCACAATTACCTAATATGTCCCATCTATCAACTGTTTTCCTTTTATAAGCCATAGTCTCACCTTGTTCCCTTTCGTTATATGTATTCTCTATTTCATTCCACTAAAAAAGAGATATTCCCAAAGAAATACCTCTTTTAATCTCCCATAATATCATGGGCAAGTCTGACTACATAACCTCTGGCCAATATCAATAATGCTGTTACAAAATCCATTATGTATCTCTCCCATAAGCAAATGAGCATATACACTGTGACGTGTATATGCCCTAATTATCGTTCCCAGTACCATCCTGCGCCATCCTCTGTATAGAGCATTAGCCCCGTATCTGTGACTCTAAAGTCTGTCACATTGGACATATTGAGATAATTAGATTTGTGCATTAAAATAGACGCTGTAATGAGCGCCGTAATTGCTGCCGTGATTAAAATTGTAGTTATAGTTTTCATTTCTCCCACCCTTCCTTGCGTATATATTCTATAATGGGACCTCAAATTGTGTACCCTTTACGCCCAAATAAAAGCCATAGTCACAGACTAATCCCAGGATGTAGTACGGATGATATTTGTCTATGGATTCCCTCACTATAGTTTTCCGTATGTCCTCTAAAACAGCTTTATCTGGCTGATATCCTTGTTTTAATAGGCCATTGATAACTTTGTGCTCAATTTGTCTATCTTTCATATAGTGCCCCTTTATTCAATGACTGTGAAATTTTCTGCTAAAAAGTCATCATAGGATTGATGAAACCACGACTGCGCACTGAACCATGCATATTGTTTTTTAGGTACTGATTCATCAACTATTCTGTCATATTCAGGGTCATAAAACTTTCTTTCCATTTGTTATTCTTCCTCTCTGGTGTTACAAATGTGATATTTCATTGATTTTATAGTTTAATTACCGCACTTACATGATTTTTTTCATCTTCATTATTTCCAATTTCAAAATTCATTGGAATTTCGTATTTAATTGATATACATTCTCTCGCATCAAATGAATTATTAGCCGTTACTATTGTTTCAAAAAGTTCTCCATTTTTCATAAATGATACTAAATATTTTTTCATGCTTGCCTCCCTTGAAATATTGATTTAGAACTATAAGACCGGATATGTAGTGAATTCTAATGCCCAATGAGGTGCAATCCACTTCCAATTCCGCTGACGGCAATAGTTTAGACATTCACTCCAGGTTCCGGAATATACTTCCAGTTCTGAACCATCCCGCACTGCACACGGCTTATACCTCCATCCACTGAAACATTTCAACCGGTGCCGTGATTGTACCGCCTGCACATTCTGCTACTATTAAGATATCCATACCTTTAAAGATCAGATCCTTTACTGTACACATGATTGCATGATCAAGATCCTTGTAACCATAAATTACTTTTGTACCATTCATTGTGTTCCCTCCACTTCTTATCGTTGATATTCTCTTTATCACTTATCCATGCAAACAAGTTGATTGTATTCTTTGCATGGTAAATAATAAAAAGCAGTCGTGATTGACTACCTGTAATATGTAAGTTTTTCGTCTTTCGTCTGCCGTTCATTCTCTACGGCTGTTTAGACTTTAACATTAGCTTTTGTCCACAATGGTTTACTTTCCTATTATGATATGGTATCACATCCCCATTTTCACCCGCTCCATCCTCTAGCGCGCTAATTATTGAAAAGACTACGATATTATCCATATGATAGAAAAAGTCTATCATCACGGTTACAGCTTACCACGGCCACACCGTTGGACTATTTACTTTAAATAATCCAAAACTTTTATATGTAGTTGTCTATCCCTTATTGGGTAGTCCGATTTTTGCGTTGGTTATTCGCGTAACATCTGATAATATTTAACTGATTACCTAATATCGTCCCGGATGTCACCAGCGTGTTTCGGCTAACACGGATAGCAGTTTTACGGCGCTTATCTCGTTCCGTTTTCTCTATTTAGAGAATGTGTTAAATAATCAACTATGATTTCTTTAACCTCTTGTACAGTCTCTAAAACCTGTCTTGTTTGCCATGTGATAGGCACACCACCATATCACACATTATTAGTTCTCTTTTTTTTGAGCGACTTTAATACACGTTCCGTAGTCAAAAATACAGAATGAGAAAATGCGCTCAATTTGTTTTAGGGAATTTTTCTGTCAGAATTGACAGAATCGTTGAAATGTGATATCCTCAAATTGCGAATGAGAGGTTCACATATCAATGTGTTCCCGTGAATTGGGTGGAGTTAGTAGCTCCGCCCCTTTTCTATTGTAAGAGGTACTTTCCGCCCCCTCTCTATAAGGTTTCACGTTACGACACTTTCGGAACTTCCCCTACTCGATTGTCCGAATTACCTTATGGGCAGGTATTAAGATCACTAGCTATCGTTTTGACCTATACGCTGCTACTTACTTAGATAGCAGTATCTGTCCTACGATTTTTTATAGTACGTTGTAGTTACGTCTATTGTCACCGTTTGTTACGGCGAATGGAATTGGGAAACTGAATTCCCCACGGCTACACCGTCAATTCCTCTGTCATTATGCAATGTCTAAATGCTCTTTGATTTTCTTAATTTCCATGCGGAGATTGATTAATTCAAGTTCCATGCTTTCGCGTTTCTTTTCCATCTGAAGGGCTTCATCAAGACGCTGTTTAAGGAAATCATGACCCTCACCGATAATGTCGATTTTCTTGCTAATCTCGTTTTCAACGGTTAATTCAATGCGAGTAGTTCTTTCCTCAATCCTTGTAGTACGTTCATTTACTTCCTTTAATCCCTGTCCTAATTCGTCCAGTTTTTCAAGAATGAGTTTTTCTGTTTCTGTCATGCTGTTTTCTCCTTTCCTTAACTCTTGAATCAAGTATAACGCTATGCCGATAGAATGTCAAGTGTTTTATTGCGTTTTTGTAAACTATTTTATTTCGTCCATTTTTGCTGTTACAGTATAATGCAATACATTTAATATACGATTTGCATCGTCAATTGAAAAAGATTGCTTTTTTAACAGGTTATCAAGTCCTTGCCTTGATAGTCCTATCTTTTGAGCTAGTGCAGTCTTTTTAATACCAGAGTCTTTTATTATCTTATTTACTACCTGCAAGAGCTCTTGATTAGTACGTATATCTGTCATATATCATATACCTGCCTTATTATAATAAGGAAATTATATCACACCTCCCACCTACTTGACAACGTATGTACTCCAATTAAAAAGAGTGTAAACCCCTTAATAATTCAATAGGCTTTACACTCTGTATGGTTATTTTAAATCGTTTACTTTCTTTTCCAATTCATTAACCTTGGATGATAGATCCATCAAACGGACGATGCAGTTAATTTCACGCTCAGTCTGTGATATTAACTTATATAAACATTGGATGTCGTCCTTTATTGGCTGTAATTTTGTTTCTAACATGTCTGATAGAGCAAGTAATAACTCATTGTCTGTCACAAAATCCCTCCCACTATGCTATCCGATTCTTTAATTCAGCCATTTCCTTTTCGAGTTTCTCTACCTTACTAGTAAGGATATTAACTTGGATCTCATATATTGCCGTCTTATCAGATACTTTAATGGCTTGATTTAGCTTGTCAATCAAGTTTCCATGGTTTTCAGCCAGTAGCTTAATGTTTTTATTGGTTTCGTTTTCAAGCGTTATCTCGATACCAGTCACGCGCTGTTTTAACTCTTGCATGTCGCTGTATATCGCTTGTAATAACTCGCTGTCTGTCATTGTCTCACCACCTTCCCACGTTGTCGGGTTGATATGGATTGATTATACCATGTTGGGAGTGTAAAGTCTATTCAATTATCAAGGTGCGTTGGACTGTTGTCCAAATGGCCTACAAGGTTATGAGCCTTGATGGTGCGGACTGTATAGGCCGTTGGATTTTAAAATTCATCAGATTCTAATAAATACCTTTGGTACTTTTCTTGGTAGTCATCATCAATTTTTTTAATCCTTGCTTTTTCTTGCTCTAGCTCTTCAAGTGAATCAGCTACAATATAAGTCATTGTTTCACCGTCAAAACGGGAAATACATAAGTCGGTGTCTTTAGGTAGTGCATAAGTCCTTGTTATCATATTTGATTTACCTTTCGCCTTTTACCTTTATTATGTTGTAGGGCTTGTTGCCCTGTCCCTTGGGACACTTATAATATAGCATACTTGTATTGTTATTACAATACTTTTCTTGCGAAAATAGTGCACAAATTATGCTATAATATTTTTGTAAAAATCAACAATGTTTTGTCATTGCAATACAATGTGTGGATATGTTATACTATAATACTACCCATTTGGAGGATAGAATGAAACTAGAATACAGTGGCAATGTTAATGATATTATGAAACAAATTAAACACATAATGATTGACAAAGGATTGCGCCAAAAAGATATTTGCAATATTACAGGATGGTCACGTCAGACAGTTAGTAATTTATTAGCTGGTAGGACTCCTAATCCTGGAATCAATATTATATACACATTATGTAAGGCTATTGGATGTAACCTATATATTGATATTGACTGATAGCGTAAAATGGATTGTGGGCCGTTGTGGTGCGCTATATGGGCATATGTGATTAGATTGTGGACATTATAATGTAGGGATAGGATTTTGTAATGGAGCCAGGAACGATGTGACACATTGTGAGACGTTTTAAGGCTGGTTTGTGATGTGGGTGGATAGCCGTTAGAGTGTGGATGTTAAATGGCTAGGATTTGATTGTGGTACGTTGTGTGGGGTATTGGATTGTAGATTGATTGGGTGTGTATTGATGTAGGTGTAACATATCCAGGAACGACTGGCATGGTTGATAGTGATAGATTTTGAAGTATTGACCATGCCAGTTATGTTGTCGAAACAGCGTTGTGTCGAACTTGTTTAAACATGTTATTGTCAGACAATTTCAGCCTTGTTTAAACAAGTATACAGTTCGATATATTTTGTTGTTTTTACAACGCAATATTTATAGTAATCAATACTATATCACATAGTTGGAAATCATTTACAATGCGTACTAATAACAAAAGTACGCATTTTTGATTTTGCCCTTATTTATCAAGGGTTTTTGCTGTCTATACCATAGGTGGGGGTATGTTTACATTTCCCAGTTAATCCCATTTTCACCAAATGCCCCTATCTGTTCCACCCACACATAACCTTAAAATTTTCACTTTCCGGCACCCAAAACACCCCTTATAATTGTACCAAGCATCCACACAATTCTTAAAATCTCTCAAAACAAGTTCGGTATCGAGTTCGGTAAAACAACGCATTTACAACGAAAACTAAATTTTCAGATAATTTATTTTCGCCCCAAAATACTGCAAAATCACTCTCCTCCCCCCCCCTAAAACTCCCTATAAATCAAGCACTTTCCCGAACTCGACCTTTATATAAGGAAATAACACCTCTCACTCATCCTAAATCACACCACAAAATCTCAAAAATCCCTTGTATTTCAATGAAATCTCCTCACTTCCGAATCTCCTCACCGAACTTATCGTTTTCATGTACACAAATACATGCTATAATTAGTCAAAGTTTGGGTATCAAACAGATATATTTATTGAGGTGAATAAAATTGGATGAAAGATTAGCACATATTCGAGCGAATGAGAAAATGTCACATGTTGCGATATATACTAATGAAAAACTATATCAATCAAACACTTGGTTACGTAAACCCATAAAAACAGTACAGGATATATGCCCTTTATTTAACGGATACGATAAGCTTCAAGTATTGGACTTGGGGTGTGGTATTGGTCGTAACTGTATTTACATTGCGGAAAAATATAAAAACATAAATTGTACTGTAGAATGTGTTGATTTATTGGAAGTTGCAATTGAAAAACTCCGTCAAAACGCTAAAGAACATAATGTGAGTTCACACATTATTGGAATTGTAAAATCTATTGAAGAATATGATATTAGTGTTAATGCCTTTGATTTTATTATGGCAATATCTGCATTAGAACATATTGACACTGAACAATCATTTATTAAAAAATTGTTTGAAATCAAAAATGGATTGCGAAAAGATGGTATTGTCTGTTTAGTAATAAATTCTGATATTAAAGAAATAAATTTAGATACACAAGAAAACTTAGACGCACAATTTGAAGTAAACCTTTCAACTGAAAAAATACAGGAATATTTAAATGATATTTTTAGTGGATGGAATATATTAAAGTATTCTGTTAGCAAACAAGAATATGATATTCCACGGGATTCAATAATTAGTCATCTGTATACAAAGGTAGTTACTTATGTAGCAAGAAAATGCAAATAACATCAGGCTTTTGTATGTCAAAAAGGGGAGCATCCCTACTCCCCTACCTGGCACTCCATCGGCAGCTTATCATCTCTTATTCCCTTCAGAACCGCTTGCCGACGCTCTATTGACTCATCTGGCATATACTCTACAATGCAAACTAACTCAGGCGCTAACCACACCGCTTTTTCGTTACCTGGAGGTGTATGTTCAAACGGCGAATGGTTGATTATACTGTATTTGTATTCATTAAGCTTCCTCAGACTTGCACCAAGAGTAATATGCCCCTTATAAACTAATTCACTGCCATCATACTGGCCTATAACAAAGCTGGTCATATTATTTGGTTTTAGAATATATCCACACAGCACAAAATCCTCATCGGTCATAACCTTGATTTTAACCCAGTCCCGTGTTTCTTTACCAAACCAGTATAAACTATCCTTCTTTTTGGCAACAATACCCTCTAAATGTTGCTGCTCTGCCAGTTCAAAAAGTTTTATGCCATGTTCTTCAATATATCTGCTATATGCAATCTTACTACTCTCTTCAGCAAAACATTCTTCCAACAATTTCTTACGTTCTATAAGCGGTTTATTAACAACTACATCCCCATCAAAATATATGACATCAAAGGCAACAAATATAGCAGGATTCATTTTAGACGCCAACTCTATCTTAAATGGATCATTCAGTATAGACCTACGTTGCAAAATACTAAAAACAGGAACACCATTCACTATAACGGCCAGCTCTCCATCAAGGATGCATTTATGCTTAATATTTTTGTAGATATCCTTTAATTCCTGGAATCTTGGAAGTAATTTAAAATCCCTCTTATTACGAAAATCCACACTACTATCATTAAAATATGCTATGCAGCGCATCCCATCCAGCTTCAGTTCATAGATATAATCATCTGAGTCAAACGGATCTACCATCTCTGCAATCAGCATTGGTTTGATACCCTTTTTATCAAATATATCCATTATGCTGTACCAACTTTACCATTTTGCAGCATTTCTATTACCTGCTTCATAGCCTCCATAGGATCTATCATTTCATGGGTTACATTATCTGTAGCCACAATCTCTTTACCATTAATCTTAGCTGTTATGGCCTCTCGCAGCCGTTGCTGATATTCATCATGGTATGCTGATATATCAAATTTCTTCTCCAGAGATTTAACCATCAGCTTTGCCAAATCCAATTCTTCCTTCTTTATCTCTACTTTTGGTATTGGCTTTGGTAACTCCTGAATTTCTTCTTTGTAAAATAATATCTTGGCAATAATACATTCCTTAGTAGGATACAATACCAAGAGTTCCTGCTTAGTACCTAACACAGTCTTGGCGACCGCTACCAGTTTCAGGCTCAGCAATGCCTGGCGAAACAGTTCATATGATTTCTCTGCACCTGGCTCCGGAATCATATAGTAGTTCTTGTCAAAGTAGATGCTATCAATCTCAGACATCTTGGCCGTATGATCTATATGGACTGTCCTATCTTTTTCAGTCTTCAGCTTATCCAATTCATCCTGAGTGAATACCACATAACGCCCTTTCTCGTACTCATACCCCTTAATGATATCATCGTTAGACTTTATCTCCTTATTACAAGATGGGCAATATTTCTTATATTTAATCCGTTCATGAGAGTCCTTGCAAAGTTGATTAAACGAAATACTAATATCCCTGGTTGTCTTGTATAAATCGGACGGAATATATAACACACCCACAGATATAGCACTTTTCTGAGCTACCGCCATTTTCATCACCTTCCTTTGTGATTAGTATGTGTGGTATTTGTAAAACGTAATTTATGAATTATCTGGAAAGTGAAGTTTTGGATGGAGAATAACTATATATCACTTAAATCAAAAGAAAGGAAGCTATAAGCATGACCAAAACACAAGTAATACCACAAAAATTTGTATTTGATGAGGAAGGAATGACTTTACGTAATAATAAACCAGAGAATGAAATTGAATTCCCTGGCCTTAAGGTAACTGTTGAAATCGATGCCTACAAGACAGACAAACATGTTCTTAAAGAGAAATTGGAATCTATTTTTCAAGAAACCCTTGGATATTTTGATTAAAATAGGAGGAATTGTAATGCAAAAAACCGATATTTATGATATAATTATACAAAACCTTACAAAAGAGTGGGAAAATTCTATGAACAATCAACTATCTATAGAAAAGTGGGAAACACCTAAATATTCAAAAAAAGAAATTAATAACGCTGGCAAGACCATCGCTATCCCCACAATTGAACCAGAGGAACGTTATGCTGCATTGGAAATAGTAAATAACTGGCGTTCTGCACATGCGTACCCTCTACAAGTTATAGCAAGTAATCTTAGATTACGTAATCCTAATGCTATTGTTGTCCAACGGCTTAAACGGCTAGAATCAATTATTGGGAAACTTGAGAGATTTCCCGATATGAATTTATATCGAATGCAAGATTTGGGTGGTTGTAGAGTTATTGTTGACACCATAGAACAGGTATACGATGCACTGAATAAATACAAATCTTCTCGAATACGTCATATAATCAAGCGAGAGGATGACTATATTCAATCCCCTAAGAAATCAGGGTATAGGTCTTATCATATTGTTTATCAGTTCCATAGCGACACAAAAGAGACTTATAATAAAAATATGTTTATTGAAATACAGTTCCGCACAAAACTCCAACATACATGGGCAACGGCTGTAGAAATGATGGGGATTTATACAAAATCACAGTTAAAGGCCAGTCTTGGAGATGAAGATATATTAAGGTTTTTCGTTCTTGTATCTTCCGTATTTGCAAAAATGGAGGGAACCCCTATAGCTCCAAATACCATTGATGATTTTAACACACTCATATCTGAAATCAGAGAAATAGATAAAAGGCTATATATCGTATCAAGATTGAGTGCTTTATCTGTAGCAATAAATCATGTAAATGAAAACACTAAAATTAAAAAAAATGGATATTATGTTTTACAGCTAAATTATAAGAAAAAATTATTAAAAATAAATTCATTTCTCAAGTCGCAAGTTGAACTTGCAACTAATGTGTATAACAAAATCGAAGAAATCAATAATCCAAATTTAGATGTTGTACTTGTGTCGGCAACATCCTTTGATACATTAAAAGCAGCATATCCTAATTATTTTACTGATATTTCAGGTTTCGTAGATATGATGCGAAGAATATTAGCTTAAAAACATTAATCAAGACAGGTAAATTATATACCTGTCTTTTTTGTTGCTTAAAACAGATAAATTTATTCATTAAACGGAGAATTATATATTAGCTACCATCAGAAAATTATCAGGAGGAAATATTATATGAATACAAACACAGCTTTACAGGTAACAAACTTTGATTTTTATGGGGATTCCCTCATTGCCATCCGCGATAATGCGACTGGTGAGATTTATACGGCCATTAATTATGTTTTAAGAGGTATTGGGTTTACTGAACTTCAGATTAAGCACCTTCGTAAAAAATGGAGTAAAGATTCTATAGTGGCTGGTGGGGTACAAAATTTTATCACTCACGATGACCTTGGACGGCTTCAGGATTCTTTTTGTATATCCATACGAAAGCTTCCACTTGCTTTAGCCAAAATAAACATTACACCGAAGATGAAACGGGAACAACCAGAACTTACATCAAAATTAGAATTGTATCAGGATAAATGTGCTGATGTATTGGCATCAGTATTTCTTGACAATAAATCGGCGTCAGATATAAACCTTCAGCCCTTAATTGATGCTATCACTACCCTCTCATCATCAATTGTAATTATGCAACAAGATATTGTGTCAATTAAACAGAATCAGGAAAATATTCAAAAGCAGATACCAAAGAAACGATATTCCTTCTGGTCCACAAAGATGTTTCCAAAATATCAGCTATTAAAGGATTATTTCGGCATAGCAGAGAACAAAAATTTGTACAAGGAGTTATATAGGGAATTTCACAATATGTATCCGGATATAGAACTTAACCAGGTCGTAGATGATTATTGCTATGAAAATAAATTAGAGAGTTGCTACACCTTAGACGCCATAGAGCATGACAAAACGGTACGAGTTCTATTTGAGGCAATGGTTGATGGACTTTTAGAGAAATACGAATTGATATCCACTTCCGGTCCAGTAAAACAGAAAACAATTTTTGATGATGGAGTAGAGAATATATTAGTAACCCACCAGAAAGGAACCGTAATCAATGAATAACAATTTATATCTCAGCACAGTGTACAACCATACATACAACGAAATCTACAGACGATATCAACTTTTATCTGATCAGGTTCTAATTGATAACTGGAGATATCATCAACACCAGGCACAACGCAAGGATGATTATGACTGGATTGCATTTTCAGTTTGTGAGGATTTGCTTAGGCAAAGAGGGAATACATATTTAGATGATGTTTACCCAAAAGATTAGGAGGAATACATATTATGAAATTATTCGTTAGAGGACCAGAACAGACAAATTACCGCCGGCAATTAAACAGTTACCCATTTATATCTATATCATCTATAAAACCAGGTGATACGTTGTACGGCTTAAATGTTGATTACTATGTAGACAAAGTAGAATATAGCAAATCTGATTTAGCTGTATATGCCACTAAGACACAGATATTTTAGAAAGGATGAACTGACTATGGCACAGGATAGAATCACACTATGTAAATTTTACATATGTAAAGGCGAATGTTCTAAAGGTAGAGACTCGGACCACAATGGCTATTGTCAGAAGTGTAATAAGTATGAACCAAGATGTAAGGTGAAGATAATTAACAGGAAAAAGGAAAAATTAGAGAAGATACGATTGAGGGAATGGTAAATGAATGTAGCAAGAGTAATGAATTGGAACGATAGTGAAAATTCATTACGATAGTAGTCTTAATTTAATATATACAGTCTTAATTTATAAAAGGACTTCCTAAATTGCACACTGTGGCGTGATATACTTTTGGTTTTTTAGTCAAAGTATATCACACTGTAGCGTGATATATCTTCAATTTATGATTATGGGAAAGTAGGTGAAATTATAGAAGGTGATAATAATATATTAGAACCACATGCTCCAACGCATATAGTAAAAATACCAAAAGATATAATATTGCAATCTTCTTTGCCAGCGCATAGAATATCAGTTTTATTTTATATGCATTACAATCAGACCTGGGATGGATATATAAACTACTCTCCTATCCATATGATTAAATGGTCTGGATATAAACCCAATTGGCACAGAGGAACTCAAAATAACATCTATACAAAGTTTAAAGATTGTATGCAATGGTTTTATGATAATAATTATATTTGCAATTTTGACAAAGAATTGTTCATACAAAATACGCTCCAATCTTCCTTACTAAATTTTGAGAAGTTGTTACCTAATACAAATTTTGGTGTTGTATATGATTTTGAATTAAATGCAATTATGAATTATGTATCTTCGTACAAGCCGCTTAATAAAAGTATATTGCTTTTAGTTTTATCATATGTACGAGCTTTTACATGGTATAGGGCTTTTCAGTTGACAGGTCATTCAGAATCTTCTAAAAAAAGCAAACCAGAAATTTTTCATTCGCAGTTTACAGTAATGTCAAATTTTATAGGTGTTAACGAAAAATTGATTTCTAAAGCTACTTCTATTTTGGATGAGTTAGGAATCATAAAAACATATCGGATGCCCAACTATCAAGACCATGAAGGAACTTGGCATACTGATGATATTATCTACGTCTCTCCCTATAAAATTATTTCTGTAAATAAAAAAATGATAGTTTGTAGTAAAGATGATTATGACTACAAAAAAGAACTTCAAAACGGAATTAGTTATCTTCGAGAAGCAAAATATACAAGTAAAAAGTTTTATCAAGACTAAAACAATTTATAGGAGTTTATATGAAATTTGAAAATGGAAGACATCTTGAAAATTACTTATTAAAGATATTAACGAACAACAATAACATACTGAATGATGATGAAATATCTCATATCAGGAACCTTCATAAGATTTATACCTTTTTGTCAAATATACCAAATATCGAATCTATTATTAAATGGGATGGATATTATCCTTGGGTTATTTTTGCTCAAAATGACAACTATAATAGACTTATTCAAATAGCAATCGAAGGAAATAAGAGTATATTGTTATTTGAATCTGGTGAACAGTCAATTTCTTTTTGCGATGTATTCGAAAAATTCCAACTTGGAATTGAATATAAATCTTCTTACATTAGATCGAAACCGAAATCAAATGATGTTTATTATCCAAAACATCTTCATGTTGTAACTTATAATACTGAATTTAAAAAAAGAATTGTAAGAGCTTATTCAAAACCTATAATACCTCACGATAAAAACATTGGAGTTTATTTCATTTATGGTGAATATGGAGAATTAGTCTATATTGGGAAAAGTAATGTTAATCTTCTTAATAGAGCTTGCGAATCAGCCAGGCAACGTACAAACGGAAAATTTTCAAAAATAGAATTACGTCCGATGAAAACACTAGCCGACGTAAACATTTATGAACTTTATTATATTGCAATGTATCATCCAATCTATAATATCGACTCATGTCCAGATGATTTTCCTACCTTTTCTTTACCAGAGGTTTTACCTGAATATGAATTACATCTATTAAGAGAGGAAACTTTTGATGTAGAGCATATTTATCCGAATATAGTTCAAATTCAATCTAAAGAATATTGGAAGTCACCTAAAGATCATTATTTAGCATTAAATTTCAATAGAGACAAGTTTATAAAATCTGTTTCAATGATTTTATGGAAAAAATTCAGGAATTCCAAAAAAATGGATATATTGTATTTGACTGTAAACAAAGTGATGATAATACATATGGTTGTGTTTTACATCAAATTTAAGGTAACATGGTGCACCGAAGATTATTGTATCAATTAATACTAATTTTGTTAAGACTGAACATACGGTCTTTTATAATTCAGGGATGGAATGGCACTTTACCGTTGCGCCAAATTCGACACCACGGAAAAAATAATAGGAAAATGAGGAATAAAGAATTATGTACAACTTAAAAATCAATCCAGAACTAAGGGATTTTATACCACCACTCTCCGGAGAGGAAAAGAAGTCTCTTGAAGATAGTCTACTTAAATATGGGTATAAGGGTGCACCTATTTATACCTGGCATAATTACATAGTAGATGGTCATAACCGTTATAACCTTTGCATGAAACATAATATAGAATTTCCAGTTGAAGAACTGGATCTTGGAGACGAGGCAACTATTATTGATGTCATGGAGTGGATGATTAATACACAACTTGGCAGGCGTAATCTCCCGCCCCAACAAAGAATTGCCGTTGTTAAGAAGTTTGAGAAGAAAATACGGGAACAAGCAAAGGTTACTCAAGGAACAAGAACAGACTTAACTTCTTCTCCAAATGGAGAAGAAGTTAAAAACACTCGTACTGACAAAGAACTTGCTAAACTCGCAAATGTAGGCACTGGAACCATTGCACGTTTCAATAGAGTCATGTCATCTGACGATGAAGAATTGAAAAAGAAATTGCTTGCTGGTGAAGTAAAAATAAATACGGCTTATGAAAAAATCAGAGAAAAAGAAAAACCAAAAGAGAATGTAACTACTGAACCACTCCAAACTATACCAAAGACATATCAAGAAGCTGCCCAGTTGTTTGGCGGGTTACAACAGGGTCATCTTCCAAATAGGAAAAATGCAGAGACAAACGATAATTTTACCGATGAACAATTATTAAATGCGCTCATCTCCAGCAAAACACCTGTTAATGTATTAGACTCCATTGTTCCACAACAGGAGTTTGATATTATGACTAGCACTCTATTAGAAAATGTTGCTTCATGTGATTACCGTATTTTTGATTTACATGAAGTCTATAAAAAAATGGAGAATGAAGATATAGATTATGCTATTACAAAATTTGATAGTGTAATTGAAGCCATCATGAAGTTAGAAGAAAAGATCAAAGAATTTGTAAAGGAGACAAAATAATATGAAGAAAAATAAGAATGGATTAATTGTACCAGATAGCACAGAGGCATTGCCATGCAAAATTTTACACGCAAAGTTAGATTGCCAGAAAACACCAAAAGAGACGGATGTAAGAGAACTCGCATCAAACTGGGAGGATAAGTTATGCGATCCAATTCATGTTAGTTATAGAGATGGGCAATATGGAATTGTTGAAGGACAAAAAAGAAAACTTGCTAAGATGATGATTGATTCTGACGGAACTCTTGTATGCCACATTTACAGAGGTCTTACCCAAGAAGAAGAATACCAGTTATTTTCTCAACTAAATAATGGTAAGCGTACATATGGGTCAAACGAAGACTACGAAGCACGTTCAAAATTTGATCCTAAATGGAAGTATGTCATTGAATGTGTGGCTCAGGCTGGCTTTTCGATTGTTTATTCTGGTGGTGCAAGAGAAAAAACTTTTGGTTGTGCTGCTACATTAGAAGAAATTTATGATGGCATGGGAGATATTGATTTTATTGAAATGATTAAACTGTTAGCGAATGTATGCGAAGGAACAAAATTCTCTTTACAAGCCACATTCTTTAAAGGATTTGCGAAGTTCTACTCTATTTACAAAACTTCCATTATTGATAAAGAATTCAAAAAAATGTTCATTGATAAAAGTACCAAGAAAATTATCAAAAAGGCCTTTATTAATGTATCTGAAAAGGCAAAAACATATACACAGACTAAGAATGTCGGAGTAAAAACTGCTTTTGGGATATTAATGCTTTATAACGAATACTGTTCTAAGAAAAACAGATTATCTTTTGGCGCATTTGATTCCCTTGACAAATAGGCGAGGTGAGCCGCCTTGCCTATTTATGTAAAGATACCACGAGAAATAATATATGACAAAAACCTTGGAGATAAACGGGTGATTATCTTTTCATACTTATGCGCAAGACGCGCCTTGGACGATACAGTGGCCTTCTCTATCACGGAGCTGTGCCACTGGTCAAAACTCAAGCCTAACTATAGGGATGGAAAGATAAATCAAAAATACTATGAAGTTTTATTACATCTCTCCCACTATAGATATTTTGTAGAATGTCCGGATTTTGAGAGTTGCCTTCATGAGTCTACCAATTCAGTAAAATACCAGCAAGTAAAACTGAATATAGAAAAGTTTGATATCCCGGACAATTTCGGAATCATCTACTTTGATGAACTACAAAGAATTTTAGATTTCAAAGGAGAATTAAAGGATAGTGGCATTGACTTTGTCAGGATGTCGTCGGCATACATATTGTTGCTCCTCTCCTATCTCCGTGTGAACATGAACCGTAATCCGAATAAACCTCTATGCTGCTTTCGACATTATCAAAAGATTGCTGAAGACACTGGTTTATCAGAAAGATATATTGGCCGGATCGTAGAAATACTGGATGCTATGAATATTATTAAATTCCACAAAATGAAGCGCGCCAGGTTTAAAGACACAAATAATGATGTCAAATTCAATACTACACCAAAAATATTTGTCGATTATAGGCATTATATCAAGGATACTAATGGAGTTTCTATTATTGATACTAAGTATGATTACAATACTGAAATTAGCAAACAGATAGAACATATGAAAAAAGAGAATATTACTTTTAGTAACTAACCAATCACACCACAAAAGGAGTGAGGATTATGATCACAAATAATTTAACAGTAAGGAGAACACGATTATTAGATGAAAAGCATATATACCCCAATCGACCATAGTACATATGGAGGAGAAATTACAACCTGGAGTTTTGACGGACACTCAACATTAGTAGAAATCGCAGATAAAATTGCAAAGGACATACGATTCGACCATCAATGTAAAAGGAATAGAGAATTAGCAGAAAACAGAAAGAGGTAATAAAATGATCAGATATAAAAATGTACCATCTATAGAATTCGATTTAGAAAATGATTACAAAGTAAAAGCCGAGTATATTTTCAATAAGGATTCTGGGAAATATTTAGTGTCATTCTATTTAAGACAGGTTAATGTCGGCATGTGGGACCAAATCCACAAGGCTACTGATATTGTATTCGATTCCACATATGAAACCATAAAGACTGATATCGCTAAATACTTTACCAAGTTACTTATTGAGGGATTCTTTCAGTATTACATAGACCGCTATGTGTATCAGATGAAGTGTTTTGATAAGGGCAACGATTTATACGAGAGGGAATGTCTGAATGCTCAGTAAGTCAGACTATAGGTACTTTGAAAAGGCACATCAGGCCGCTCTCATCTCTGATTTCAATAAAACCCACGTCGGCTGCATTGCAGTCTATCAAGGTAATATCATCGCCATCGGGTGTAACACCCACAAGACACATCCCAGACAACAATACTATAATCAGTTCCGGACGATACGCTATAGCGATAGTAAGTATCTTCCTAAAATGCACGCCGAAATACATTGTCTCAACGTGATCCGTAACCTTGATATAAATTTTGCCAAGGTAAAGCTATATGTTTATCGGACTCGTAAGGATCAGGACTTTGGGTTATCCAGGCCGTGTGCGTCTTGCATAGCTGCTATTAGGGATTTAGGCATTAGGCAGATATACTACACAACTAATGAAGGATATGTTTTTGAGAAAATAGAGATCAAAAATTAGAGTCTGTGAAATTAAAGAAATATAGAGAAGAACAATCTCGGCAAAGTTAAAACTCAATATTTACGTTTCAAAATTAGACCCAATTTGAGAATAAGTGATAACTTGTTCGCCTGATAAAAATGAAACGAAAACTTGTAGTAATAATTAATACTTATAAAGGATGTGATGTGAATACATAATGAGCGACTTTGGAATTAAAATTAAAAACATCGAGGCCAGCACTCTCTTTGAATATAACAATGGAGTACGTGACCATTACGAGTACAAGGAAGCACTGTTCACAAATAGTCTATTTAGTGATTATCTGTTGGAGAATGGGCTAAAAGTATGGAATGAGGAATCTACTAGAGATATTATTTGTTTGGAATTCAATTTTGGTTCTAGGTCATTTGACGATGAAATGGAACATTTAAAAAAAATCAGTATGAAAGCCAGACTAGAATATAAGATTGCTAAAAGTTACGGATATCCAACCGTTATTAAGAAAAAACGAAATAAACGTCGTAGACTAGCAATGCTGCATCAAGAAGCGATAAAGAACAAAGAAAAATATCAAAAATATAGTAAAGATGATATCAGGAGAATATTTTACAATGATGGTGTTACTGTTGAATACATATCTCGTAAGAAGAATGGAGATATTGTTAAAACAGAGCATATAAATTACAAAATGTTATATCGTAGTACTGGCAAGGCCAAAAAGGGTTCTTGTATGTTCATCTGTGATCGTTTATATAAAAAAGCAATTAAATTTTTATACATGGGAATAAAGATACCAAAGAATAATGCTCCCATTGTTGAAATCAGTGCATATACTCCTCTCATATCTAGTGCTATTGTCGGTAAAATTAAAATTAATCCCAAGAACATTTTAATATTAAAAGACGTAGACAGAACTTTCAAGACGAATGTGATTAGTGTTGAAACTGATGAGAATCGTCATTGCGTTGCAAAGTATCTTGAGGACTACACCCTGAAGAACACTCTTTTTGACGGCCAGGCATTGATTGATAGTAGCATTTTCCCTGAATGGGGGAATGGATATATTTTATTACGTCATCATTTTTGCAAAATGGCAGCGTTTAATACGAATATTCAGAAGTTCTTCAAAGATTACTTTGGGGATGATTATTTATCTGCTACTGTAGAGGATATGTTTGGAAATATACATTATGTAAAAGACATTGAAGTAATTACAACTGATAATTCAATGAAGTGGTTAAAATTTAACATATCTTACGATTACTGGTGCGAAAAGGTTTATGAAAACAACTGTATGTTTGGGATTGTTAAAACCGCTCATGAAAGCAAGCTCGGGGATGTACAACGAATGAGTTATCAGATGGTGAACTCTCTTGATAAAGACATTATGGAGAACGTTGTTAAAGAAAGTGTTGAATATATCAATAAGCTGAAGCAAGATGATGACGCATTTCTTGAATATCTCGAAAAAAACAAGAATTTCTCAAATGATTACGAGGTATTAATAGCGCTATGTGAGCAGAATCGTGATTTTTTGCGTAGTTCTTATTTTAGAAGAAGAAAGATAGATATAATAAAGGTCTATGTTTTAAACATGAAAAGCGGAAAGCTTCTTCAAAACGCAGAAAATCTAGTAATTGTCGGTTCTCCATATGCAATGTTGTTGTATGCTGCAACTGGAAAATCAGAATCGGTAGATGAGGATGATACGTTTTTCGTAGAGAATGGGACAATTCAATGTTATACAGAACGGTTCAATAGTGGAGAATATCTTGCTTTCTTTCGAAGTCCGTTTAATAGCAAGAATAATCTTACATATATGCACAATGTGTACCACAAAAATTTGAATAAATACTTTTCTCTTGGCAGACAGTGTATTGCCGTTAATATGATCGGAACAGATTTTCAAGACAGAAACAATGGTGCGGATCAGGATTCTGATAGCGGCTACACTACAAATCAAACAGATATTGTTGAGCACGCCCGTTTGTGTTATCTTAATTACCCTACTATCGTTAATAATATTCCAAAAGACAAGAATTGCTATAGAAGAACAATGGACGATTACGCAAAAATTGATTCTGGATTGGCGAATTCTCAACTTGATATTGGAGAGTCTAGTAACCTCGCGCAAATAGCTCAGACTTACGCTTGTAATTTCTCTGATCAAAAATATATTAACTATGTATGTATACTATCTGTGCTCGCTCAGGTTGCAATAGATAATGCGAAGAGACGTTTTGATATCGATTTAACGAACGAAATACAAAGAATTAGACGTGACATGAACATTAATGAAAACGGTTATCCTGAATTTTGGGGGATAATACGGAAAGATTTTAACAAATCTCGTATTAACAAGGAATTATGTTGTCCAATGAATTATCTATCTTCTCTCGATTTGTCTGAGTTTCACAATACTACTACCACCCTTCCAATGAGTTATTTCTTTCACAAGTTTGAGCTTAAAAATAACATCCGTACTTGCCGCAAGGTAGAAGAATGGATTGCTAAATACTCAATTCAATTATTCAACTACAACACATCAACTGATGTAGACGAGCATTTTCTTCTTAGAAAAGATTTTGATAATCTTGTAAATGACATAAAGCAGATAAATGTATCTCGTAATTATTTAGGACTGTTTTCATGGATAATTGATAGAAGTTTTAAAATCTTACCTGGAACGAAACGAAACAAAAATAATATATCTTCAACTTTAAATAAAAATAAGTCCATATTAATTAAAGTTTTATATGATGTAAATTCATCAAATTTGCTAAAGTGTTTTAGCAAAAATTGTGAAAAATAGCCAATTTTCGTGCAGACTTAATTTTTTTAACATCCTACAAACGTTGATTTTACGCTGTTTTTTGAGTTTTACTAATGTGAACTAATGAGGGGAAAGTGAGCAATGAGAACTTTGCGTTAGTGTAAAGAAGTAAATTTGCGTGTGTTTCGTCACAATATCAACATGAATACCCTCTCCGCTATGATTGCATATGCGGAATATAAGTACGCAACACGTGTATTATTTTAAATTTAGCCCTCTGAAATATGAGGGCTTGGCCGAGAGGCATTTGTCAAATGATGAACTAGGAACCAGGTGATACTTTATCATATTGTCAAGTTTAAACTGGTGGCGGTGCTATTTTTAGAATGGCATCGCTATTAGTGTTGTATTTTTTATGTGCCTATGGCGAAAATGGTATACGCAGCGGGTTTAAGCCCCGCTTCCATATGGAATAAGGGTTCTAATCCCTTTAGGCACACTAAGCCTCTGTAGCAGAAATGGATTATGCACCAGACTAAGGATCTGGGGGGCAATGACACATGTGGGTTCGACTCCCACCAGAGGTATTATACAGGAATAGCAGAATGGCATATGCCGGAGTTTCAAAATCTCTGTGATCTATGGGTTCGAATTCCATTTCCTGTACTTTACTATGCAGTTAAAGCGGGATGCTCGTACCAGTGGACAGTCGGCTGGCTCATAACCAGTAATCAGGTGGGTTCAAATCCCATTCCCGCAACTACTATCTCCGTAAAGGGGAAATAAAAAATGAAAGAAGTGAACTAACTATTTTTCAAATTACAAGAAATGAAGCGGATATGTTGAGATCCAGAGGTTTAGATGAATTTGTAAAAATATCATCTAAAACCCACAAGTCAAGATGCAAAAAGTATTGGGCTGTTGAAGATCGCAAGGTATTATGGTGTTTAAATACATATCGAAAGAATACTATCGTCAAGTGACGAAATAAACGTGGAAGGTGGTTATGGCCATCGGAAGATTAAAATTAAAATCTGACGGAATTATGTTTGTCGGAAACAATGCTGAAGATGTCACTGGCAGCATGACACTTATAAAATTTGCCAACAAGCAGATTTTACTTGAAGCTGGATTGTACCAGAACAATGATTATCTTGAATCTTATAAAGTAAATACAGAAAAGTTTAAATTTAAACCAGAAGAAATTGATTATGTATTCGTTGGGCATTGTCATATCGACCATATAGGCTTATTGCCTCGCCTTGTAAAAGAAGGGTTTACTGGAAAAATCATAATGACATATCCCACATCAATCATCTCAAAACACCTACTGCTAAATTGTGTCTTCATTCTAGCAGATGAAGCCAGAGTGTTATCCAAACGGTATGGTAGGGATTACTCACCAATATACAGTGAAGATGATGTCTATAATACCTTCAAATTCTATACGGTATATAATCAGTACGATACTTTGTTTCAATTGGATGATGTAGTAAGCTTTCAGTGGTTAAAAAACTCTCATTGCGTTGGGGCTGCTCAATTACAGCTTATTTTGAATGATGGAATTAAAAAGAGAAAATTACTATATACTTCTGACATTGGTGCTCTGGAAACAAAAAATCATTATGTTGAGAATACGGAAGTGCCAACATTTTATAACGATTTAATTATCATGGAGTCCACTTACGGACTAAACACAAGAATATCAAAGAAAACTCGTGAATTCGATGTAGAGCATTTACGAGTTGCTATAGATACAGTATTAGAACGACATGGCACACTTGTACTACCGGCATTCAGTTTTAGCCGTTCTCAAGAACTGTTAACCACACTATTCCTTCTGTTTGGCGACGATGAAAATTTCACGACTCCAATTATTGTAGATTCTATGCTTACATGTGATATATGCTTTGATTATGGTCAGGTATTACAGAATGATTATTTAGACCTCTGGAATAGAGTTTACAATTGGAAAAATGTTAAATATATCAGAGAAAAGTCGGATTCACAAACATGCGTTTTAGATTCAACTCCAAAAATCTGTATTTCATCATCTGGATTTTGTACTAATGGTAGGGTACTCTCCTATTTAGATAAATACCTACGAGACATTAATTCTATGATTTGCTTTTCTGGATATGTCGGAGATGATGAATCTTATCTTAGTTATAGAATCAAGAATGGAAAATCCCACAAAACAATAAATATAAATAAAAAGCCTGTACCAAATAAAGCAGACTGCTTTGTAATGCAGTCGTTTTCATCTCATGCCAATTTTAATGATTTGCTAAAATACGGAAGCAATTTGAGGACGAATCAATTAATTCTGGTCCATGGTTCTATTGAGTCCAAAAATTGTCTAAGAAAATATTTGAAAGAAGAAATATCAAAAAATAATAAAACATATAAAGTGACGTGTTCAGAACGGGATATGATTATTCCATTATAAAGAAAAGGAAATCTATAAAACTATGAAAAAGTACATTTTAGGAATTCTAACAGTTATTTGTGCTATACCTATATTGGAATCATTGACCGAGATTATTCAGGTAGCAATGGAAATCCCAAAAGGGATTTTGAGTCGTCATGTAATTAAAATAAATTCTGAATTGCAGGATTTGCAGAACGAAAATGAGCCAATAAATACTAGTTGTATAGGATTTGAAGCTCCCTATGAGACTTATGACGATTTTGAGGATTGTAAACATAAAATAGGATTTCGTAAATAAGAAAAAGATGAAAGGATGATTTATTATGGCAAAATCAAAGTTGAATTTCAAAAGAAGTATTACTGATAAATTGAGTGTAAAGGGGGTTCTCTCTGAAGATGGAACCACTATTACCTATACTGACAAAAATGATATTGAGCAGGATGTAAAAGTATCTGATTTACTGAATGTTTTCAAAAATCAGCCTATTGAATTTGGAGTACAGTTAAAGAGCGACGAAGATCTTGACGTAATTCCAACTGATGAAGATTAAAAGGCGGTGGGCATACTGATTAATTTTGAGGAAGAACTTAAAAAGGTTGGTCTAACGCCAGAATCTTACGAAGCAGCCTGTGAAGATATTGATTTAAAATCAGATGGTGTTAAAGATTTAGACTGGTCAGAAATTAAAGATAAATACAATATTCCACTTTCAAGTGATAGTGTTCGAAAAGCCAGTGGTACTATTTTTGGTGGACCATTCAGAACTGCATATCTGAAAAATAAAATCTATTCAAATCCTGTAAAATATTCCCAAGAAAACGAATTAGATAAAAAGCTTTCTGAGATGCGTAAAGAGCGCATTAAATTACAGACTGCAAATGTAGAGCGAAACCGTGTTGATAGGAATGAATCGCGGCACCAGATGTATTTCGAATATGTAGGTAGTTTGTGCAAATCACTTCCATTACCTGAATTTAATCCACTATTAGAGTATGTGTCAGATGATTACGAGCATGAATACCTTTTATCTATAGCCGACGTACATTATGGAGCAAAATTTGTAAGTGAAAACAATGAATATTCCCCAGAAATTGCAAAAGAGCGATTTGAGTGTCTTACGAATAAGTGTATTACTTTCATTGAGGATAAGCATATTTCCAAATTACATATTGTTTCATTAGGGGACATGATCCAGGGAGTCCTCCGCCTTAACGATTTGCGGATAAATGATAGCACCATAGTTAAAGCGACTGTGGATATTAGCAGGTTGTTTGCAATGTTCCTTAATACGTTGTCAGCATACTCAACTATTGAGTATTATCATACGCCTATGGCAAATCATACACAGTTACGTGTTCTTGGCAGCAAGGCCAATGAGATGATGGATGAAGACCTTGAATACCTTATCGGCAATTACATCAAGGATTTATGCAGGGATAATACGAGAATTAATATCTACTTAGCTGAAGAAGGTAAACAATATATCGAAATACCGATTTTAGGCTTTGAAATCATCGCAATACATGGACATCAGATCAAGAATATTGAATCATCATTGAAGGATCTATCAATGCTTAGGCGCTCATTTGCTGACTATGTAATTTTGGGGCATTATCACTCTGGAAAAGAACTTACAAGCTGTGAAGGCTGTTGTAATGATGCAGAGATACTTGTTGCTCCATCATTCGTCGGAAGCGATCCTTATTCTGATTCATTGATGAAGGGAAGTAAACCTTCTGTCAAGATATATGGATTTCATGAACTTTATGGACATGACGAAACACATAAGATTATTTTGAATTAACGCAAATTTTTATTTATCCGACTCGTGAGCTGGGTTCCTGAATGGGAGTTGGTCGTAAGGCTTAGAAGTCCTTTGCCTATGGGGTCGGATATTTATATCAAAGGAGAATACATGGATACTAATATAGTGATGGATTTTGAAAAGACTGTTCAGTATATCATGGATAAAACTGGTCTATCCGAAGAAATTATCCAATCTGTACTTGATACGGAAACGCAGTACATGATTTGAGATAGGTATTGTTAAAATTTCAGAATAAGGGAGTTTTACTGCTTTCCTACTACAAAATTAAATTATGAGAGGATTTACAATATATGAACAAGAACGATTTGATTAAGGTTATGTCTCAGAAGATGGAAGATAATAAGAATGTTGCTGAAAAGGCCCTCGCAGCCTTTATGGACGTCATAAAAGATGAAATGATAAAGGGTAATAAGATTCATTTAGTTGGCTTTGGAACATTCGAAGTTACAGAACGCGCAGAACATATGGGTAGAAATCCAAAGACTGGTGAATCCCTTCTGATTGAAGCCTCTAAGGCTCCTAAATTTAAAGCTGCCAGTGCATTAAAGAAGGCCGTGAATGGTGGTGAGTAACCGTTGTACGACGAAATAGTAAAGACTATAGACCTAACCTCTGATGAGGTGGAAATATTGATTGATACACTCTCCTATCGACTGGCTCAGTGTATGTCAGTTGGTGAAGAGATTACAGTACGAGAATTGCTAGAGAAAATTCAGTAAAATTATAGGCACCGTGAGGGTCAAATCTCATGGTGCTATTTGAATGACAAAAATCGTTAGAGATTTTTACTGGGAAGGTGCGCGCACTAAACCAGATTTGAGCTTTTGAATTAATTGAAAGGAAGTGGGATTATTGGATGGGAAAATAGCAGATAGATCAGAAGAAATCACAGATGAGTTATGGGAAACAGTCAACAAATTTAATAAGGATATGGTGCAAGACTATCTTGATAATCAAGCCGACCTTTCCGCAAAAACTCGACCTGCTTACCGCTCCGGATTACGGGTATTTTTTGTATGGGTAAAAGAAAACTTAAAAGATAAGGATTTTACCCAAATCAAGAAGAAAGAATTTCAGAAATATTTGAACTGGCTTACAAATCGTGGATTATCCGACTCTGCAATACGGTTTAAAAAATCATGTGTAAGCACGTTCTGTAATTATGTAATGATGATGTATGAAGAAGAGTACCCTACGTTTCGAAATTTCACTGTTGGATTAAAAGTCGTTCAAACTGGATACGTTCATGAAAAAGTACCTCTTACTCCTGATGAGTACTTAAATTTATGCCAGGAATTAGAGCATCGTGAAGAGTGGCAAAAACTGGCTTATTTAGTATTCTCTTATAGTACAGGTTGCCGACGTGCCGAAGCAAGACAACTTTTAAAAGAGGTTGTTGATTATCCTGCGAAAGAAAAAGCAATTAAAATTATTGATGAAAATGGCAAGGAGACTTCAGCCATCTCAAAACAGTATCTAACTCATACTATTCGTTGCAAAGGAAAATCTGTTGTCGGTAAGCCTAGAAAGCTTAAATTTGGTGAAGACGCTATGAGCTGGTTAAAAAAATGGCTTGAAATCCGTGGTGAAGATGATTGTCCCTATATGTTTGTTGTTAAAACAAAGGATGGTAATACGCGTCAGGTCGGAGAAGGTATTTTCAATGACTGGTGTAGTGGTTTGTTTACAGAAATTGTAAATAGGCGTTGCCATCCGCATTTATTCCGTGAAAGCAGAGCTACCAATCTCGTTGTATATGAACATAAATCAGCGGAAGTTGCTCAAAAGCTTTTGGGCCATGAAGATGTTAGTACCACCAAGAATCACTACATTATCAAAAATGATGCTGATGATGAGTCCGATGAAGCGTTTGTCTAATCAGTTAGATTCCCCATTTAAAGCTCATATTGATCAATTTATACCTCCTTAACAAAAAATCATTTGCCTTACTTTTTAGGTTTTATTAACTTTTGTAATGTATATTTAATATTGTAATATGCTATCATATAAACACTTATACACAATATAATGAATCCTATAATAATGATATATAATAGTATCTTCGTAAAGGCAGGAAATGCTTCTAATATTCCGTATGCATATATTGCTAAAACACATATACTAATCGATACGTAAAAAGTAAACAGTGCCTTATTATAGCTAGACAAATACTTATACATAAAGATAAACATTGGTTCGGGATATCCTAACATTCTTCTAAACTTACTGTTATATTTGTAGATATCATCTTCTAACAACCGTAAACAATTTTTTGCATTTTTGCTGTCAATATTATCTTCTAACAGTTTACATGCTGCTATTGTTGTTCTGCTGGCATATTTATTATATTTTTGCAGTCGTTTTTTAGTTTCTTCAAGAATTAGTTTATAATTTTTCCCCTCAGAGCTCTTTATCACTTGTAATAAAGGGTAGTAAATTCTATTGTATGATATTGCTATTTTATCGATGGGGCACCTATTGTATTTAGTTACCCAATAGGTCACAAATCCTGTGATTACCACCGGGATAATTATCTTGATAATCTCGTAAATCCTATCCATCTTATCCTCCATGTCTTACTCATAAATATAACACAAAATAACAACTATTCATAGACATTTAAGAAAATTCAATCCCACCGACATCCCGGATTGTAGGCTGACCACTGCCATAATAAGTGTGGGGATGTTCGTGCCTCGCTACGTTAGTGCGAACCAGTAATTATGGAGGGCTACTACTCTCCTATTTTTCATGGGTCTGTCGCCTAATGGTATGGCACTAGACTTTTAATCGAGTTTATGCAGGTTCGAATCCTGCGGGGCGTGTTTATGATACTGCTGCTCCAATAGCGAGTGTCTTGTTAATATAAATCAGAAAGGTGGTGAGCATTTGGCTCAAACAAAAGAAGAATTAATACGTGAGTCCATGAACTCACCCAAAATAATAGACCCTTCAGTAAAATTTAAGATTCCACGGTCAGCTGAGCAGTTTGACCCAACAAAGCATAAATATAAATGTTACTGTTGTGGAAAGGGGTTCAACTCTCAACAGAAGACTAATTTTCAGAAGTCAAATAGTCCATTGTTTCAAGCAAATGACGGATTTCTTCCATGGTGCAAAGAATGTACTGATAAATATATGATATTACTTACTGCTTTCTATTCTAACAATGAAGAACACGCTATAGAACATTTTTGTCAACAAGTGGACTGGGTTTACGATATTGAGCCATTAAAATGCGCGAGGGAAATATCATCTGATAGATCAAGAATTTCTAATTATGCTGCAAAGAAGAATCTTAATGTTGGTGGAAGAAAAACATATTTTGATTCCATGAAATATGATTATGAAAACAGGCAACACGAAACTGTCCAATCAAAAGATGATGTAAAGGTCAAAGAGCTATCAATTACTGCCTCTGCCGTTGACAGATGGGGTGTGGGATTTACTGAATTAGATTATAAAAATTTGGACGAGCATTACAGAATGCTTAAAAAGAATAATCCTAACGCTGACAATAACCAAGAAATTTTTATTAAATCTCTTTGTAGTCTAAATATGCTAATGATACGTGCATTGCAAGCTGGTGACTCTAAAGAATATAGTAGTTTGGTTGGACAATACTCTAAGACCTTTACTAACGCTGGTTTAAAAACTGTAGAAGAAAAGGATTCTAGTAATGATGAAGCTATTGGTGTTACATTAGGAATCATCTCACAGTTCACACCTGAAGAATTCTATATGGACAAAAAACTATATGATGATTGGGACAAGTTGGGTGATTATATTGATCGTCATATTACAAGACCAATTGAAAATATCATTACCGGAAGCACAACCAGAGACAAGGAATATTATGTTCCTGATATTGAAAATGAAGATATAGATGATGAGTTGGGTGACTTAGATGAATAGGATTTCAGATTCAGCAGATAAAAACCAATTAAGTCTATACAAAAAATTTCCTTCAACTCATTTTCTTAGCAATCAACAGAATGTTTTATATGTAATTGCTTGGTGTACATTTTGGCGTAGAAATATGCATCGATTTGTACTAGATTATTTGAGGTTGAAACTCCATGAGTATCAATTAATATCAATATATTTAATGGGTATTTCAAATTTTATCTGTATAGTTGCAAGTCGAAATGATGCGAAATCTTTTATTGTAGCATTATATGCTTGTTGCAGATGTATTTTATACCCAGGAACTAAGTTTAGAATAGGTAGTTCCACAAAAAAGCAAGCAAAATTAATTGTTTCAGAAAAGATAATTGATGAGTTATGTGAATGGAGTAAGCCGCTAAGGAATGAGATATTAACCTGGAGTACAAGTGACAACGACATATATGTGAAGTTTAAAAACGGTTCTAAAATAAGTGTTTTTGTAGCTAACGAGAACGCCCGCGGACTTAGAAGTAATGCAACTGCTAGGGAAGAATTTAGACAAATCAAAGAAAAGGTTGATGGCTCTATTATTTCACCATTCCAAACGCCACGCAACCCACAATATATGCTCAATAGTTATTATACCGAAAATAAAGTTTTGCAAGAAGAGCCTATAGATATATATATAAGTTCAAGTTGGTTAGATAATGGACATTGGATGTGGAAAATTGTAGATCAGGCTTTTAATGGAATGATAAAAAGAGATGGTTCTATATTCTTAGCATTTGATGAAAGTATAACCTTAAAACACAATTTAAAAACCATGAAGTACATGATAAGAGAAAAGAAAAAACAAGATCCTACGACATGGAAAATTGAGTTTTTAAATTTGAGAGTAAAAGATTCTATATCCTCATATTTCACATATTCAATGTTAATGAATTGTCAAAGATTAAAACAGGTATTTTATCCAAGAACAGCCATTGATTTTAAGAGTAATAAAAAAAATAAGTACTTTATTACCAAACAAGATAATGAAATTAGAGTAATATCAAATGATATAGCTTTTGTTCCTGGAAGTCAAAATGATAACTCTGTTTATAGTTGTATCCGTGCCATTCCAGAATCCATCACTTACGAAAATGATAATAATGTTATAGAAATAAAGAAAGGTTATCGCAGACTATACCCATATATTGAATCAAATCAAATTGGTGATACGACAAAGCAGGCAATTAGAATTCGACAGCTTTATGAGGATTTTGATGGTGATTATATTGTAGTTGATGCTAGAAATGGCGGAGGGCAAATAGTATTTTCTTTGCAAAAGGTATTATACGACGAAGAGCGTGGTGTTGAATACCCTCCACTAAAATGTATGAATGATGATAAATACGCTAATGCTTGCCAGGATCCTAATGCCAAAGCTTGTATATATCTAATCAATGCAACGCAAACACTTAATAGCGACATTGCAATTAATTTCAGAAAAGCTCTTGTTGAGAATCGCATCGACTTTTTAATCAATTATAATGTTGCAAAAGAAGATATTTTAAATAATAACAGAGATTATATAGAAGCCTTTGATGAGAACACTCAGATAGAATTGGAAAAACCATTCTTAGAAACACAAGCGATGATTAGCGAATGCGCTGACTTACAATATGAAAAGCTTCCCCAAACTAATATTATTAAAATTTTTGAACAAGGCAGTAACCGTAAAGATAGATATACCAGTTTTTCTTATGGTTCGTATTTTATTGATCAGTTAGAATTGGATTTACTTGGTTCTTCTAATGATTATGATTACACAACTTTAATAAACTGACAAAGGAGGCGACACATGCCAGAGGAAATAAAGCGCAAGAGGGGTCGCCCTCCCAAGAATAAAACTGATACAAATTCGAGTAACATATCTGAAAACAATTCTTCCAGTATTCCCAGTAAAGATTATGAATTCAATAGTTATTTTGGTACTGTTCCAATTAATGATTTAGATTCTTTTTTCGGTTGCAATATCTACTCTACATTTACTCCAGAAGAAATCAGAAGTATCGTAAAGGACCCAATAACAAATCATGCCATAACACGAAAGTTGGCAATGTTTGTATATAACAGTGAAGGTGTTGTTACAAATGCGATTGACTATATGGTATCCATGCCGTGTTTAGATCGGGTTGTATATGGGAAAAAACGTCTATTTGGTAAATCAAGATTAAATAAGAATAAGGATTTGATGTTATCAACACTTGAACGAATTAATGATAAGCAGTTTATCAGAGATGCTTTATTTACTGATATGAATGAAGGAATTTGCTTTTATTACTTTGAAACAACAAATTCAGTAAATGATTTTACACGGGCCATGACTGATTACGATGTAGAAAACATTGTAGAGATATGCGATTTAGGACTAAACGCATCACTGGTTCCGCTGCCATATGATTATTGTAAAATCGTAGGAAGGAAAAACAGCAGATATGTCTTAGCTTTCAATTTACGATATTTTGATGAGCAATGTACTACTCATGAAGATAAAAAAAGAAAACTCAAAAAGTATCCTACTGAAATCAGAAACGCTTACACTTCCTGGGAGAAAGGCAATAAATCATCCAGCAATTGGATTGTGTTAGACAACAAACATACTATCGCACATAAGATAAAATGCAAGACAAGTGAACCTTGGGGGCGCCCACTTGCAATAGCGGCTATCGCCGACATATTGTATCAGGATGAATTTGTCGATACAAAAAGGAATGTACTAAGAGAACTTAATAACAAAATAATCTATCAAACATTGCCTGAAGGTAAAGATAAAGGAAGTTGTGCTCTTACTAAAACTCAACAGCAGGATCAGCATGATAAAGTAAAAAGCGCAGTTTTAAATAAAAATAACCGTGGTGGTACTTCTTTCTTTACAGTATCAGCTGGCACAAAAATTGATGCACTCGATGTGGGTACAACTGATATCTTTGACGAAAAAAACGAAGCTAATCTAACAGACAAAATTGCTTTGGATTTGGGTATGGCTAGTTCTCTCCTTAATGGTTCAGGATCAGGCAACTATTCATCGCAAGAAAACAATCTGGAGCTTATTAATGCACAAATATACACATGGATACAAGAACTTCAGAATGAATTGAATTATGTAATAAATGAAAATATTATTCAGGATAAGCGTAATAAGGTAGAAGTATACTATTTACCAACATCATTAGTAAATAGGCAGAAGTTCTTTGATATGATGAAAAATCTCTATTTGGAAGCTAGCGGCTCATATACATTCCTTATTGCTGCAACTGGAGTGAATCCAGATGTTTATTTTAACATACTTGACGAAGAGGTTGAAAATAAGATATTTGATAAATATAAACCACATCTAACAAGTCATACTTTATCTAAAGATGATAAGGATGGCGGGCGTCCAGAAAATCCGGACTCCAGCAACCCATCAACGCTTCAAACAAAAGCAAATGGCAGCAATGCGCAGCCAAAACCATCAACAAAATAATGATATATATTAGGGAGCCAAAATTTAATTGGTTCTTTTTTATTATAGGAAGGAGGTCGAAATGGCTGTTTTTGAATTATCGTCTGAACAATATAAAAATGGTCGAAGGCCGTTTGTAGCTACATTATACGAGTTACAACCTCCTGATTGTGTAGTAGATGATGTCGGAACTAAATATAACAAGAATGGAATTACATTTCTTGAGGAATATGCCGCTAATACGCTTGACAGTATCAAAGATATGAGCGTTCGTGTTGAGTTTATTGATGAGGACAGAACAATGATATCCGGACATGGGGACACTGGTATATCTGATGGATTACCAGTATTTGAAAATGCCACTGTTGTTGGACATTGCACGGAAGGATATATAGATGATGTTGTATTAAATGGAGAGGTCAAGCGCTGTGTTTGCGCTAAAGGAACTCTTGATGAGATGTGCTACCCTGCGTTTGTAAGTTCTTTACATGAACAATTACAAAATGGCGGTTCTATAGATGGAAGTATTGAAATTTTCAGGACAAAAAACAATAAGGAAATCATCTATAAAAAGGGATGGATAGAGAAAGGTAGGATTCCAACAGAATACATCCATTCTGGCTGGGATATGGTTATTAATCCGGCAGACCCATCTTCTACACTATTAGAACTAAATAATTCAAAAGGAAATAAGGAGGAAAAATCAAATATGGAATTTGATATGAATGAAGTCAAGTCTGCAATTCAGACTACTATTTCAGAGCTTAATAGCAAAGAAAAGGAATTTACAACCCAGATTTTAGAACTCAATGAGCAGCTTTCAGAAAAGGAGTCTTTAATTACTGATAAGGATGCAAAAATAGTTGAGTTAAATGCAACTGTTGAACAGGTACAGAAAGCATTGGATGATTTAAAGAAAGAGTGTGAATCTTATTGGGCAGAACGTGAGGCGCTTGAAAAGGAATTGGGTGAACTAAAGGCTAAAGCTAGACTAGGAGAACTAAACACTGCTATTTCCGGTTTTACCGATGATGAACGCAAATATGCCGAGGTTGAAATTAATTCCTTTAATGAAAACCCGATTGAAGGAAATGTAGAAAATATTTTATCTAAAATCTACGCCGGAATCGGACAGGCTTCAAAGGCAGAAGAGCTTAGAATTGCAGAACAGAATAGTAACAAGAATAACAAAGTTGATGTTGAAGATATCTTTTCGGAAATGAGTATAGAAGATTCCGTATCAGATGAAGACATCAACATTTTTTAATTAAGGGAGGATTATTGGAATGATTAAATTTAACAGTATTGGCCAGATTGAGCACGGTGAATATCCGTTTGAGGATGCAGTTATTGATACAGCGATGAATAATGGTACATTCGGCAGCGTTGATGCAGAAAAATTTACACCTGCGGCAACTGCAACTAAAGCAATTATGAATATTGAAGTTGGTGATGATGCAGACATGCCTGAGTATGCAATTTCCAAGGGTTCCCATGTTAGGGTAGGTGATTTAACTAAGATTAAGAAATTTGAAATCTATGGATATCCATTACCTTCTACATATGCAAAGGGCGATAAGCTCGTTTCAAAAGCAGACGGAACTCTTGAGGTGAAGGCGGACGCTACTGGTACTTATTTCGAAATAAACGATGTCATTGTTGCTTGTGGTAAAAAGGTTGGTGCTCTTGTTGAATACACCACAACTAACGCTTAATTGAAGGAGGATAAAGAGTATGTCTTATATTATTGAACTTAATAATGCACGTAAAGATGCTGATTTTGTGAGCGGCAAGATTAATGGCAAATCAGCAGTTGTTGAGATTTTTTCTGCGATGAGGGATGGTAAGGAGTTAGCTCCTTATGGGAAAAAGGCAGATGTTGCTGCGAAGTATATTATGGAACTGAATTCCAAGGCATCCAGTGGTGACAGCACGGCCATTTCTGAATTGAATGAACTTCGTAGATTCGCTATGGAGCCTGTTCTGATGAAAGAAATCAAGCTTCTGGGTATTTACGGAAATTATAAAGCTATCGGATATAACGAATCTTGCGAAATTGAGATTCCTGTATTTGCCAATATCAACGCCAACATGCAGGCGTTAGGGCAGGATGTTACTTTCCCTGTAATCAGAAAGGAAAGAAAGCCAATCGCTACTACTACTATTTCTGGCGGTTATGCTGTTGATTATAGAAAAGCAGCACTTGGTGATATGTCTGACGAAAATGAATTACAGGATCAGGTCCGTGTGCAGATTAGGAATAAGGCTGCAAAATACGTTATTGAAACAATCTATAATGCCATTAAGAATGCAGATGGAGTGAAGTATTTCTTTGAAGGCGCTGGTCTTACCAAGAGTGGTGTTGACGGAGTAATCAGCAACGTAAGGCGTTTTGGTAAACCAACTATTTCTGGTGACTATGCACTGATTTCGCAATTTAATGGTTTTGCTGGATATACTGGTGTTACCCCTTCTATAAACGGCATTTCTGAAGCAGTTATGAATGAGATTCATACTACTGGTCTTATGGGCATGTATAACGGTTCCGTTTTATCTGAAATTCCCAATGAATATGATTTGTATCATCTGAACGCAGATGGTACTAACTTTTCCACAATGCTTCCTACTGGTATTGGTTATGTAATTCCTACTGGCGGCCAGTCTCCTATTTACACTGTTACTCGTGGTGGACTTACTTCCATGAGTGGTAAAGAGGTCACTACTGGTCAGCTTATCTCCAGGTTCGATTTAGAAGTAGGTGCCTTAGTAGCTCCCAATAGAGAGTATATGATCGGACTGCTCGGAGATACAAATTTAACTACTATATAATTTTATAGGAGGGTGCTTTTGCACTCTCCTACTATAAATCATGGTGAAAAATGAGTAATTACTTTTATTGCTATTCAAAGAAAATGTATCACTTTATTGCTGCTTTTGATATCAAATACTTAAACATTGGTGTTAACAGCAATACAAAATGTAGGTATTATGTGTTCGAAAAATCAAAAAAATTAGATAAAGTAATTGCATTATATAAGCAAGTAAAACATTCGATTAATTGATAAATATTTAAAATAGTTGATATGGAGGTATGTATTTTGGCTGGAGTTACAACTGAAAAAGAAGAAATCCGATTAGATAAGAAAGTGACAGTGAAAAGCATCGCTACATGGGCTACCGGAGCACAAAGGAAAACTACAATAGGTGATATTAGTATTCCGCCCAAAGGGACCGTGCTATTAACTCGTGAGGAAATTATTGCGCAGGCACAGAATGGAAATAAGTTACTAACTGGACTTGATGGATTAGGCAGTCATGCAACATGGTATATTGATGATAATTATACTAGAAATGAATTAAGTTTTGACCAGGAAAACAGTAAGCAGAATGTCCTGACAAATGAAGAAATCAAGCGAATTTTTGATTTGAAAACGCAAAAGGCTTTCGAAGATAATATTAAGAAAAGTATTGTCACTAGAGCAGAAATGGCTTTTCTTATGAGTGAAGTTAAAGATATGGGTATTAATGACTATAACAAGATTGCCTTCTGCATTGAATACACAGGAATAAAGCCATGATAGAAATGAGGTGATTCGATGGGAAACACAACGGCTTCTGATATTATCAGATTTTTTGAATCAAGCTTTGTTGATAAGCACGTAATTCCCGAATCTCTTGAGATGGTTTGGTTAGAAAAAGCGATAGGAAGATATTCTATTGAACTTGACCCATTGAATTTCGATAAAGAACTATTAGAATTTGACACAGAACTTGATAGTTATATTATGGATACTCTGTCTGTCTTTATGAAGGAATATTATCAAGAGAGACAAGTATCTTTGGCAAATAAGCGAATCAGTATAGTCGGAAACGATATAAGTATAGATGGAAGCAATGGTGCCAAGACTGCCGAAAAATCGCACCTAGAATATGTTGGAGAAAAGGCACGAGAAATGGTTGGTAATCAATTACCAACTGCACTAATATAGGAGGCTTCAAATGCAGGAATGGTATCTTTTAATGCCTGATACAAGGCCAAATATAACAGGAGGGTACGAGAATGAATCATTCATCGACTATAAAGATGATGCTTTTTATGAAATGCTTCAAACAGATATTGCGTCCAATGTAATACTTTATAATAGTGACCTTTCAAGCTCCAGTATAATACGTTGCGTTATACAAGGGAACACGGCTGATACTCAGCTTAAGTCTATGGAACGAGTTGGGTTGTTCAGTTGTGGCACGGTAAAAGCCGGAATGTATATATATTTTGAAGATAGATATTGGTTAATCACAGGCTATCCAGGAACTAACGGTATCTACGAAAAAGCCACAATGGTTTTATGCCAATATAAACTTAGATGGCAAAATTCGTCTGGTGACATCATTGAACGATGGTGCAATGGAACTTCAGCATCAAAATATGATATGGGTGAAAATGGGAATAGTACAATAACATTATCATCTAATACATTTGCATTACTACTTCCTGATGATGAACTAGTATTGGAATTAGATGGTAAGCGGGTTTTTATTGATAAGCATAAAACCACCCCAACAAAAGTATATAAAGTTACCCGCAGTGATGATATTTTATATGACTACGGTGATTCGCATGGTGGTATCCTAAGTTTTATAGCAGATAAAACTGAGTTAAATCCGATTACTGATAATCAGGAACTGAGGATTTGTGACTACCACTCTCCTACCCCATCGCCAGAACCGCCAGTTCCAGATGAAACGACAGATTTATCGGCTGTGATCGCGGGCGGTAATACGCTACGATGCGGAAGGGCTAAGTCATGGAATGTTATATTTATTGACCAGGATGGCAATGAAATTATAGACCAGAACTTTCAGTGGAAAGTTGATAGTGAGTACACTGTTAAACAAGTGATAGATGGCCAGCGAATACAATTGAAAGTGGACGATGAACAGTTAATTGACTGTTCTTTTTTATTATCTGTGTCTGTTGATGATATTATTGTTACCAAAGTTGAAATTTCGATTATAGATGGATTATAAGGAGGTACTAATGCCAGAAACAGTATTAAAAGATATTGGACTTGTAAAAAATCGCATTTTACCCCTTTTATTAAATTCAGATGATATTATGGAGATTTTACTTGGTAAAGGATATACAGAAGAACAAGTCTGGGGAAACGATGAGGATGACGATGATTATGGGATAGTTTATAAGCAAGTCTTCCCTACTCTTTATATAGATGAGACTCAAACAGAGGTGCTCTCATATTTGTGTTTCGAGGTAGATGTACCCAGAATACCAACAGGAACAATAAAGGACATGAAGATAATTGTATGGGCTTATTGTAATAAAAGCAGTATGAGATATTCTAAGAAAGGTTATCTCGGCACTAAAGCCGATATTTTGGCTGATGCGGTTGAAAGAGCACTGTCTGATTCACAAAAATTTGGAATAGGAAAACTTCATTTGGATTCTGCTACATATATAAGTTCATCAAATAAGCAGTTCTATGGTAGGCAAATGATTTTTACCATTCCAGATTTCAAATCAAAGAGGTGATAGTAATAAGTTTATATACAAATTTTGATTATCTGTGTAATGAGCCTTTTTACATTGATGGAATAGGTACTGTTAAGTGTCCTACCTTAAGAGACATCCGTACCATCACATTTAAAGTATTTGCCTTATTTCAAAATATCTTAGATATGACACTCGAATCATATTTAAAATCCTTTAAAACCACTTTTGATGGGTCAAATGACAAACTAAGAGAGGACATTTCTTTATTCAGAATACTTCTTTATGACAACCCTAGTATCCTCTTTTCAATGATAAATTTTTTTATACTGGATGAAATCGAATTCAATCAAGACATGAATCGCATAGATGTCTTTAATTATTATCAAGTAAAAAATGAATCTAGCGTGTCTAATCAAAAGCGAATTATTGGACATATTGGGGAGGATAATTTCGATACTTTTCGTAGCGAATTGAGATGTCTATTGAGTATGAATTCCTTTGAGGAAGAAAAACCCAAATTCGCAAAAGGGACAGAAAAGCTTGCGCAAACAATGTTTAATCGTTTTCGAGAAAATGCTTTAAAAAGTAAAAAGAAAAAGAGTATGGATGGGAATTATACTCTTGATAATATGATACGTAAATACTGTACTCATAATAAAGTCGGAATCAATATTCTCAATGTTTGGGATATGACATACTACCAGTTTATATCCATGTTTAATGAATATTTAAACGGACGTCAACACGATTTTAATGATATGATGGCTGCTAATACCTTTTCGTACAAAAAGTATTCAGATTATAACCCTATGGGGTTTATTAAAAAACTCAATATGTAACTATAAACCAACCACTGTACAAACAGTGGATTTTTTATTTTATGGAGGAATTTTAATGGCAGATATTAATATGGCGAATAGACAATGCTGTGATCTTGATATTAGAGATTATAAGACAAAACAGCCTTGGATGTATGCTGACTTTTGTAACACTACTACTATGGGATTTTCAAGTGATGCCGTATACGCAAATAAAAAGGGTGGAAAATGTATTAAATTTGACAACCCACTTGAAGGAACTATCTCTATGACATTCCAAGTACATCCATTTAGAATGTATGCAATGTTAAGTGATGGTGAAATCGAAACCAAAGCAATTCTGACAAGAAAGGAAGTAATTGCAGCTACTGAGGCAGGAAAGATAACACTTCCCAATGCTCCGATTGTCGGCACTGTATTCGTTTACGCCGAAGGTGATTTTGGTGGCAAATCTATTGAAGGTACATTAGCTGATAAAGTATTTACTGCTACAACTGATTCTGAGATTGCTGTAGGCACTTCATACATTGTTGGATATTTAGAGGAAAAGACTTCTGGTGTTCAGAAGGTATCCTTTAACAATAAGAAGATTCCAAAGGACTTCTTTATTCAGATGTCCACCTTAGATAAGAACGAAAACGGCGAATTGGTTCCAATGAGAATCACTGCTTACAAAGCAAGTCCTCAGAGAAATCTGGAGCTTTCTTTCTCGTCTGACGGTGATCCAGCCGAAATCACAATAACTTGTGACGCATTGGTAGATGAGAACGGTGATGTTCTTGACATGATTGAGCTTACAGACGAAACCGAATAAATTCATACAAGAGGGCTGTAACATGCCCTCTTCTTGCGAGGTCTATATGATAAAAGAATGTAACGTAATTACTCGAAACGATAAAGTTTCTGTAGTATTATTTGATGACAAAAAAATTCAGATTCCAACTAATAAATCAATTAAACATTTTGCATATATTCAATTTAATAAAGGAAACTATACCGTCGTTTCTAAAGAAGAATATGACAAAGAGAAAGCCAAGGAATCTATTAAAAATCGAATACAAAAGAAGAATAATGAAAATTTAGTGATGGATAATGAGGAATAGGGATATAACCACTTGTAATCCATCACAAGTACGTTATGTCCCTATTTTTTTACCATATAGAATAGAGGTGTAGGTATCAATAATAAGATAAAATTTGACAAAGAGTATTCGACCCAATGGTCGCTAGAGTATCTTTATTTGAAGGAATGTGGGATTCCTTATACTTTTATAAAGACTGAAAATGGAATCACAACTTGGAAGTATCACAAAAATTACAGACTGTTTGATGCTTTGAAAAATTTTTATAAGAATCAATAAGATTTTTTATGGTTGTTCAAGATAATGAGCGTAAAAGTAGATAACGTAACTGTGAGTACATGACACTCAGCGTATGTGCAATAGCCAGTCAAGTCTCCTACTCTCCAGGATCAAAGAAAGGATAATATATGGATGAAATCATAAGAACACTACCTATATTGGCAGTCGCAATCCTTATGAATATAGGCGCAGGCTTATATTACAATATCGGAACAAAAGACTTATCATTTGATATGAAGAAACTGGTAAATGGTGTTATTAAGGCGCTAATCATATGTGGTATGTTTGTTGGGACTGCATATTGCTTCGACTCAACTGACTTATCTTCTATCGGAGTGACGCCACAGTTTATCATGAACTCAGCAATTGTAATTTACGTAAGTAAATCAGTCATCTCATTAGGTAAAATTCTTGGCGTAGATACAGAACATAAGAAGGAGTAATTTATGGCAACATCAAAACATAGAAGGCAAAACGTAGTTGACAAGTATGCTACTATCATCGGTCGTAATTTCTACAACCAAAATTTACGTGATTACTGCTTCAGAAAATATAAAGATGGAAATTACTACTCTGATTGTAGTTCCTCCATCTCATATTCCTATAAAGAAGCTGGTGACAGTTTTGGAGTACTAAATACTGCCGGCATGTATAATTCTAACAAGTTTACGTTTGTAGAAGTAATTATAAAGAATGGTATTATACAGAATCCGGAAATTCTGCGACCTGGTGATATGTTACTATTTGCAGGTTCTGACTCATCCAGGCCAAAGCGGATCGGTCATGTTGAGATGGTTCATCACAAAGATTCTAACGGAAACTGGATTATTAGTGGTCATGGCAGCGGCGTACCATCCTATAAGAATATGGATGCTTATTGTAAAAGCAGATATAGTTCCTGGGCTTCTGGTGGTTGGAGGAAAGGGCTTGTTTGTGTCAAGCGATTCATCCAGGATGACGGCAGCGAGAACAAAACTGGATGGTATCAGGAAGATGGAGGATGGAAATTCTATCTTGGAGATACTGGGGACTATGTAAAGAATGACTGGTATAAGGACTCTAATGGCCGCTGGAGCTGGTTTGATGCGGCTGGTCATGCAATCTCAAATGCCTGGTATGAATACGAAGGAAATTGGTTTTGGTTCGGACCAGATTGTTATATGTATTCCAGTCAATGGATTGAGTATAAAGGCAATCAATACTATCTCACTTCTGATGGTTCAATGGCTAAATCTGCTTACATAAAATCCAAAGATCCAAATCTGAATATTTACTATTGGGTAAATGAAGGTGGCGTTTATGAACCGCAGTGGAATACTCCTTCTCCAGATTTAATGAAATATAATTTAGTTGAGTAAGGAGGATTTTTATGAATGGAAGCAATACAAACTTTATTTAATCAAGATATAACAGCTTTAGTAATAGGCATTTTTATTGTAATGTCTGGTATTATCGCAATGTTCAATATCATTGGAAAATTTTCTGAGATTATTGGTAGACCCCTAAAGTGGGTACAACGTAAAAATCAAGACCATGAATTACTGATTGCGACTTCAACGAAGTTAAATGCCTTACAGGACAAGCATGAAGAGGATGTACGACAATCTATTAGTCATGATAAAGCGATTAAAGAAGATTTGGAAATCTTAAAGAAAATGTTTATTGATAAAGAAATAGATGACCAACGTTGGGAAATCCTTGATTTTGCTTCAGCTATCTCAGCTGGCAGGAAGTATAGTAAAGAGCAATTTGACCATGTGTTATCTATTTATGAGAAATACGAGAATATATTAGAAGCTCATAATCTAAGCAATGGTCAAGTTACAACCTCAATGGAAGTAATCAATGAGGTGTACAAAGAAAAACTTAAAAACGGTTTTTAATTATGAAAGAGCGTTTTCTTATGAAGCCGCTCTTTACAATATATGAACATGTTCTGATAGTATGATCATTACTACCAAGATGATAATAATCCCACCAACTTTCATCAGATATTAGGCGTACTTGATGATTGCTACTAAAACGATTAGTAGAACCATAAATGCAGAATTTATTCTGAATTCCATAAAACCTCACCTCAATACTTATTTGATATCTATGTGAAAAGTCTATCAAAACCGTACTTAAGTGAGATCTATAGGCTAACGCCTGCCATTTCTGGCGACCGTACTGACTACTCGTTGGCCCTCCTACAACTATCTTTTGGATAGTCATTCCACCACAGGATTATTATAATATACTTGGGAGATTATACAATTCAGAACATTTGTTTAAAAGCTTCTTTAGAAGCACATTTTCTAAGGAACCTTGACTACAGTTGAGGTTCTTTTTATATTTCAGAACTTAAAAAGAGAATATCTGTATGAGAGACAATGGTTTGATACAGGTATTTTTTATATCTGTAAAGCAGGAAGTCATTGAGCCTGTTTCTTGAGTAGTGAATAGACGGAGTAATTACCCGTCGAAGCCGAATACCTCTGACGGCGCTCACTACTCTTCTATTAACTAATTCAGAGGGATTATAGAAAGTTGAGGTACAAAGTATGAATGAATTAAAAAATAATGGAACACAAATATTTATGGGGATTGAGATACCTATTATCGAAGGCGGTTTTGGTGAAAATCAAAAAGTGATATTAGCAAAAACCATTTCCGAAATTCATGGGCAACCACTAAAGAAAATCAATCAGCTAATAAATGAAAATATAGATGAATTTGAAGTTGGGGTTGATATTTTAGATTTAAAAAGTGGGTACTTACAAAGTACCGAGTTTTTATTGAATTTCATGAACAGACAGTCTATTTCTAATTCAACTAATATATATTTACTGTCTGAGCAAGGCTACATGTTGCTTGTTGGTTTCATGAAAACAGAACAGTCGAAAAAAATCCGCAAGAAACTACGGAGAGAATATTTTGCAATGCGTAAAGCAATAAACTCTGATAAAAAAGCACATCTATTATTAATGATTTATAATGGTGGTCAAGATGGTGTTCTTGCTTCCAAAGAACTGGTACAATTGGAAGTTGAATCCGCTACCACTCCCTTACTTGAAAAAATTGAAGAGGACAAACCATATACCGAATTTGCAAAGCATGTAACAGAGTCAAGTGATACTGTAGACGTTGGAGAATTTGCAAAACTTGTAAAAAAGGAAAATATAAAAATTGGTCGAAACAGGTTATTTGAGTGGTTAAGGTTTAATGGATATTTAATGCAGAATAATAACCCATATCAGAAGTACATAGAGTCAGGCTATTTCAAAGTTGTTGAAGTAACCAAAAATACTGCATATGGCACAAGTATTTATACAAAGACTCTTATTACTGGCAAGGGTCAAGTATATCTAGTAGAAAAACTAAAAAAAGAATTTGGAATTGCAGCATAATCATTAATTAAGAACTCCGTCAGGTAATCTGGTGGAGTTCCTTTTATGTTAAAGGGGTGAATAGACAATAGCAGCAAGAAAACGCTCTCTTTACAACGTAGATATAAGTAAAGCGGGACAGCAAAAAAGAACTTACAAAGGAATTAAATATGATTCATTGACAGAAATGCAATTTATGAAAGAGGTTATCGAGCCTAAGCTTGCAAGTGGCGAAATTACTAAATTTGAGCGCCAGGTCACATATGTACTTCAAGATGGATTCACCATGAAAAGTGGAGAAAAGATATTACCTATAAAGTATGTTAGTGATTACGATGTTTGGTACTCTGATGGAACTTTTATCGTGTACGATATCAAGGGGCAACCAGATTCAGTTAGTTTACTTAAAAGGAAATTATTTAGATATCGATATCCTGATATAAACTTGGTGTTTATATGTCGTAATCTAAAACGCGGCGGTTGGATAACATATGATGAATTAAAGAAAATGAAAGCTCTTGAAAAGAAGAGCAAAAAATAATATTGGAGGAAAAATATATGATTAGAAATTGGATTGTCATGAAGAAGAAGGAAATCACTTTAAAAGTCAAATTATACACTGTTATCGAAAGATTCATCACAGAACAGAAGGATATCACCACTCTCCTATCAAATCTGTTTACGGTCCTGAAGGATGTCCCGCTTAACGAATTGAAAGACGAATTTATTGGGAAATTAGCGGAGATTATTCATGACCAGGCTGAAGCAGAACGCAATGGTGAGACCAGTATCAAAGGGGATTAAGTATATGAGCAAAAGAAAATGGACACATATCTTGACTAAATTACTTACACTTTTTTTGGTTGGATATTGTACATATATTGCATTGGAAGTGACTTATAGAAATGTAAGTTATCCTCTCATGGGTTGCGTTGGCGGTATCTCCCTCTTGCTCTTTGATCAGATTAACAACAAAATATCTTGGAATCTTGACTTAATTCTACAAGGTTTTATTGGGTCAGCTATTGTAACTAGCTTTGAGCTGTTTGTCGGTGAAGCGCTGAAAGTTCTAAATCATCCTCTAATGTGGGACTACTCCAATATGCCATTTAATTATGACGGTGTGATATGTTTGCCGTTTTCAATAGTATGGATTATCATTACGATACTCGGGATACTCGTAGCCGATGCATATAATTATTATCTATTTCACGAAGAACCACGACCGTATTATTGGATTATAGGCCATTACTTTGTTATGCCCAAGAGGTATTGTGATGGCGAGTAAATTATTTAGGACGCCTGTGGAGTTAAAGAATTATATGCAGGTATTATGTGATAAGGCCATAAAAGCCACTGTTGAAGAAGCAAAAAAGCAACTTACCAAATGTATTGATGAGCAATATTACAAAGATCCTGAATTTTATCCAAATGTATATGAACGTACCGAAGCTTTTCTAAATTCAGCCACAGGTCAACTGTTATCCAATAATTCGGCAGAAATATATATTGATGTAGAAGGTATGCATTATAAAAACAATTTTAATGCAATGCAAGTTGTAACCTGGGCCTCAAATAGTCAGCATGGAGCTAATTATTATCAAACATCTACACCAGATTTTTGGTCTACATATATTGAATGGTGTAATGAAAATCTGATTGAGTTGTTAAAAATAAATCTGAGAAAAGTCGGTCTAAAGATAAAATAAACATCAAGAATTTCTTGCTATATTTTTATATATAGACTATACTGAAATAGAAAATACTAACGATATTTTTTATGGAGGTATAAATATGAGGTCAGAATCAAAACGTCGTGGTCTTCCTACTTTGGCTAAAGAAGTTAAGAACGGTAAGTATAATTTTAAGCATCCGCTTCAGCGTCCTTCTGGACAGTGGAATGCACTACAGAAAACAGAATTGATTGATAGTGTGTTGCGTGAATACCTAATCGACCCTGTTACAATCGTCGTTAGTATGGTTGATGAAACAACTGGCGATGTTATTAAATTAAATAATGCTGTCATTGATGGCGTTCAGCGTATAACCAATTTTGCCGATTTTGTAAATGGTGAGTATCGTTTATCAAAAAGGTTAGATGATGTCCCCTTTACTATTGAAGGAAAAACATTCTATCCATCAGAATCATTATGGGGAAAGAAGTTTGAAGAACTGGACGAGGAAATAAAGAGCAAACTTAGTTATTATGAATTGCCCATCGACTTCTACCATGAGGCAACTAATAGAGAAATCACTGAACTATTTAGACGCAAGAATTCTGGTAGACCTCTCACTAACGCACAGAAAAACTCTGTGAATATTAGTGATGAATTGTATGGTCAGATTTTAAGCATATTAAACGCTGATGGATATACTTATGAAGTTGAAAAGAAAAATCGTGCTGGTGAAGTCATTATGAAAGACGGAAAGCCAGTCATGAAAGAAAAGAAAATGCCAAATCTATGGGAAAGAATTTTCAGCGCCGGCATTTTTAAGAACAGTGAGGACCGTAATCTCATTCTCGAAATCATGATGTTAGTATCTGGTTACAGTAAAGAGCATGAATTTGGATTTAGGAATGAGGATATTCAGGCGTTCATTACATGGTTTGATGAGCAAGAAAACAAACAGGAAGTAATTGACTTAATTATCAACGCCGCTGACTCTATTAATAGGAGAATTACAGAAAAGATTCCAAATCTAAAAAAGACCTCTATCCCGATGTTTGTTGCTGGTATGTGCAAGGTGATTAAGTACAAGGGTGGAAAAGATAAATACATGGTACTCTCAAAGGAATTTTTCAATAGCTATGAACAGAATGAAGAGTACAGGAATCTCTGTGGTTCCGGATCTGCTGCTAAAGAGAATGTACAGGCCCGTTGGGAAGTATTCAAGAACATGGCTAAGAATTGCTAATAAATCATGGATGGTTGAGTTAACTACTCTTCCATCCTTTTTATGTAGAAAAATAGCACCGTATTGCTACGATGCTATTTCTCCGCCATCTTCTACTTCTCTCCACTGTAAGTTCTTAGGCATTTGCAATTAGTCAGATTGCATCTCTAAGATAAGGTTTTGAGTCTGTATTGACTTTATCCATTTGCTCTATAGATAATTATAACATTAATTATCTAAGTGTCAAGTAAATGTTTTCTCCATTCATTTAACTATATCTCAGAACTTATGCGGATATAGGGTTTGTATTATTGTTGCGTGTAGCAGAAGGTGACTAGTCTTCTACCGTTCTTCTAATTCGTTAAATGAATGGATACTCACATCTGTAGTGCTATGTTACATTACTTTTTCTTATTGTCTCTGTAGACTGTGTATACAAATGTTAAGACTGCAACACAGGCAGAAACTATTGAGCAAATGGTTTCCATTACAGCATTTCCTTATCTACCTATACCGCCACAGATAGAGATATTATAACACTTAATCCAATCATATAACAGACGGAACATCCGTTTAAAACGAATAATTGGAGTGTAATTATGGAACATATGAAAAATGATTATAAAATCAATCGACCACAAAACCAATCCGACGTTTCGGAGCCTCTGGCACAGGTTTCTATGCAACAGTTAGTAAAAAATCCAATTGTGACACATGTTGGATTAATTCCAATGGCTTGCCTGAATTGTCCTTACCTCCAAATCGAATTAGGTTGTAACCAATGCAACCGGAGCTACAGGAATCCTCGGCGCAGTTCTCAATATGTGTAATGATGGTAAGTTTGTAGAGGATATTAAGCAGTTTTGTGTGACCTCACTCGGAATGCCTGGGATGAAGTAAATTGCATTAGTAGAGACAATACAAAAAGGATATGCTTGCTCAAGGCACACCCTTTCTGTCTACCACTACTTACTATCCGCATCTCCCCCATATTTCAAGTATTAATTAAGTAATTAATGTGATTACTCCAGCAGAAAATTATTGTACTGCAATTTCGTCTGTAACTGATGCAAACTGAGAATTTTTCATAGAAAGGAAATAAAAATGGATAAATTTCTTGATTGGATGTATAAATATGGATGGGTAGTACAAACAGTCATCGCTACACTTACTCTTATTTCTGCCGTCTTAACAACTATTAATTTATTTGAGATGTCAGATTGTCTATTAATTCTTTTAAGTGAGTTGAGTACAACGTATTAAGTATATTCCACAATAATGATAATGAGGAAATAATTACAGGTATTAGCCACTTGATTAAATCTCTTCTTTTTTGAGATTTCTTATTCTTTTTATCCATAAAATAAGATAAAGTATCTCTATTGGGAACAACCTCAATATATGTTTTTAAAGTATCATGATGTCCTGTTAAATATTTAATCTCAAAATAGCCGAGAGTTTCCATATCTCTCAGTTTATTGATAAAGTCGGATTCAGAATAATCAAGATTATAATTCTTTCTGCTTACTGTTATTCGATTATTGGTGTCTCGCGGTAATGATAGCAGGAATCTTAAAATATTTTCTTGTTCTTTTGTGAGCATATGTTTTCACCTCATTTTTTTAATAAAGAAATTATATCACCATTCATCTAAAAACAGAACACAAATTAGAGTATCAGTGTCAAAACTGATACTTCTTTTATTAGCACTCTCCTTTCGTGAGGGTGTTTTTTATTGCAATAAATTATGGAAGGAGTCATGAATGAACGATAATTTCAAAATATTTCTTCAAGCTATTATTGACGATAGTAGTTTAACCAAAGTTCAAAAAGATCTAGCAAGAAAAAAATTAGAAATCCAAGCTGATATTGATTTTTCTAATTTTGCAAAGAGTAAGGCTGATATCGAAAAGCAGTTTCGAGCGCTATCAGGAATCATCAAAGATATACTTGGAGATACTGTTTCTGATAAACAAGCTACCCAATGGGTCAAACAGTACTATAAAGAAATTGAATCTGGAGCAAAGCAGGCTGTTAAAGAGCAGGAAAAGCTAGTTAATGCTATGGCGAAAGGACGCGAATCTTCAGAACAAGCACGCCAAGCAGAAGAAAAACGCCATCAACTTGCCCAGGATAAGGCTGTAAATAAGGCGCTTGAGGAAGAATATAACTTACGTCAAAGAATTGCAGATAAGTCAAAAGAAATTCAGCTCGGAATCGATACAGAGAAATATTCAACCCAAATTAATTCGTTTCAGCAACAGTTAAGTAAATTTGGAATTGATAGTGGAGAACTATTTCTTCAAGCAAGTGCCTCACTTAAACAATTAGAAGCTGCTTATAACGATATGAAATTCTCTGATGGAGATGAACGATTAGAGCATGAAAAGGAATACCAAAAGCTTCTTGAAAAAACAAAAAATCTTCTTACTCAAGTCAAAGGTCAAAAGTCCAATGAGCTAATTTCTAATGGAGACAATCGGCGTATATCCTTTGTCAATGAATTAAACAATTACCTTCAAAAAAATACTGCCATGACTAAACAGTCTAAGCAGCAAATCATTGAATGGATTAATACGCTTAATTCTGCTGATGACATGACAAGAGGTACTTTTGATAATCTCAGGGCGCAGTTCAAGGGGCTGGATGCAGAACTACGTGCAGCGAATAAATTAGGATTATCCTGGGCCGATAAATTCAAACAGGCAGTTGAGAAGTTTGGTGGCTGGGCTATTGCCACAGGCTCAGTTATGGAGATGTGGAATTTATTCAGGAGAATGCCAAAAGAAGTATATAACATAGATACTTCAATGACTAGTCTCTACAAAGTAACCGATGAAACAGAGAAAAAATATACTAAGTTTTTAAATAACGCTTCTTCTAAAGCACAAGATCTTGGACGTTCTATATCTGGACTAGTTGAACAAACAGCTGATTGGGCCAAATTGGGGTTCGATATTGATCAGGCCAGTGAATTAGCACAAATATCTTCTATTTATTCAAACGTAGGTGAGGTTGATGATGCTACCGCTGTTTCCGATCTCGTTACTGCAATGAAATCTTTTAATATCGAAGCGTCAGATAGCATTACCATTGTAGATTCGTTAAATAAGCTCGGAAATGAATTCGCAACGGATTCCGCCGCTTTAGGAGAAGGTCTTAAGAAATCTGCTTCTGCGTTGAGTTTAGCTGGAAATGACATAAATCAGACTTTAGCCATGATTACTGGTGGCACAGAAATCACACAAAATGCCTCAGAAATGGGAAATGCTCTTAAAGTGCTTAGTATGCGTGTACGTGGCATGAAGGGCGAATTGGAGGCTCTAGGTGAAGAATATGAGAATGTAGAATCCATATCAAAAATTCAAACTCAAATTCTTAACCAGACTAATGGAGCTGTAAACATATTTGACAAGAATGGAAATTTCAAATCAACTTATGAAATATTAAAAGGTATTTCGAAAGTTTGGTCAGATATCAGCCAGGTTGATCAGGCTGCGCTCCTTGAAACAATAGCCGGAAAACAGCGCGGAAACCAAATTTCAGCATTAATTCAGGCTTTTCAGTCAGGACAAATCGAAAAGGCTTATGAAGCATCTGTTAATTCTGCTGGTTCCGCAATGCAAGAGCAGGAACGTTGGATGGAAAGTTTGGAAGCAAAAACGCAACAGCTAGAAGCTACGTTCCAGTCCTTATCTTCTACAGTTTTCGACTCTGATTTTTTAAAAGTATTAGTAGATAGCGGTATCACATTAACCAATGTATTGGATACAGTTATTGACAAAATTGGTGTAATACCAACTTTAATTACAGGCGGTAGTATTACCGCGTTTATTAAAAACTTCGATTGGCTCTGTAATAAGAGCTACTTAAAAATTGCCTAGATTTTTAAGGTGGTCTACTATGTGGGAAGAAATGTCATATTGGCGACAAAATCAACTCCGTAGGACGAAAGTTTCAAAATAAAAAGAGGACGAATTGGCCTGAAACCCTAATGCTCACTATGCTACAACGTAATCGAAAGGTAGGCGTGAATGCAACCGAAAGGTAAAAAAATCAATCGGCACAACTATGGTCGAGAGTGAGATGCATATGACTAAAAAATACGGTCTAAGTGCGTGATTAAATCAAATGGGTAAGAAACTAACTGGCAGCTAACTTAATTCACGTATAGTCGTACTATATAATCCGATAGATAGCAATTGCGAAAGCAATGTCGGGATAAAAGTACTAAGAGTTGAGAAAGTTCAACGAGCATGATTCCTCACAGAACACCAAAGCCATATTTGTTGTTTTGTTAATGTATGTTCTAACATAGTTTATTGTGGTGAACCACACGGCAAGGTTATGTCGTTAATCAGTTATGGTTATCATAAATACTATATTGTTAGCAGCATTATCCATTATGCTGTTTGATATAACTGAATGGATTTTAAATTTCATTTACACGTTCTTCTCATAGTGATATACTAATTTCGTAAGACAAAATACAGAACAGGAGAATATCATTATGGCAAGATCAAAAAAGAATATGACACTTGAAGAACAGCTCCAGGATGTAGAAATTAAAATCACATCGACGGAGGAACAATTAAAAGATTTAAAAAGCAAAAAGAAAAGCATTGAAGCTGCTATTAAAGAAGAAAAACTCAGTAAACTTTTAGCTGCAATCGAAGAAAAAGGCATTACCGTTGAGGATGCGATTGCTAAGTTATCTGAATAAAAATCGAGTAAATATAAAAGGGATATGCTTTTAAGGCACATCCCTTTATAAATTGTGAATACAAATGCATCAGCAAGGTTAACTCTCTCCGCCCCTTACTTTCAGATTACGTTTTCTCTTTACCATAAAGGGGTACATCAGGTGAGGGGTATTTATTTTTGTACATGTTACTTAGCCATAACACAAGTTACTATTCCCTATTAATATATTACCATGATTTCTTCAAGCTTTATATTATACTCTGCTTCAAAATGATGTCGTTTTTAGCAGAGTTCTAATATTCAACCACTCACAAAGTACATATGTTCCCGTAGAATTATATAGATTATTGGTATATAATGGATATATTATTACTAATGATTGGGGAACTACCTATGAAACAAATTATAAATTCTGGTATTTATTCGGTTGATTTACACGGTACAAACAATGCTGAATTTGCTGGAGAACATCCCTCTTTAATATTAAGAAGCATAAAAAATAAAGATATGTATTATATCATTCCTCTTACTTCGTTTACCAAAGAACGCTGGAAAAAATATAGGAAATTATTATGTTGTAGAATAGTGTCGATTAATTCAATAGCTAGGATTGACAAGATGCAGATTATCCATAAAGATAAAATTCCTAATAGATGGGTCGATAACGAAACTTTTTTACTACCACTGCCATCAGAAATCAAGGCTGTTTATCGTAGGATAATTGAATATTTAGAATTATCCGTAGACAAAGGCTTAAATGATTATGAAAAATTTTATCAAAATTACACTAGCGCTTATTCTAAGTTTTCAAATCTATTTATAGATAATAAAGCAGAATCTTTGGATAGTTTTGAAATTTCAGAAGATAATAATGGAAATATTGCAATCATTTCACAGCTAGATGATTATTCACACCTGAGCTTTGATGATATTAAGAGGATAATATGGTCAATTATTGGACGAAATGATTTAAAAGTATCATATAATCCTAAAGAACATATACTATCATTAGAGATATCCAGAAACAAAAATAACATATTGACATTCTTCGAATGGTATGATAAGATGAACTTAACAGAAGAGCACGTGTAAGCGGTAAGACTAGCTGTTATCTTATGTGACCTTTGTAGAAGGGCAAACGTTAAGTTGTAAGACCAGCTACACTATTATAAAAAGAGACGTTTTTACGTCTCTTTTTATCTATATTAGATTAAGAATCACCCCTTAGTGATGAACTATATTGTCAGCCATTTTGTATGGTGAGACCGCAAACTGAATGCTTTAACTGATAGGAGTAGAGAGAAATGACCTACTCCTTTTTTCTATCTAAATATTTTACTAAAAAGAGACTATTTCTAGTCTTTCTAAAAATCACTTTTACAATTATTGCAGTACCATTGTTTGTTAACCTTTTCCTTGCTCAATCTTTTCAACCACAACTGATGTCCCATTAGCAACGACACCAATCATATTATTGGAGAATGTGATATAGTCAAAGTCTATTCCGATTATTGCATTTCCTGAATTCTGTGCAGTTTCACAAGATTTTTAAGAGCTAATTCTCTTGCTGTCTTGCTTTATACTTTGAATAACATTGCTGAATTGCAATTTCATATTTTACTAATGGATTAACTGACATAATATTTTCTCCTAAAGGATGTGATTAAAATTATTGTAAAATTTAAAACTTTATATATTAAAATATGGATATCTATTACAATCTTCTTGTGCAAAAGAAAAATTGAAAAGGCTAAAAATTGGTTATAACTTTACCACGTATGTCCACAATTTTTACATTTGAAAGTTTTATTAATCTTTTTGCTGAATAATCCCCACATAACAATTAATGCTCCGCGTTCTAGGACATCTATTATTCTATGTTTGCAGAACCATAGGTTGGACATTTTTTTGGGATCGGCTTTTTTGTTATCCAACGATTTTCCCTATACAGTAATATTGAGTAAAATCATCTTGTCTAAATTCCGGATCACCAGATTCTTTATTAATTGAATGCAAATACTCTCGGCCATTTTCATCTAGTTTTAGTTGTTTGCAATAAACTTTTGTCCCGTCATGAGTAATTACAGAAAAAACACCACAGTCGCTAGTACCACACTTTTGAGTAACATCGATAAATACAATCTGCCCATCTGAAAATTTCGGCTCCATACTATGACCTTCTATAATAATACCATGTGTAGCTCTTAGTGGTACTTTGGACGAATCAAAGCACCTATAATCTATTGAATCATCAATATCTCCCTCTTTGCCTAGTCCTGCTGATGCTTTTTGTTCAAAAACAGGCAGATATAAAACACTGGATTCACTAATTTCCGATTTCCTTATTTGGGTACGTCCCAGAAGATAATCAACTGAGCAATCAAAGTATGCAGCACAACGTATTAACTTCTCGGCTCCGGGGTAACTTCTACCACTTCTCCAATCACTTACATTACCAGATGAGGTTCCGGTGGCTTTATAAAATTTAGTGGCACCTACGTTCTTTATTTCTTTAAACAAATTATCCAGATCTATGTATATATTCATGTTTAATATCCTCTCTGGCATGGTTATACTAAGTGTAACATAGATTTGTATAATAATAAAGAGTTGAATTGCTCGTATATACGAGTTATAATACAGAGAACATATGTTCTTTATGGCAGGGGCATATTTGAATTGATTTGCTTGGTAGAATCTGGTAGAATGGAGGTATTATATGAATTGGAGCGATAGAACAGTGACAAATGATTTAAGAGTAGATAGATACACAGTAAATGATATTTTTGTTAATTATTTGAAAGATAAGTTCTATGTAAATCGCAGATATCAGCGAAAATTAGTATGGGGTATTGAAGAAAAACGTCTTTTAATTGATTCAATTTTTAAAGGTATTCCTCTTCCAGCAATACTGATAGCTCAATATGAGTTAAGAGAGGAGAAAACCACTGTGCTAGAAATTGTAGATGGAATGCAAAGACTAAATGCAATTATTTCATTTGTTCTTGGTGATTTTGATATTGTTTATGAAAATAAACACTGTTATTTTGACCCATCTTCATATAATGAGACTTTTCAATTAATGATGGATAGTAAACTCCAGGCAAAAGAACAATTGGTTCCTAAAGATATATGTCAAGAATTTTGCCGTTATCAGATTCCTGCAATAATAACAGGGCAAGATGATGAAATTATTGAACTTATCTTTAGTAGAATTAATTCAACTGGTAGAAAAATATCTTCACAGGACCTGCGTCAATCAATGGCAACAGGTGATTTCTCTGATTTAGTACGCCGTATTGCGAGTCACATTAGGAAAGATTTTACATATGATGATAGAATAAATTTAGCTGATATGCCCAAAATTAGTGTTGGCTATAGTTGCTATGGTTATGGGGTTGATTTAGATACAGTGTTTTGGAAAAGACACGATTTAATTACCACACCTAATATGAAAGAATCTAAAGATGAGGAAATAATTGAAACATTAGTTGCAACTGTTCTTTTAGGTAATAACTTTAAAAAAAGTAAAGATAGTTTAGATAATTTGTATAAAAAGGGTAATAAATGTAACATAAAAATCGAAAAAATAGTAGCAGAAGTTGGAAAAGATAATTTAGAGGATAAGTTTACCAAAGTATTTGATATTATTGATATGATATTTAATTCAGTAAATTCAAACTTCTCCTCGTTTATCTTTAACAAAAATAGAGTAAATAATAAAGATGAATGTTTTAAAATTCTTTTTTTAGCTATATATAAGCTAATAGATGATGGATTTATGATTCTTGATTATAAAGTAGTAGCTAACCATATAAAAGATGCAAGAACAATTTTTGATGAATTTATTAATGCTAAAAAAATAGATTACAATCAGGCACAAATAGCAACATCTAATTTATATAAGATGTTAAAACCTGCCTTCGCCACAAAAATTACACAAGAAAAAAGCGAAATTGAAAGTGAAATTGAAAAACGTTTAAGTTATTCTAAAATCGAACTACAAATGACAGAATTCAAAATAGGGGTATCAAACTTTAACTCTTCAAAATTCAATATGAATTGTATACAAGACATTTCTAAAACATTAGTTGCTATGTCAAATACAAATAGTGAAAAAGAATGTGGGTTAGTTATTGTTGGTATCGCTAATGACAAAAAAGCTTATGATGAATGGTATAAAGTGTTTGGTGAACAACCAGTTATAATCAGCCAACATTATGTACCCGGTGTCGGTTGTGAAGCAAAAAAATTTGGTGGTTCTGATGTGTATTATAGAGCGCTCAGAAAAAAAATTAGTTCAGAACCAATTAGCCCAAAGTTAAAGGATTATATTTTATCAAATTTTGAGTACATTAATTTCCATGGAGTAGAATTACTAATATTTAAGAGTATTAATGTTGGTGAAATTAGTTTATATAATAATGGAAAATATGTCAGACAATCAAATGAAACGGTTAAAATGTAGAAGGGGTGAAACTCCTTCTATTTTATTCTGAATTTACTCTAAAAATCACTGTTACAATTATTACAATGATAATTTTTATATCTTTTAGTTCCCAATATACCCCATAAAGCCGTATTAACCACTTTTGATGACGTGGTTATTTTTGATGTATTAGTTGAGTGACAATAGGGACATTCAACTTGGCTCAATAAGATTTTACTATCATTTAATTTGATTATATTCATGCATTGAGTGCACATAGCTGCTGTTCCATTTTCTGTTGGTATTATTTCGGATGTTTCACATCCACACTTCTGGCATTTAATATTTACTATCTGAAATCCCATATTGTACCTCCGCTAATCAAGATATATAACAAGTATATTGATTAGTATAACGCATCTTAAAGATCTAGGCAATCTACAAAATGCACTTTTAACAATAGGGAAAGCAAAGAGTGATATTGACGCTATAAGTAAAAGTATCATCGGGCTAGGTACTGCAAACAAAATAACTGCACTATCTGCATCTACTTTAAGCAATGAACAAAAAATAAATATTTTAACAACTCAAGGTCTTACTGTAGAACAAGCTAAAACTGCTTTAGCTACCGCTGCACTCTCCGCTTCCCAGACCACAGCCACCGCAACCACAGGTGGACTCACCGCAGCGATGAAAGGATTAGGTATAACAATTGCAACTAATCCACTATTCTGGGCCGCTGGAGCCGCTTTAGGTATTTACGCAACAGTCAAAGCAATTGATTACTTTACAGTATCGGTCGAAGAAGCCCGCGAAACTGCTATAGACGCCGCATCCGAATTAGACGAACTAGAGTCATCAATAGATTCTATAAATAGCGAATTAAAAACATCAGCTTCGCGAATTGATGAACTAAATGACAAACCCAATCTGACATTTATTGAGCAGGAAGAATTACAGAATCTTAAGGATACTACTGCCGAATTAGAACGCCAGTTTGAATTAAAAAATGCAATGCAAAATGTTGCCGAAGCAAATGCGCGAGATTCTGCTATTGAATACCTTGATAAAAAAGGTTCTTATCAAAGATACGCTGGTTGGGACATGTCACAGGTTGATGTAGGAAATTCACACTATGGTCAAGCTCGATATGATATCTTCTCTGGAAATCAATTAGATATTATTCAACAGCAACTTTCTGATTATGAATCATATATAAATCGAAAAAATGAATTAGACAAGAAAATAGTTGATTTTAAGATTTCAAAACCCAATCCAGAGGATTATACACTTGCGGACAAAGATGCTTTAGCGAATATGGAACAAGAGGCAACCACTCTTGACAATTCAATAGAGTCGCTAAAAGACACACTTACATCAGCAGTCGGTGACTTGACAACATATAAAGAGAATTTGGATTCAAGTCAAGATTCTTCGTACATTGAGTATATAAACTCTTTACAGGATGCATATAGTAATATTTTTGGTGGTGGAAAGGACGCATCTAAAGCTTTTGACGATATCTGGAACGCCGATACATTCTCCAACGCACGAAAAGAACTCGAATCAATGGCTCAGGCCGGAACCCTCTCCCCAGCAACGTTAACCAATAATGAGACATATAATCAGTTGCTAAAAGAAACGGGGAAAACAGCTGAAGAAACCTGCGAGAACATATATGCCTTAGTCGAAGCTGAAAAATCAGTAACAACAAATTCACCTATAATATTTGACCTATCCTCTTTTTCCGATACAATAGATAGGTTATCTAAGATTACTTCCCTTTACGATGAGTTTAAGGGCAAAATCAAAGATAAAACAGCGATAACATTTGATATATCAGATGTAGATGACTTACGAAGTTCTTTACTTAAAACAGACAAACAGCTAGGCATTTCTGAGGAACAATTCAATACATTCGAATCTGTCTTATCATCGTCTGAATCTACCGTAGATGATATTCAAAAAGCATTTGATACACTGTCCTCTCAATTCATATACCAGTCTGGTTGTCTGGATGGGCTTAACACTTCCAACCGTGACCTTATTGTATCTCAACTAGAATTACAAGGAATAACTAATGCGTCATCCATCGTTACAGAAGAATTAGCGCAGGCAAGTGAGATTCTTGCTGCCAGCGGATATTCTCTTACCGATGCTACAAATACGGCTTATTGGGCCTTGCTTGACGAAAGTGGAGCCAGCGAAACAACAAAAGCATCTTTATATCAATTAAATGCTGCCGAGATAGCCTACAATAATACTGACCTTAGCGTACAGGGTAAAATTGATAAACTAGGACAACTTGCATCTGCCTATGGTGATACTGCTTCAGCTGCTATCGCTGCTGCCGCTGCTGATAGAGTAGCAAATGGACACGGCACCTATGAATCTGTTATGGAAGATTTGATTGCACAGATGAATCGTGCTACATCCAATATAACTATCCAGGCACCGAAAATATCAGGTAGTCCATCTAAAAAATCTGGTTCTGGCTCAAAGGATAAATCGAAAAAAGAGCCAACAGAATTTGACTGGATGGAACGCAAAATTAGTGTAATCGATTCCCAGGTAGATAAGCTCAAAAACAACATCGATTCTCTTGTTGGCTACAGGAATAAGAACTCTATGACCCATACTACAATTGATGTACTTACTGAAAAAATGCATATTCTCCAGCAAATGCACGATAAGTATATGGAAGATGCGAATAAGCTTGGACTCTCTCAGGAATACATTAATAAAGTCCAGAATGGTACAATTGAGATCGAATCTGTTGGTGATGAAAATCTAGCGAAGGTTATTAAGGAATATCAAGACTTATATGATAAGGCTCAAGATACGAATGCTAAAATTTTAGAAACACAAAAATCCATTCATGATCTCAACCTATCCAAATTAGACAATATCATAGACCAGTTCAAGCAGACAACAGATATCCAGTCCAAAATGATTGATACTGAAAAGCAGCTCCTCGACCTTCGTGAAAAATCAGGTGAAGAAATTTATGCTGATGATTATATCTCACTTGCTGGTAAACAGTTAAAGCTAACGCGCCAGAATGCAGATGCTTACAACGAACTGTCCACTGAGATGTCTCGCATGGATTTAGAAAGAGGTTCTGAAGAATGGAAAAAATATAACGACCAATTACAAGAATACAAGAACAATATGATTTCTGCTGCTGATGCTGTAGAGCAATATAAAGATGCAATGACGGATTTGATGTATAAGGGTCTTAGGGACTTTACAAGTGCAATGGATTCAATCAATGGAACCATCAGTACAATGAATGACCTAATCGGAGATACTAATCTGGTTGACGATTTTGGTAATTTAACTGACCGTGGACTGGCTCAGATTGCTTTATACGCCCACCAGATGACCAACGCAAAGCAGGAAGCAGCTGAATATGCTGAAGCCATTAAATCGCTCGACGGTGCATTAGATAGCGGATTAATCACCCAAGATGAATACAATTCGATGCTCCAGGACTACACTTCTGCTCAGGAAAATGCCGTGAAGTCCAGCAAAGAAGCCAGAGATGCAATCCTTGCCCTAGTAAAAGAGGGAATCCAAGCCGAGATTGATGCAAAGAAGAAACTCATTGATGAAACCAAGGCTGCTCTTGATGCTGAAAAAGATCTGCATGATTATCAAAAATCCATCACTGAGAAACAGGATAATATTTCAAAGTTGGAACGTCAGATTGCAGCCTTAAATAATTCCACCAATCGCGATGATATAGCCCAGAGATTGCAGTTACAAAGTCAATTGGCTGATGCGAAGGACGAATTATATGAGCTACAGTACGACCATGAAATTGAGCAACGCAAAAATGCTCTGGATGATGAGTATAATGCGTTTGAAGAATCCAAACAAAAGGAATCCGATGCGCTTGACACGAACCTGGATGCACAGAATGCAGCTATCAATAAATACCTTGATCAAGTAAAGAATAACTACTCTACTGTCTATGGTATCTTGACACAATATGGAGATGAATACAGTCTTGCAGCCATTGACGACCTTACCAAACCGTGGGAATCCGGAAGTGAGGCAGCTGATTTATGTGCCGGTGCTATAGGTGATGCTGTTGCAAATATCCAATATGAAATTGACGGTCTTGATTTCAGTTCGCTTTATGAACTGGTAGATTTACTCAATCAGATCGGAATGGGTGGATATGGTGGAGGTTCTTCTTCTGCTTACGAGGATGTAACTGACCAGGGAAGTTGGCAAAAAGGCAAAGGTGGAAAATGGTGGTATGGAAACTCCAATGATGATTATGTCTCAGGAGATATTTATACTATTAATGGAAAACAATATGGCTTTGATGACGATGGGTACATGATGACTGGCTGGCGAGATGACTTTGGTGATTGGAGATACTTTGAGCCTGAGAATGGTGAAATGGTTATTTCCCAATGGCGCAAGAGCAAAGATGGCGATTGGTACTATCTTGATAAGGATGGTGTCATGGCTACTGATATGGCCGTTAAGGCCAGGGATGGAGATGGATACTACTACCTCGACGAAAATGGTAAATATGATGGGAAACCACTGACCGCTGAACAGGTTAGAAAGCTCGGATATACCATTGGGTATAAAAAGGGAAGAAAACGCATCCCTCATGATCAGCTTGCATGGACACAGGAGAACAAACCCGAAATAATTACACGTCCAAGTGACGGCGCTTTATTGACCCCACTAAAATTAGGTGATGGTGTAATAAATGGTGATTTGACTCAGAACCTTTTAGATATCGCCGGAAATCCGAATAGATTTGTTGAAGATATTGTCGCACGGTCGATGCCTAATTATAAGATACCAGAATTTGATATAGTACGGAATCAGCCCGTGGCGATTAACTCCCCGCTTGTCCAGATTGACGGTACTGGTTTATCCGCTACTGAAGTAGCTGCAATCATAAAGAACGAAACCCGAGATATTGATAAACGGGTTGCCAAAAGTATTGGATATGAATTAATGGGTAAATAAAAGTTAAGGGCACCCAGAAATGGGTGCCTTATGCTCTAATATAGTTACCATAACGACCATAACAAATGTTCTGGTAGAATATTGTCGATTATTGCTATATAATAACATTATAATATATCTAAGGGGACTATATAATGTTATATGCAACCATCTGTTTTATATCAATAGGTGCTATCATTGGATTTATGTTTACTTTATTTCTAATAAATTTTGATGGTAAATGGAAGTTGTTATTAGAGACTTTATTCGGAATCGGAGGTTCTGGTTTAAGTATATATACACTATGTGATTTTTTTATGATTTATGATCAAAAACTAAAATTCATTACAACAACAAGTTATATATTTGGTTTTTTTATTTCGACTATTGTATCTTTGATGGTCATGTGCCGCCTTATAAAAGATAAGGATGACAATGATATTCTTCGAATACGAGATATTTTATTAGGAGAAAAATCTTACATCAAAACATATTATAAAAAAAGAAAAAGTGAAATTGAGAATAAGCTCCCACTCTTGGAAGAACGCGAAAGAAAAATAGAACAAGCTGAAAAAGCTTTAGAAAATGAAAGAAAATATTTAGATACCGAGTTAGATAAACTATCTCAATTAGGAACAAAAAAACTCAAATTTGTATTACCAGATAAAAAAAGTATTTATCTAAATAAGGAATTTGTTGATTCACTGCCTTCATATATTTCAGATTTATCCAAATGTATTAGTGATATAAAAGACCATACTTATATGTTTAGTGAAAAGAACATTATTAGTAAAAATGATTTGACTTCTTACTTTTTATCAGTTGCATTATTTATTGCACAAGACTTATTTGGTGGTAAATCGAGAGAGGTTAGGATACATTTTAGATTATATAATGAACAGTCTCAATATTATGAAAAACTAATTGCTATCGTGGGATCAGAAATATTATCAAAGGATATGACTCCCATTCCATTCGGAAACTCTATGATACAAAGGTCGTTTGAATGTAAAAGGGCACTAATTAAAAGCATAAATTCAGATTTTGATTATCAAAGCAATAACTATACTGTATGGAAAGATTATATGACATACACCTTTTATAACTTAAAGAGAAACGATGTACCTTATTTAACTTTTGGCATATCTGTCAAAAATGAGGTTCGCTTTAAAACGTTATTCTATTTTTTAAATTATTTTAAAATAGAACAATATCTCGAAGAGTATGTAGAGCTTATTGATGAGAAGTTTAATATTGAAAATGTATTATATAATTGAGGTGTAAATATATGAAAATTTCAAAAATCGATGCTTTTTCCGCTGCTGCCGTTGCTATTGATATTGGCGATTTAAAAACGGCTAATAGCATACTAAAAATATTATCTAATTCAATAGATAAAGATAAAAAAGATAATACTTTCTCAGCCTACATAGAGATACAAAAAAAAGATGAAAAACTTTTTAAAAACATTTCTAACCCAGAAAAGTAATTTTAGAATCAATAGACTGCCATATAACCTTGGTAGTCTATTTTATTATAATAAAATTTTCAGAAAGGATGTGATAAAATGTTTGACCGATTTATTTTTGACAATATCCCCTGTAATGAATACGGGGTAACATGTGTTTCTTTCTCATCGCCTGGAATGGAAACCATATCAGCTCAAGAATCTGAATTAGAAACAGAAAAATCTATCAGAGGGGATATATTTCATATTACATCCCATGAATATACAAAACCATTAACGTTTACCATACAAATTGTAAATAAAGACTTCTCTCCAATTTCATCCATCCAAGAACGAGCGTTAAAAAAGTGGATGTGTCAAAGAGGAAAATACAAGCCATTTTGTATTTATGATAAACGATATGCGGATACATGGTTCTTCGCCAATATTAATAATCCTAAATCTATTTACATTTGTGACACTGTTGGATTGGAGTTTACTGTAACGACTAATGCTCCATTTGGTTTTTCCGACATACGAGATAAGAGATGGATATTAGAAGGAAATGACACTATTAAAGATTTATACGTAGACAATGATGAGGAGTTACCTATCTATCCTACTTTAACCATAACAACAAGTGCGCCTGGAACACTCAATCTAACAAATCAATCATTAGTTGATGTTCCAAATACGCTTACTATAGATAATTGTGTCGCTGATGAAGTTCTTACATTAGAATGTGGATACCCGCACATCTCCTCTTCTATTCCATCTCATAAAGTTTTTGATGATTTCAATAAATTCTGGCTGTACTTGGTTGATGGATATAATAGAATTGCTGTAAGCATCCCTTGCACAATTGAACTGCAATACCGTGAGTATAGAAAGGTAGGCATTGTATAATGGGGATTTTTACATATAATTATTACAAAAATCTCAATCGGCCAGAGGTATACTTGGCTTATCCTGATAAACGAACGATTGGTGCTCTTCATACTTACGATCTCCAAACGGATATAATGGCAAACTCAGCCAACAAAGGTACCTTTACAGTGTACCGATATGAAGATGGGGAAGAAACAAGATTCTATGAGCAAATTGAGAACGGAAAATATATTCATCTCTATGGCGTTGGGTGGTTCAGAGTTGGTGATGTATCTGTAGTGGATGAAGGAATCAACGAGTACAAAGAAATAACATATTTATCTATTGAATGTGAACTAGGGCAAACGGACCTTACTTCCTTTGGTTCTCTAGGAATTGATGAGGATGAGCAAGGTGGCCTGGATCGGTATTGCTTATATAATCCTTTAGACGCATCACATTCGATTATGCATATTGTTCTAGAAAAGAATCCTGGATGGTCAATCCGATATATAGATCCCCAAATTTCAACTGAATATAGGAGTTTTCAAGAGGACAGTGTAGATACATACTCGTTTCTTACTGGAAAAGTTTCTGAAACATATGAGTGTGTATTTTTATTTGATTCTTATGAGCGCAGTATTTCAGCTTATAAACTCGAAAACCTTGGAAAAGATACAGGCATTATCTTAAATTATCGCAATGTGATAAAAAGCATAACGATGAATAGCACAGAAGATGATATCAAAACTGTGCTGACAGTAGTCGGCGGTAATGATGAGCGGACCAATACACCACTTGGAATTCTTGACGTAAATATTTCAGGCACAAATCAGATATATGATTTCAGCTATTTTCTTCACATGATGAGTCCGGAGCTGCAAGCTGGATTGGCTCATTATGACGAATTATGTAAGGAAAACGAATCTGCGTATCAAGAGAAAATGTCAACACTCCTCTCCCACTACGATGAACTGAATACATTAAAAAATAAGGTTCCTGATGAAGGAGAATCTTCTACCGATTGGACTTTATTTGGTTTACGAGAGCTTCAGGAAAAAGAAATAATCTATAAAACAAACATGTCTTTATATCTCGGGGAAGATGAATCTGAACAATATCAGAAAAATGCTGCTATCCATGCTGCTATTGAAGCCGAAATAAAAGTTCGAGAACAACAAATAAACAATAAAGAAGTTGAGATCAATAATTTGATCAGTGAAATTGGCACTTTGGTTGTAAGTCTGCCAAATGTACTCGGAGAAGAATTATATAAGGAACTCGGGCCATATATCCGCGAAGACACCTTAACTGATGATTCTTTTATCGTTACAAACTCAATGACAGATAGCGAAATTCTTGAAATGCAACAAGCATTACTAGAACATGGCCGTTCTGAATTGTCAAGAGTATGTTATCCTCAGTTTACCTTAGATGTTGATTTGATTAATTTCACCGTTGATTACGATTATAAACGTTTTACCAATGCACTTGAGATGTTCAACATCATCCATATAAATTTCGAGGATCACGATTCCATAATATCAGCAAGGCTTCTAAAACTTCATATTAATTGGGATGATCCATCTGATTTTAAGGTGACGTTCAGTAATCGTAACTCGCTTAAAGAAACCTGGGCACTCATTGAAAAGGTGAGAAAACAAGTTGAAGATGTTTCATCTAAAACCGAATATGCCGTTGGCGCATGGAAAAATGCTGCTATTGTTTCTGTGGATGTCAATAAATATATGAATGACATTCTGAACGCCAGCAAACAGCAGCTTGTTAGTAATGACAATAATGAGATTCTTATTGATTCTACGGGTATTCTATGCCGAAGGTGGTTGTCAGAACAACAAATATACGACCCAGGGCAAATATGGATAACCAATAACCAAATAGCTATTTCCCAAGACAGCTTCAACTCTGTTGGTATTGCTCTTGGATATGTAAAAATGGGCAATGACTACTTTTTTGGATTGTGCGCCCCATCAATTGTTGGTAAACTTTTAATGTCTGAAAAACTCATAGTCTCTAATGTATCCGGTTCCTATACCATAGACAAAGATGGCTTCATTGCAAAGAAAGGCTCCTATGAAGTAAAAATCAATCCGGATACGCCAGATAACATCTTCTCGATTTCTATTGACCACAAGAAACTCCTATACGTTGATACCACTGCCAAAGCATTAACATTTGAAGGTAAACTTATCTCTAAATCTGGGCAAATCGCAGACTTTACCATATCTACAAATACATTGATATCAGGCAATATCGGTTTATGTTCTGATAAGACATCTGGTGCTATTGCATACTGGGCGGGTAATACTGACAGGAATAATGCTCCATTTAGAGTAACAAATACGGGAGCCCTGACCTGTTCTAATGCCATTATAACAGGCGGTAGTTTAAAAATAGGAAACAACTTTGAGGTAAATTCACAAGGAGTATTGACAGCAAAATCAGCTAATTTTACAGGAAACATAAATGCATCTAAGATAACTGGTTCTCAAATATCAGGTACTATCATTACGGGTGGTGCTATTAGTGTTGGTGCGTTGGATGCAGATTCCGACACTCTATATCTAGGCAGATGGATGATAACCACAGCAGACCGCGGTTGGATTGGGACCAGTAATAACAATTATTGGAATGCATCTGCTTCAGGCTCAGGACAAGCTTGGTGTAGTTTTGGAGGTGTTTTAGTAGTTAATGGTTCCGGAGAAACACACGCTCAAACAATTATAACAAATAAAATAAATGGCGACGCCACACTTATAGGAAGTAACTGGTGGAGTGGATATACGATATTTAGTGCTTTAGATTATCTATTTAATCGCTTACCAAACACTTAAAGGAGGTACATATTTGGATATTACATTAGGTAAAGTAGCTGGAGCAATTCCGGTTTTACAGCAAATCAAAAACAAAAAGCCAAGTTTTAAAATTGATTATTGGGTTATGAGAAATATAAAATTATATGCTGATTCATATAATTTTTTCATTCAGAAACGAGAAGAAATTTTTGAAAAGTATTGCAACAAGGTAAAAAATGAAGTTGCCCCGGAAGGTAGTTACTATATACTTGATAAAAATGGCACGATTCAATTCAATCTTAAACCTGGTATATGTAACGAGGATTTTCAGAAAGACATGGATGAGTTGATGAAGATGCCATGTGATGATATCGCTCCATATAAATTATCGCTAGATGTTATCAATAATTCAGGAAACTTCAATCTTGACAACGAAGATGATATTTTTGCAATTGACTATCTACTCTCTGAGTAGGTAGTTTTTTAATTTTGTGAAAGGAGGGCTAAATGGCACAAACTCAGCCAGAGGATTTTAGGATAGATATATCCCACGAACAGTCATTTAGATACTTACAAGCTAAACAGTATGATCATAATTCGCGAGTAAGACGACTGATTATCACTGATAATAATATCCCATTGTCTTATTCAGGAAAAGAACTTATTGCTTTATCTCTTTATATTAACGGAGACAACTATTCTAATACCACCTGTAATTTTAGAGAAGATGGTTTTCCATATGTTGTATTTGATGAATCTATGCTGTCTCGTGAAGGTGATGTAAGTTGTGAGATTAGAATATATGATTCTGATGGTATCACTGTTTCAACTACATTCACATTCCAAATGACTGTAAGCAAATCTCTACTCAATCAAGATAGATTAGTTGCGTCATCCGAATTTAATATTTTGAATGATTTAATTTTACAGGCCAATGTAATTCCTGATTTAATTAAGCAATTTAATTTATCTCAGGAACAGATAAACGCTTTAATTGAACAAATTCAAACTGACATATCAGATTATACAAATCAGTTTTCAACTATGAAAACTAAATATACAAATGACTTCAATGCGCTTATACAGCAAATCAACAATGATATCACAACTTATAAATCTGAATTCAACTCTTTAAAAATTGAAATCTCAAATCTCAAAAGCTCCATAACCACTTGGTACACATCTGCCCAGGTTGCAGAGAACACCAGAATCACCAATGAGAATAAACGGCAAACCGATACGGCTAAAGCAATCGCCAACTGTGAGAAAGCAACTGCTGATACAAACGTGGCCACTGCTGAAGCTAATACTGCCCGTGACAATGCCAATACTGCGGCTACTGAAGCACAATCTAAGGGGGCATATGCACAGAACCAAGGTGACCGCGTTGATATGGCACTTAAGGATTTTGAATTCAGGCTTAGGACTATTGATGGAGGTGAGCTTACTGATACCACACCTGCTGAAAATGTATTTGATGGTGGTTCATTGTAATTATATGGAAGGAGGAAGTTAATGGATACAATAAAATTAAAACGAGCAACTAAATCTGTTGCTAATGCGTCAACCAAAGTACTCGAAAAAGATGAAGTATTAGTAGTGACACCAGATTCTGGAAGCGGAAAGGGGAAATGCCAATTAAAATTCGGTGATGGTATCACTGCTGCCAAAAGCCTACCCATTGCCATAGATGGTGAAAATGCTGATGAGATGAAGGTGTCTACCATCCCAACCGATTCCGATGAAAACCCGGTTTTATCCGCTGGTGAAACAGTTAAGGTGTTTTTCGGAAAAATCAAAAAAAAGTTTACATATCTTGAGAACTTAGTTGGAAATGTAAAATCAGTTACAAACCTATTCGGTAATACAGATGCAAAAACAGTAGCTCAAGGACTTCAAATACTTGTCAATACAAAATTAAGTAAAACAGATAAATACGATGGCGTCGATTCAACTTCGACAGAGTTATGGGCCACAGCTAATGCTGTCAGAAAAGTCAATGAAAAGACAGATAATAATTCTACCAGCATTCGTGAACTAAATAGCAATTTAATGAAATCGTATGATTTATTAATTAGTTCAACATCAACTACCGGAATCAATCAAGTGGTGGATGTGGACAATTATCGTGAAATATTGCTATGTGCTACTCACAGTAGTAATGGTACAATATATAATGCAGCCATGATACCAATAGGATTATTTAAATCCACATCAGCAGGAAGCATGTTCAGATGCTCAGGAGGCTCGTTTTTCGCCCAATGTTATACTGCTAATGGTTCAATAACAGCTAGTGTTAGTGTGGACGGATATTGTGCAAAAATCTATGGTATCAAATGATTATTTTTAATAAGACATACTCTGCATGGACAATTTAAATTATTAGTATCAGCAGTATACATATAAACACCATCAATCTTCAGATATGTGTTGATATTAGAATTTTGATACTTATATGAGTCTCCTTGTTTAATCGCTGCAATTAAAGTACTATTGTTCCAAGTATACCCAGATGGAAAACTACAGACCTTGACAGTTTGATTTGTTGTCGCTGGAGAGGTCGCATCTATAACAGTTATTAATCCAGCTAAATTGCTATTTAGTATAAAAATAGATGTCAATACTCCCAAAATATTTTCAGCTAATTATTCTAATAGTTTATTGTTCAAGCACATCTTGCTATATATAAAGACTTTTTTCGCACCCCCTCTATCCCTTGCAAAAGAACATGTGTTCTGTTATTATGATATAGTAACAGAAAAGAGAGTAAATCACCGCCCTCGCAAAGCATAGATCTACTCTCTCACCACAACGCAAAAGCGCTGTCTATAATTATTATACTAGACAGCCTCCTTTTGCGCAACAAAAATCAGGAGGATGGAATTATATGGAAGAATTTAAGAACGAAGTTATTATGCAGTTACAAAACAATGAAACATTTAATAGTGAGATGCTGATGATGGTAGACCAGGCAATAAGCTACGTAATGCGAAGTTATCAAATTCAGCGAATGTGTACCGAAATAGCGATACAAACGATCAAACGATGTCCTGAATTAGACGCTTTTATACTAAGGAAAGAATTCCGGGGCTTATCTGAAGATACAATACGCCAATATAGATATCTACTAAACGCATTTGTAGCGTGGCTGGATAAAGACGTTAAAGATGTCGTTTCGGATGATATACGTATATTTCTCAACGAATACGCAAAAATCAATAATATTTCAGATCGTACCAAAGATTCAAAGCGCCTTATAATCTGTAGTTTCTATCAATTTCTTCATCAAAATGGTTATATTAAAGAAAATCCCGCCGCTGCTGTTGAGCCAATTAAATATAAACAAAAAGTTCGAGAACCATTGTCGCATATGGAAGTTGAATTAATGCGGCGAGCGTGTAAAACAGACTTTGATGAGGCTTTATTTGAAATATTTTATAGTACAGGCTGTCGAGTTAGCGAAGTTGCAAATATGAGAATAGATGATATTGATTTCGATAGGGAACAAATCAAAGTATGTGGAAAGGGGGATAAGGAACGATTTGTTCTACTTACACCGCGAGCGCATTTAAGTTTAAAGTTATATCTCGATAAAAGAGAGGATGATAGTCCCGGCGTATTTGTAAGTGAAAATAAGAGTCATAAATCATTGGGTAAGTGCTCTCTTGAAAATAGAATAAAGGAGCTTGGCATACGTGCTGGAATAGGAAGGCCTGTAACACCCCATATAATTAGACATACTACTGCCAGCCATCTATTAGAACATACAGATATCGATGTTGTGCAGGACTTATTGGGTCATACAAAAATCGAAACTACGCGTATCTATGCAAAGACATCTTCAGAAAGAATCAAATCCGGATTCAGAAAAGCATCTTTATAAAATCCCAAACTTCATATAAAACAACATAATGTAATACCTAAAATAATGTATAAATCAAGAATAATTATAAAATTTATAGCATGACAGATTTATTTTTGTCGCAAATTTTTATTAGATGTAGCAATTTATCGAACAAGAATATTATCGGGACCTATAATATTCCCAATATTACAGGTGTTTCAACGGCACCTGAAAATATCGCAGGCGGATATCATAATGTGGCGAAATATAGTAATGGACAATGTATGTATTCTGCCCTGGTATATGTCTATACATCGGCTATCTCTAACTCCGTCATTGGAACCATATCCAGTCAATATGCCCCAAAGCAGGATATCAGCGCCTATGTATATGATTTTGCAGGAAAACGCTTTCTTATGATATTAATATCGTCAAATGGGACAATAAAACTACTGACGTTGGAAGGGACATCAATACCGGAATCTGCGGTTAAAGTAAGGGGAAGTATCGTGTTTTGATAAATAATCATTTTGTCCATATTACGGAATCTGTTCCGGTTTTTCTGTCTCTGGATTCATATGTTATTCTATCGTTAGAGAATGTAAGTAAACGTGACCATTCTTCGTTAAAAATAAATTCCAGTGTTATCCCTTGGAGGTTTTCGTTTACAAAGATTATCATTTTCTGACACCGGGTGAACGTAAATGACCCAGTACCTAATTTACTAACTAAATTGCTACATTGTAAAATCGATAAGTATTTATAGATATTCATATGTTCGTATATTACATTCTGAAATGTAGCAATTTAGCATCTATTGGGACAGGAACCCAGCTTGCTACTTTATCCATGAATAATAAGTCAATAACAGGGATTTCGTTTAATGGTTATAAAACTGTCGAAATCATGGTAATTATACAGCAAGCGAGTAATGGTAATATGTTTTTTAATTTTACCCTTGTGCCATTAGTAAGTCATATTTTAGACGGAGCACGGTACATAACAATACCAGGTAAATCATACGGATATTGCGCAAACGTTTTGCTATCCATAAATTACTCAGCTGGCACAGTAACATTGATAGAAGCTGATGTCAATGAGGGATTTGGGCTTAATTCAATCTACATTTTGGGACTTAAATAATCATCTTAACTGCTTAACTGCTAGGAGAACCTATTGTTGTCCATCCGCTCCAAACGCCCTCTCTCTGATGCCTGGTAAATAGGTGCGAATCTCCTACAGCCATTGCCAACTGACATAGCCATTGCTCACCGCTACTGTATGTGATACAAAAGCCATTACCATAAACAGTATTACCTGTTTTAAACGGGGTATCCGCTGTGTTGACGTCCCACAACACTAGGTTAACCTTATTTAATACATTTACATTTATATGGCTAACGTAGTTGGACTTAAGTGGGTTAATATCATCACTGATATTACCTAAATTGCTATATCATACAATTCTTTATACATAGTAAAGTATAAATATAATTTATCGCATTAGACAGTGTAGCAATTTAGTTAGTAAACTAGGTACTGGGTCATTCTCATTCACTAGGTGTCAAAAAATAATATTTTTTGTACATGAAGACCTACAGGGAATAACATTGGAATTTGTTTTTGGCGATGAATGGTCACGTTTACTTACATTCTCTAACGATAGCATTACATACACATCGAGAAACAGAAAAACTGGAACTGATTCAACAATATGGACCAAGTAATCATTTGGGCTCCAAAAATATGAGCTGTATCCATGCGGCAGTCCCGGCAATTCCACGCTCTGATGGATTATAGAAGGTTATAGATATGGAATCTTTTGTTATATTGGTTATCTGAGCATTCAACCAATTTGACGACTGTACTGCCCATAAAGGTGTTTTAATAAAACCCAAATCCGAAATGGAGTAAGTTTGACTAACACTATCCTTCGTACCAACGGTAGCATCACATGAAAAAAGCTTTGATGATATTTTTCTGATTTGTACGCCTAAATTGCTACATTTCTAAATAAATGAAATTATCTCTACATAAATATTCATTAATTCATGCAGTTTCAAATTAAAACATTAATTCATTTGAAAGAAAGGAAATAATATGTATAATATTACTTTTAATAACAATCACGTTTTAAAAATTTATGATAGCCTGGAAAACAAATCGACACAAACACTTGTGATACGAATTAATCCATCCGATTATTTATTTTCTGATATCGTCAGCCTATTTGATAATCTTACAAAAGACGATTTAAAGAGAATCATTAAAACCACTCCGTCTGCTGTACACGTAACTACTTACGAGAATTATACAGATATAATGAGTCGTTCTATTGAAAAGATTACTGTTCCAGTTGAAAAGCAAGAAGAAATACCTTCCATCGGAGAATCCGGACAAGATACAACAACTACAATCACAACCAATGAACCACAGGAGATTGAACTTATCACTATCACTCTTAAATATGAAGATCCAACTAAAGTTATAGTAGAGCAGCTTAATCAGCAGATTAATCCAACAATTGAAATTGACAAATGTTCATTGGATGAATTAAAAACATTTATCCAGAAGCAAAACAGCGAGTCCCTTGAAACGTTTTTAGAGAAGAAACCGCTCTTATATACAGATGGAAAATATTATGGAGTTTCAAAAATTGATAGAGATGAGATGTCTCAGCAGTATCTGGCGTATCAGCTTAATAAGGCAATAAATCCAAATGCTGAAGATATTGTTAAGTGGCATAGTAAGGGTACTAAGTGTACTCCAATGTCTGTTTTGGAATTTTCAACGCTTGCCCTTGCAGTTTATGCCTACACAGAACCATACTATGAAGAAATGCAAACAATTAAAGAAGCAATTATGTCTGCTTTAACAAAAGATGAAGTTCTGTCTATTAAAATCTTTAATAAATTATAATGACTATAATGAATAAATATAGAGCTTCATTGTGTATTTATGAAGCTCTATATTGAAATGTAGCAATTTACCATACATAGATACCAGCAAAAAAATCAAAGATGGATTTGCTAACGGAACCAGTTGGACGGCCACAGAAAATTGTATAGTCTGTGGTTCCATAGGCTTTAATAGTTCAGCCCACGGATGTTATGTATCAGTTAATAGCATAACTATATTTTGGGTCAATAATGATGCAGCAACCAATTCTTTTGCGCCGGTTTGCTTTGCGGTGCGGAAGGGAGATGCCATAAAATTTGTCGGTTATGATAATCAGGTTCCAATCCTTACCAATCTGTATGCTTTCAGCACAAAATGATTAATTATGGAGTGAATTTAAGATTACCCTTGTACGTACTATCTACATATACCTGTATTAGATTATTTTCTTCATCCCAATATAATCGTAGGCGCTTATTCAAGGTCATATTTTCGACAGTTTTAGTTGCTAAATTGCTACATCTTTGAAAATAATAGTGAATATTTATGAACGGATACAATCTAAGAAGTAGCAATTTAGAATGGAAATTAAATGGTACATACAAGGCCACAGATACTTGCCCGTTACCTGAAAAATATAATGAGTTGATGATTAAGATTTACCGTACTTCGGATTACGCATATACATGTGGTGTCAATATATTAAAAGCAGAGATTGGTAAAAACACTGGTAATTGGATGACTGGTTGTGGTCGTGACGCAACTGGTTGGGATGTAAAAATAGTTATAGCCATCACCAATACAATTGCAAAAAATTCTGTTTTTATAAACGCAGCAGATAATAAATCAGCTTTCAGCTTTGCCGTTTATTACCGCTAATAATCATTTAAGCTCCCATGCGCTAAAAGCCGATGAGTTATCAGCAGCGATGCGCTGATATAGGGCGTTACTGATAGTAACGTATGTCTGCGTGGAAAATTGATTACACACAACGCTTTTAAAAACACCGGTCTCATTTACCGGGAAATTATAGGCGGTTAGATTACCCTGTGCAGGATTACAGTAAAATATTATGTTGTGGTTTCTATAATCGTCAGCGTTGTTTTTACCTGACCATAGACCATCATTTTTTATAAGCAGCTTATCGGCTAAATTGCTATATCGTAGTCTCCTATATAATAAAAATACAATAAAAATGATAATATATTAACTTTTAAAAATCTAGCAATTTAGAAAAGAATATTTTATTAGCAGTTACGCCTGGCCCCAAATTTACCAGCTATACAACACTGCATAAATTTGGATTGTTATACGTACTTGATGTGCTTATTGTAGCTTCCTCTGGATACGTTGTCGGAGATATTATTTGCACATTGCCGGTCACCCCCAAAAACCCTGCTGGCAGATACATAATCGGAAATAATGGAAGCGCAATGCAATGTAGTATTTCCGGGAATAATCTTGTTTCGGACAGTGCTAATAATAACGCCGGTACATATGGAGGTTTAATTATATTCATGTAATAATGATTTTTTAGTTCCTACTATTAAGTAAGCACATACCCTACCTATAAATTTGATGCAAAATATATTAAATCTGCAACATAAACTCCACTCTGAGTCCCACGTATTATTATATTTCCTCCGGTATCTACTGACACAGTAAGGAAAGCGGGTGATTGATATGTTGCCCATGTAGGAACTAAAACACTTGTTGAGTCAGTTGATGTATATGGAATTCTAGCAATGGTTACTGTTGATGTAGTTCCCGTCGTTACAACGATTCCTAATCTTAAATGTATCAAATTTCCATGTTTGTATACTGACCTGGTTCCGTTCCCTGACTGCTGTATATAGGCATTGCTATTTTCTACCTCGGCTATCTGATTTGTAATATCTAAATTGCTACATTTCTAATGAAAACTGCCTTTCATCGGATTTTATGTCCGCTCTTCGCGGATTATTTTACATTTTCTACGTGCTATGTCTTTGTATTGCGCACATTTGTTACGTTTTTAACACAAACAGAGGAGGATAAATTGAATACAATCCTATATAGAGATAGGGTATTACTACGCACCCTATCCTCTCCTATTTATCAGAATGAAAATCGTGCTGATTCAATAAAATTTCTTGTCTCTGTAGACGACTTATTTGAATTTGATACTAAATCACTTAACTGTATGCTCTGCATCACTCTTCCTAACGGACAGGAAGGTAAAGTTACATTTCTTGATTTTGAAGATACACTCTATTTTGATAGATATTTAGTGGCTCATATTCCAGTAACCAAAACCTTCACCAAACTTTCAGGTACACTTTCTATTAACCTTATCTTCTCGTATGAGGATTCTTACAAACTTTTTCATTATCTTCCCACAAACAATATTACATTAAGTGTACTGGAAACATCTTCAACTAATTCATTCATTGATCCTGACGAGACAACCAACCCCTTTACTGAGATGGCTCAAAAACTCGATACACTAGAAAAATCAAAAATATCGTGTATTGACATTGATGGACACACTGTTCATTTTTATTCCAATTCAGAAAAGACTGAACGCCTTGGAACTGTGGTTTTGCCAGAAGATGTTGTTTGGACAACTATGGAGGATACTGAATGAGTGGTTTACAAATTATTACTGGAATGTCGTATGAAGATTACATAGCTCTCCATCCTTACAATATTATTCCCAATGCTATCTATTTACTTACAAACGGAATGATGTTTGCGAGAGGTAATAAATTTGGAAGTGACATCCTCATAGTTGATGAATTCCCTGTTTCACCCATACCAAATATAATCTATCTCAATTCATTCACCATGGAACAGAAGATGTGGTCTAAGGGGAAATGGTATACACTACAGGAGGAATATTCACGATTAACAAATTCTCAAATAGATAATATGTTTCAAGATGATTTTTGATTGAAAGGAGGAGCTAATGGCTCTTAAAAATTATTTAGATTATGATGGTCTACTTTATTGGAAACAAAAGATACAAGCATGGGTAAGCGCTAAATTTGCACTTAAAACTGATATTCCTACTACCCTACCCGCTGATGGAGGTAACGCTGACACTGTAGGCGGACATACTGTTGCTAGTGATGTTCCTGCCAATGCCAAATTCACAGATACAATTTACACTCATCCAAATAATCATCCAGCATCAATGATTACCGAAGATACTGAGCATCGTTTTGTAACCGATGCGGAACAGACAAAATACGATGCTGCTTACACTCATAGCCAAGCAGCTCATGCGCCTACTAATGCAGAGAGAAATACCGTAGTTGGAATTCAAAAGAATGGAGCTGACCTAACTGTAGACTCCACAACTCGAAAAGTCAACATTACTGTTCCTACAAAGGTAAGCGAATTGTCAAATGATAGCAAGTTTCAAACACAAAGTCAAGTAAGTGCAGCTATTTCTACTGCTATCGGCAATGTCACTAGTATGGAATTTGTCATTCTTAAAGCCGGAGAATACAATAGCAATGGAGTTCCAACAGTTACGGGTTCTGTTGGTAAAATCTATCTTGTGCCAAAAACTTCATCTGAAACAGCCAATATCTATACGGAGTGGATATATGCCAATGGAGCTTTTGAAAAAATCGGTGATACTGCCGTTGATTTAAGTGGTTATATACAAGATTCTGACATGGTTCCAATAACGAATGCTCAAATTGATGAAATTATGGCCGCTACCTGATTGGAGGTAGTTTATGAAATTTAATTTTGTATCTTTTGAAAATGCCAAGGAATTAGTATTACGAATAAAAGCTTTAATTGCTACACATACAAGCAATACCACAATACATACAACTTCATCAGAAAAAACGAATTGGAATGCTGTCACAAATAAGGTAGATAAAGTATCAGGTAAGGGATTGTCTGCAAATGATTACACTACGACTGAAAAAAATAAGTTAGCTAGCATTTCACCAGGAGCTGAAGTCAATGTTCAATCTGACTGGTCTGTGAACGATACAGGATCAGATTCTTTTATTAAGAACAAACCAACCGCTATGCCAGCTTCAGATGTTCCGACCTGGGCAAAAGCATCTATAAAACCATCTTATGTATGGTCTGAGATTGGAAGCAAACCATCCACATTCCCTCCTTCGGACCATACTCACAATTACGCTGGTTCTTCATCAGCAGGAGGAGCCGCTACTTCTGCTACAAAATTATCTACAGCAAGAAAAATCGGAAATGCAAACTTTGATGGTACCACTAATATCACATTATCCCAGATTGGCGCTGCCACAGTAGAGCAAGTTAGTCAATTGCAGGATGCTGTAAATCATATAACAGCTTCACATGCCATTGATGGCGGAGATTTAATGGATAGTGGCCCAGCAGAAAACACTTACGATGGTGGAAGTTTATAGCCAAACTATTTTCTTATATATTTCCTAATTTGGATATGATATACTATGCTCATAACTATAAGGGGGTATTATATAATGAGAAGGATTTGTTTGTTTTTGGCTACTATTACTATTTCTATTTTTTCCTGTATTACATCATTCGCTGGTCAATGGCAATCAGATGCGCAAGGCTGGTGGTATGTGAATGATAACGGGACATACCCCAATACGGGGTGGAATTGGATTGATGGCAAGTGTTATTATTTTTCTCCAGATGGATACTGCCTGCAAAATACACAAACACCTGATGGATATATGGTAGATGAAAATGGAGCATGGGTTATTGATGGTGTAGTTCAAACACAGAATCAACCCCAAGTATTAGACACTTGTACGATAGGAAACCTAACTCTTTCTACACCAAATGGATTTTGGCTTTATGAACAAACGGATGCCATCTTCTGTTTATTTGCTTCATATGACCAACAAAGAGCAATCGCAGTATACTGTAATGACATAGGCGTTGATCCACGCACTAATAATTATAGCGAAGAATATATCGATTCTGTTCTTGACACAGCAATGATTGATGAAGGGGGAGCATATAATACTAAGACATATAAACAACTTTCATCTGGTTTATGGAATTGTTATGGATATTCCACTGCCGAAATTTTAAATGCACCTGGAACATTAACAGCATATGTTCGCATGGATGGTTCATATATGCAACTAATTATGATTGCTGGTGATTTATCTAATACAAATACCGATAGTCTTATGGACTCACTCATTAAATAATTGTGATACGACACAGAGGACAACAAATAGAAGCATAGGGCAGTTGAGTTTTACACTCTTCTGCCCTATTTTTTACTGCCAAATTTGTGATAATTCAGTTTTAAGTAAGACTAATTCTTCAGTATAATTATTTAATGAAAAATATTCTGCACTTATAATATCATTAGTTATTTCCTCATATTCAACTTCAATAATGCTTGTTTCACCAACTTGGTATAGTTCATCATGCTGTTTTTTAAAAAAATCTTGAAATTCAATATTTAAATACAAATCGTCATTTACGTATATATCATAATCTTCAAAATCATTTGATAGTTCATTTTCAAGAGTACATATTAAATGCTCTGTATAAGAAGAATTTAATGTTTTTATGGTAACATTATCGTAATTGAAAGAATATTTTTTTCCAGGCAACTTTATGCGTTTCAATATATTATGACACTCTTTATTTTGTCCTGTTATATTAATATCAATAATATATATTGGTTCCACGACTGCATTAGAAATACTTCCTCCCTACTACAATGTATTTATGGGTAAAGTACACGACAGCCAGTCGTGTCTATATCCATCTTGTTGCTAAAGCTGTTAGAATAGAGAGTGCAATGGGCTGACGGCCAAAATGCTGGACTTTTCGTCCGTAAATTAGTCTGTCTGCCGGCCTCTCATTCGCAGCCGTTCGTTTTATGCAGGTTGAACTGCTGGTTACCAGTACGTCCGTGTCACACCACAGTAGATAGAATCGGCAATGAGTAAAGGTTGGGTTCCCATTACAAATCTAAATAAGGAGTTGGATCTATGAACGCAGTTGGTATTGATGTTTCTAAAGGTAAAAGTATGGTTGCTGCCCTCCGCCCGTTCGGCGAAATTGTTGCCAAGCCATTTGAAGTTCCGCATACTTCCAGTGGTTTCCATCAGCTAGTTGATCAGCTCAATTCTCTGGACGGTAGTACTCGGATTATCATGGAGCATACAGGACGGTATTACGAACCTATGGCCCGATGGCTCTCTGACTCTGGTTTCTTTGTCAGTACGGTTAATCCAAAGCTGATTAAGGATTACGGCAATAACACTCTCCGTAAAGTTAAAACAGATAAAGCTGATTCCGTTAAGATTGCACGCTATGCTCTTGACAACTGGCAGGATTTGCGCCAGTATACCAGTATGGATATCATTCGCAATCAATTAAAAACCATGAATCACCAGTTCAGCTTCTACATGAAACAGAAAACCTCTTACAAGAACAACCTCATCTCCCTGCTGGATCAGACTTACCCTGGCATTAATGACTTCTTTGACAGTCCTGCCCGCAGCGATGGCAGCCAGAAATGGGTAGACTTTGTTTCCTCATTCTGGCACGTGGACTGTGTGCGTTCTCTTGGGCTTGCTACGTTTACTGAGCGCTATCAAAAATGGTGCAAACGGCACGGCTATAACTTCCAACCAGAGAAACCAGCACAGATTTATTCGTTTTCCAAAGAACTGATTTCCGTGTTCACGAAAGACTCTGTGACTAAGTTTTTGGTTAAGCAGGCTGTGGAGCAGCTCAATACGGTATCTTTCACAGTGGAACAGCTCCGCCTGGAAATGAACCGTCTCGCCGCCCAACTGCCAGAGTATCAGGTAGTCATGGCCATGAAGGGGGTAGGCCCCTCACTCGGCCCTCAACTTATGGCCGAAATAGGCGATCTCTCTCGCTTTTCCCATCGTGAAGCATTAACTGCATTTGCCGGTGTGGACCCTGGGGTCAATCAATCCGGCACCTATGAGGCACGTAGTGTCCGTACATCCAAGCGAGGATCACCGCAGCTGCGCAAAACGTTGTTTCAGATCATGGACGTCCTAATTAAGTCCGCTCCTTCCGATGACGCTGTTTATCGCTTTCTGGACAAGAAACGTTTAGAAGGGAAGCCGTACTATGTCTACATGACTGCCGGTGCCAATAAGTTCCTGCGAATCTACTATGGCCGTGTGAAGGAGTATTTAGCTGCCTTACCCAAACCAGAATAACCTTGACTTAACATCCAATAGGCCAGCGTTTTACGGTGGTCTTTTTGTAGTTCCTAAACGCTGCATAAAACTTTTTTGCAAACTTCCTCAATTCTCTATTGACTTTTCATTTGCAGGCTTATTTAGAATTTGTAAACCACCAACAGCTCTTCTTATTTTTTTATTTATATCTTTCTGCAATAGGTTTAATAATGAATCATTTTCATTACTTACTAAGATGTCTTTTATTAGAGTAGGGATATCTGGAGCCAAAGAAAATATCATTTCCGAATAATAATTTGTATCCATATTGTCAATATAAAAAGATAAGTCTCTGGCATTAGGGGAATTATAACAATCTACATAACTAGCCCCATATTTGTTATAAAATTCTAATTCAAAATCCTTAATCAACTTTTTCATATCAAATACAATATCTCCATTTATATCTATATCTTCTCCATATTCACATATAAAATTATCAGCATTTATAGATATTTCATCAAGTCGTATAATCTCAAAAAAAGGTAGCTTCTCATTTAGAGCAATATCTATTTCTTTTGACTGAATATCCACCTGCTCTTTTGCAATTGTATTTGCCATAGAAGCAACCTTGACTCCTGCATATGTTAAAGCAATTGTCATCATTGTTCCGAAAAGGGTGAAAATTGTCTTATAAATTATCTCATTTCTAATTAGTATGACCTTTAACTTTTCAAAAAATGAAAAACGAGTTATGTTATCATCTTCTATATCTATTAAGTCTAATTCATGCGTGTTTTTATTATAACGAAGCTTTCTTTTATCCTCATTTTTATTATCCATTACACTTCACCTTGATAAATCAGCTTATGGATTACACTTCTTACATGGCACATATCCATCTGCTATCACTTCGTCTCGACTTTCGTCAGTATTCTCACGATTAGTTGTTGGCAATGAGCCACATGTAGGTAAATGAAATTTCTTCGTTTTAGTGTTCAATACATAAGTAATAGCTTTTGCCTGGGCTGACGCAATTGTTGCTTCTGTTGATTTTGCTTCCTTAGCTGATTCCTGTGTTCCAGTTAATTGACCAGCTTTATTTGTCGTGCTTGGCTGGGTGCTCCATGTAATATCAGTTCCATCTGATGTCGCAATTACCGTTCCTTGTTCATCCGTTCTTAAAATCTTAACACCTTTGCTGTGTAATTTATTTAATGTTTCCTTATGTGGATGTCCATAGGAGTTTCCCATACCACAGCTAATCACTGCATATTCCGGATTTACTTTATTCAAAAACGCTCCGGATGTGGATGTTTTACTACCATGATGCCCAAGCTTCAGAACATCGGCAGATAAGTTAATTCCACTTGCACAAATGTCAGCTTCGGCCTGGCTCTCAGCATCACCGCACATCACGAAGCTGTTGTCTCCATTAGTAAGTTTGATTCCCACAGACCAATTATTGAGATCATCACCGTAATTGCCATTAGGAGCAATTATCTGGAATGAAGCATATCCCAATTTATATGTATCTCCAGCTACTGGTTTAGTTACCTTTAGACCTTGTGAACTGATTGCATCCAGAACATCTTCATAAGTCTTTGTGGTATTCTCTACTGGAGGAAGGATTACTTTATCAATTGAGAAGTTATTGATTACATCGTCCAGCCCACCAATATGGTCTGAATGCGGATGTGTACCTATAACATAATCCAGCTTCTCTATCCCTTGGCTATGAAGGTATGTAACTACAGTATCTCCCTGGTCATTCTCACCAGCGTCCACTAACATATCATGATCGCCAGATTGAATAAGGATACTGTCACCTTGTCCTACATCAATAAAATGAACACTAAGCACAGAAGATGTCTTTGTAGCCTTCACCAAGTCTGCGTCTTTGTTGCTGCTCTCAGCTATTGCAGGTGTGTCTTGAATTAATGTATTCTTCCCTATTGAGCATCCAGACATACCAAAGCAGCTCATCAAAATCAGTGTTGCTAGTAACCAAATAATACTTTTTCTTGTTTTATTCATAACCCCTCCTCATATGTAGTCATTATAAATCCTGCTCTTTAAAATCCAATATATCATTCACAGTGCAATCCAGATAATCGCACATGCGAGCTAATAGTGCTAAATCAACTCTTTTAACTTTATTCTTACAGTAATTATTAAGCTGCGTCCGTTCCAATTTACAATTCTGGCATAATTTATTTTTACTAACTCCCTTTTCTTTTAAGAGTTCTTCCAGTCTTATATTAATCACCATCATATACTTTTTGTTTTATATTCCCCTCCCATATTTTTCTATTATAAGTGTACCACTTGGTTTCAGTATAGGCAATCAAATAAGTTATAATTTTCATCTTGTAACGCAAAAGGACTCCCGTGAAAGGAGTCCTCATAATTATTAGTATCTAATTTGTACTATACAGTATTGGCTTGAATAGAATCTTGATATCGCATTATGTATTTCTTCTGGATTATCGTCAATATACATTTCATCATAAATTTGAGAATACATACCTGAAATATCCAATATAATAAGCCGTATTTTATGTTTTAAATCCATTAGCAATAACTCCTCCTTCCATAATGATATTTGACTATCACATGGAATCATGCTAAAATGAAAGTGGTTTTTGCTATGTATAAGCACAATTCCATGAGGGGGAGATTTTGCTAAAACTTTGGACGGTCGCGCAAAATCTCTCTTTTAATATGCATCAAGAGTAATGTCTGTATAAGAAACACTATCATCTATCTCCTGTCTTGCATTTGTTCTAATCACATATGTGAGTCCCTTCTGACAAGTTTCATCAGTATATCCTGATTGCAATATGGCTTTATCAAATGGCTCACTGTAAGTAATTGCTTTGCTTTTATTATTTAAAGCGTAATACACTATTGAGCGAAGTATTTCCTCATTTTCTGCAATTCTTTTCTCTATTTGAATACTGCTCAATTTCTCATTCTTCATTTTTTCTATTGTCTTAAATTTAGCCGTTTCCAAATCAAGTGTTATGGAATAGTATTTTTTCACAATATCATATTGACCCTTTGTAGTTCTCCTGTAATTGTTTAAAACATAATAACTGTTAATAGATACCTGAATGCAATCTTCTAATGCGTCATATATAACATCAGCATTTTTAGAATCAAATAGCCTATGATTTACAACAAACATAGATTTTCTTCTCCTTTTCTTTATATTCCACTTTCATAAGAAGGATTATAACACAGATTGACGATTTTGTAAATAAATTAGTGCATTTTTATATATTTTAAACTTTTATAAGGTTTTCAAAGGTTTTTAGCTGTTTTTAAAGCTTTTTTAGTTTTTCAAAAGCAAATAGGATGACTGAGTATGTTGCTCGGTCATCCTATTTTTTACTTTTAGCTATGAAATCTATTTTTCATCCTCCTCTCTCATAATCCTTTGCCAAATGATTTCAAATTCATCTGGCGGGGCTTTAGGTATCTCATCACAGATTATCCTTTTCGCACGTTCAAATTCGTCCAACAGTTCCTCATCTGTCATATTGACTTTATTAAAATCAGGCTCATTGGAATTCTTATCTTTATCCATAAGCGCCACCCCTGATTTAATTTTATCATAAACTTTCAAAAAACCACTGGTAATATTTACCATTTTCATCTTCCTATTTCATAGCCCATCTTCAAAATAGTAAGTGCATCTTCATTAATTACTTCATCTGGCTTTAAAATATAGCTAGATATTATTTCTCTCACTTTTTCATCAATGTCCTTACCTTCAATATCTCCCAGACAACTTTTGATACTCTCTTCTATTTGCGTACCTTCTTGAATATTTGGGCATTGAAGTCCTGCCTGTTTATATGCAAATCCAAAAGCACAACATAATTCCTTACAGTTGATTAATCGTGCTGGCGGATTAAATATCGTTGTTTTAATATGTACAGCCTGTACAGTAAGTTCATGATTCATCAGTTATATACCACATCCTTTGCAAATCTGTTCACTATCTTATCATGTTATTAATCGTGACACAAGCTAGAAATGAAAGGAATACCCGCACTGGCACGATATATCTCCATTATTATATATCTCACCTTTATTTCTCCTGATATGTGCCTGAGCGCCACAAATGGGGCAAGTAAAATCAGCTTCGCCAAATCCATCTGTAGGTTGTAGCGCCACCAGTGAAGCACGAATAAAATTATATAAGTCCTCAATAGATATGTCTTCTTTAGCTGTCAAATTACCATTACCCATTTATACTCCTCCGTAAAGTACACTAATTTAAAGATCTGTTCCAATCCACCAATAAATGCTTTACATTTGTATTCGCGGCTTGGTATTCCAGCGTAATTTTTTTCTTCATCTTCCATTACCGAAATATCACTTACTCTCTGGCATGATCCATCATCACCCATAAATTTAAAACTCACAGGAATAGGGTCTTTACTGTAAGCGGGAAACCATGCCATACATGCAATATGATACATCTGTCCCTTTAATTCTCCATTATCCGTTTCTTGCGAATTCGTCCCTATGCCAAAGATAGACATAACTACTCAACTCCTTAAATAATAATTTCCTTTTCATAATCCACAGTGCGCTTTTCACGACTGATTCCACCACTCATATGGTCAATCAAATTTTCTTTATCCCTGTTTGGAGATTCAATGAACGATGCTCTTTTGATGCTGTCAATCCCAAATCGTTTTCTTAGCGCATCTACGGCCATTTCTACGCATTTTTGTTTCTCGTAGTCCGTTTCGTCGAACAAACTCATTTGGCGGCATTCTGAGCCATTTACGCGCTCTGTATGGATACCTAAATGTCGTATTGGTATCCCATTCCAAAGTTCATCAAAACATCGGCAAGCTGCATCATAAATTTCCGTTGTTAAATCAGTAGATACATCCAACGTAATTTGATGACCATAAAATTGCAAATTGCAGTCACGAATGCTTATAGATACAACACCAATCTTGACTCCATCAGCTCGGAGCCTTGCACTTACCGTCTCTGCCAAAGACAATAGAACCAATTTAGCAGTCTTTGTATCGGTCACATCAAAGGCTATTGTAGTACTATTACCATACCCTTTATTTGGCGGTGGTGTGTCAATCACCTCTGATACATCAATTCCGTGCGCAAATTTCCAAATTGTCACGCCATGTTTATGCATATGTGATTTTAAAATATATGGATCAAATGTTGCGATTTCTCCTATTGTCCTGATTCCCAAATTCAGCAATTTATTCTCTGTTGCATGACCGACAAAAAATAAATCCCTCACTGGCAAAGGCCACATTTTAATTGGTATCTCATCCGGCCAGAGGGTATGAACCCTATTGGGCTTTTGGAAATCCGATGCCATCTTAGCCAGAATCTTGTTATAGGATACTCCAATATTTACTGTAAAGCCTAATTCTCGATAAACCGTCTCCCGGATCTCATTTGCCACTTCCTCTGGTTTTCCAAATACTTCAGTTCCTGTCATATCCATGAACGCTTCGTCAATGCTATACTGCTCTATTTTGTCCGTATAGCGTCGTAGAATTGACAGTAACGCATTTGAAGACCGTTGGTATAGATTATAATTTGGTGGAACTACAACAAGCTCAGGACATTTACGCTTTGCGTCTATTACTGGTTCTCCTGTTTGGATTTTATACTTCTTAGCTGGTATGGATTTAGCCAGGATAATACCATGCCGTTTCTCTTGATCGCCACCTACCACGCTTGGAATATCACGTAAATCCAATTTTGCTCCCAAATGATGTACTCGATATGTCGCTTCCCAACTAAGAAACGCTGAATTTACATCTACATGAAATATAACTCTTTCCACATAATCACCTCTTTTAGCTTTATTATAATCGAATGTATGTTCGGTTTATAGTGGAAATTATAGGGAACCGTTCTTCTGGTTCCCATCTTATGAACAAAGTAATTCTGGTATACGTTCTTTTGAAAAGTCAAGGAATGATACACTATATTGCCCTTCAATTTCATCTTCATCTGCGGACTGTGCCTTTTGCCAAATCTCCAAAGCCTTCTGCACCGTTATCTCTATATCATGATAATAATAGAGATTGGCACTGGTATGAGTAACTACATCCTCGATAAGCAAACGTGCATCATGATTTTCAAACATGACCTCATTAAGATTATCCCTCGTTATCTTCATATAATGGTGACACCTCCTCGTCTGTAGGCATATCATATGATTCATCATCACAATATTCTATCTCGTCCACTTCCAGATTCATAACGCGATGCATAAATTTAAAAATATCAGTAACACAAGTTACATCCATACCATCCCTCACATCATTCTTATCAATCCAACTACTTTACCCAGTATTTGTACATCGTTTACAATTATCGGCTCCATTGTATCGTTTTCAGGCTGTAATCGGTAATGGTCTTGTTCTTTATAGAAACGTTTTACTGTAGCCGAATCTTCTATTAATGCTACCACAATCTCACCATTTTCAGCTGTGTCCTGCTGTTCCACCATGATTTTATCGCCAGGTTTTATTCCAGCATTAATCATACTCTCACCTTTGACTCGCAACATAAATACTTCTTTATCTGTATGGAGTACCTCGGCAGGGAATGGAAAATAGTCTTCAACCCGTTCTTCAGCTAATATAGGTTCTCCGGCTGCTACCGTTCCGACAACTGGGATATTGACCATTTCTCTTGTACTAAAATTGAACAAGTCATCTAAAATCTCAATGGTTCTGGGTTTTGCAGGGTCGCGCCGTATGTAGCCCTTTTCCTCCAGGGCGGACAGATGAGCATGAACGGAAGAAGTAGACCTTAAATGTACTGCTTCACAAATCTCCCGCAAGGCAGGTGGATATCCTTCGCTTAATATTGTATTTTTAATGTATTCCAAAATCTCCAGTTGCTTATTTGTAATGCTTGGCATACAGAACCCTCCATCCAATCAGAACATTTGTTCTTTTTCTTAGTTACATGTTATCACAAACATATGTTCGTGTCAATGGTAAAAAAATACAGAGCGCCGTTAAGCGCTCTGCTGAATATCATTCTGTGAAGATACTAATTCTTTGATGTCATCCATGGTCATCCCCTGGTCGCCTAGCATGGATTTAAATTCCTTAAATTCTTCTAATTCAATCTGTTCTTGAATGGACTTTTCTTTTTCCTTCATCGTTTTCAGGCAGTTCTCATACTGTACGATGGTTGCCTGTACTTCTAATAACTCTGCCTGTAATTTTTCAAGTGGTGTTTTTCTTACTCCTCGTGCCATAATTATGTTCTCCTTTTACGTATATACTATTTGCTATGGATATGATTAGTATGTCCATATATTTCCAGTATATGCCTAAATAAAAAAGGTTCTATACTGAATGTTGGGGTGTGCTGAAAAGCACACTTCCAACATTCTTTTCGTTGTAATAAAATACATCTATAAGAAGCCTC